TTTTACTAATATCTGGCAACCACTTTTCAGATGCCTTTCTGTTTGTGCTATATATATAATCAGGTTTAAATGAATCTATCTTCTTTTGGAGAGAATCTATGCTTGTCTCCGAAAATCCCTTTCCCCAAAATTCTACTTCATAAAGATTTTGACAATCTGTTATCCATCCACAGTGTATGATTCTATTAGTCTTTTTTGTGGCTCTTATTTTATTGTATATAAATAATATTTTCTTTTTCATTTTAATTTTCTACAATATACAGATAATTGAGTTTTTATAGATTCAGCGGTTTTTTCAATAGTATACATAGATGCTTTTTGTATTAACTGAGCAGATATTTGATTTCTCAAACTTTCATCATCTGATAATTTTTTTATTATTTTAACAAATCGTTTTACTTTATCTTTTGTTATAGGTGGTTCAAAAATACTTCTATTTACAAATAGCTTATAATCATCGCCTAAAACTTCTTTTCTAGCAATAGACTTGGGTAATATTAAAGGGACTCCACATGCTGCTGTCTCTAACGTTCTTAAGCTACCATAATAATCCCAACCAGACTTATAATAAGTTATCATCACCAAATCACATGCAGATAACATATACGGCATTTTTTTATGACTAACTTTACATACTTTAACACCAGTTTTTTTCTCTAATTTTTCTCTTTTTTTGCGAGTATCACGTGTCCCTATAACAATCTTAGCATTTGGAATTTTTTTCATTATCTCAGGTATAGATTTCAAAAGAATATATGGATGATTAAACCCTCCCAAAGATTTGCTAAAGTATCCTATTATAAAATCTCCACCTATTTCTTCCCTTATCTTTTGTGTTTCAGCATGATCTTGAAGAGGTTTAAAACTAGGTAAAAAAGATTGTTGTAATGTGATTACTCTCTTATGTCTATAACCTTCAGGATTTATTTTTACCGCTTTTTTGCCATTTCTCAATAAATCTGCCCAGGACATTGTTGTAGTTGCTAATATGGTAGATTTTTTAAAAGCTTTTTTTGAAAAACTATCAACAAACCAAACTATATTAGCATTAGGTCTTTTTTTTCTTAGAAATCTTAGTAACGACATGTTATTTCTGATTATATATAGATCATAATCTCTTTCTATAGATTTCAATTCAAAAGTAGAACGATGAGACTTTGTACCATAATGGGGTTCGTTTGGGATAATTTTATAACCGGAGTAATAAACTTCTGTAAACAAGCTAAGAGCGCAACACATATTAATTGTTGTAATAACGCCTGATCCTTTGAAAGGAGCAATTTTCCGAACCGAACCATGTTGAACAAATATTTTCATATTAGTATTGTAAAAAAGATGTATTATCGAGAGTAATACCTTCTCTTTTCCTTTTTTCAAAAGATTTCTCAGAAGCAGCTATAATCACTTGATTTTTCTCTTTATTCTTTTTTCTCTTATATCTCATAGACTTTCTATGATATCTATAATATGCTAATGGTTTATTAACAAAAGCATGCGTTACTAATTTTTTATCATCGTCAGATTTCCCAAAAAGCCTCCACCACATCTCTCTATCAGACCTAGATACTAAATCCTCATCATATAAACCATACTCCTGATATACATGCCTACGCACCATTACTGTTTGAGCATGTATATTATACAAAGTATTACACATCTCTATAGAAGGTTTTTTCTTAGCATACAATTTGATATTTTGATATGGTAAATTCTTAAGTTTGTAACATTTTTTAAGAGATATATCACCATAAACAGCTATAGCATTACCGTACACAAATTCAACATCGTTTGATAACAAAGACGATAGCCTGTGCGACACGGACTTCTTCGTTAACATGTCATCTGCGTCTAACAATACTATAACTTTACCCTTAGATGATTTAATACCTACATTTTTGCAAAAAGAATAACCCTTGTTTTCCGTCAATGCTATAACCTTAACTTTATCAACGGAATTTGCAACATCCACTGATTTATCTTTAGAGCAATCATCTACTACAATAATCTCGATATTATCATAATCCTGTTTTTTGATTGACAGAAGGCAATCTTTTATATATTTTTCATAATTATATAAAGTTACAACTACGCTCACAAGTGGATTATTTAACATTTTTATATCCAAAATTTAGGTTTTAGCCAATTTTTCCCTATGTCTATATAGGATTTCACTGACTTATACAGAGATAAATTAATTTGTCCTATTTTTTTAGACTCGATATCTATAGATTCCATTATTTTGTTTACATTCCCTCTGTCCCAGTGTATAGCTCCCGGTACACGGTTATCATTATATATACATTTTCTTCCCATAAGACCCAGTTCTATAACGCTATTAGCGATTCCATCGTGTGGAGTAAGCCTTAATCCTATAAAACACCTTTTGTATATATCTACAAGTTCTTGTCTTGTATATCTTTTATCTCCGCCTATAATATTAATCTTGAACTTAGATTTACGCTGTATGTCTTTTATGATTTCCAACCCATAAAAATCTGGTTTTGAATTAGGTATATAAGTGTATATTTCATCACCCAGAGGACAGGGTTTAAACATTTTTGCATTAGTTCCAATTATGGGTAAAAATTTGTATTCAACGCCTAATCTTTTGAAATCATTTTCTATAAAAGAAGAAATTGCAACATGTTTTATATTAGATTTTTTTTTGCACTTTTTAATCCTATTATCGCTCATAGCGTCTGAGCCTCGCCAGACCGCTATAGCTAAAGATTTATGACTAAGTAGAACAGTTATATCATTCCAATAAACGCCAAAAAAGATGCACGGCTTGTTCCTGCTATTAATATTACGCAAACTATATTTGTGCATAAAATCAGAGAATAAAAGCTTAGAACCCTTATTCATTCTACATTGGTTTATTGTAGACATTATTTTTCTAGGAGTATTGATCTAACTATTCTTGGACTTGTCTTGTCATATTTTGGGATATATTGCTTATGAGATTTCTCGCAAAAGAATATTGCATCTTCATTACTTACATCTGTATATATGCCCCTAGCCCATTTCCCATCTTTAAAAACTTTATGTGGACTATAACCTCTATCTCTAAATAAGTCTGGACAAGCAACGGCGGCAGATACAACATATTTAAAATTATAACCTATATCCAGTAACTCTCTAAGAACCTTTGAAAAATTACGAGACTCACTATAAGTTTCTGGATGAACCTCTATCAAAATTTTGCAATGCTTAGCTTCGGAAAATGTTTTCATTCCTCCCAATAAAGCTTCTATCTCATATCCCTCTATATCCATCTTTATAAAATCTGGGGCATACCCTAACTGGTCTATTGTATTGGTCTCTACTATCCCTGCTTTTTGTATCTTAGATTTATCAGGTTTGTTCATTGTCGTCAAATTAGGACTATCGGCATAATATATATCTTGTTCTCCTGCAACATTAGAAATAGCACAGCTAAGAACAGTTGTTTTTTCTTTAAAACCATTTTTGTCTATATTCTTTTTCAGAATCCGCCTTGTACGACTATCAACTTCTATGCATACAACATGATCCATACTTCTGCAAAGATACATGCTTATATGTCCTATATTAGCTCCTATATCAATAGCCAATGCACCCTTTGCTTCTTTTTTAATCATCCAAATAAATTCTGGCTCTCTCGATCCAGCGTGCAACAAAGCTGAAGACACCCCTTTATCTCGCGGGTCTAAATAAAACTTAAATCCATCTATCTTCTTTTTAACAAGATTACCTTTACTAAAATTCATAATTGACTCCAACTCTTTCTATGACCTACTATACTTTCGATATCAATCTAATACTACTTTCTAGAATACAAACGAGAAAAATCATCATCAGAATTATATCCGGTTAATTCAAATCCGAATTTATTAAGACGAGTAACAATGTCATTATGATCTATCTCGTTAACGTTTTCAACTTTTTTATAATGCCATTCACAAAATATCTTATCTATATAAGATATAGAACCTTCCTCTATCATGTGTTGAAACAAGTTATACTCTTCTCCTTCTATATCAACTTTTAAAACAATAAAATCATCTTCTTTGAAAGTATCATATATATACTGAGAAAAATCGACAGACTGTACATATATAAACTTTTCTTTTGATATTTGTCCTGACGTTTTATTTATATTTAACGTAGAACCTTCACTTATACCTGATTTACTTTTTTTATTTTTCCCTACATAAAATTTTGCCTTAGAATCATCAACGACACTAGCTGCTTTACGTTCTAAAGTAATTTTTTCATACAAAGAGGGATTTTTAAGTTTCAACTTTTTTTTAAGACTTTTTTTTATAGATTTATATAAAACAGGAATTGGCTCGAAACCTATATAACGATCAAATTCTGGAAAAAGTTTTATTCCTCGTAAAAAAGTAGATGCATCATACATTCCTAATTCAATATAATAGTTCAAAATGTCCTCACTTAGAAAGTATATCTAAAAAATACTCGTTATACTGTTTTGCAATCGAAACAATGTCAAATCTTTTTCTATCTGTTTTCATTCCTTCGTTCTTCATAGATAACATCGCTTCTGCTACTTTTTTTCTATCTATTTTTGGAGGCGAATATAACTTACATGGTTTAAAATCCCATTTCTGGTCATCTATCCCTATACCTGAACCTCTGCCCAGTTCTGTATGTCCACCTGATTTTGTATATACAAGTGGGCATCCAGCCATAATAGACTCTATCATGGCATTTGGGCACCAATCTAACCATGTAAGATGTATCGTACATATTGCTTTTGATAACAATATTTTTAACTCATTAACCTGTTGCCATCCAATATATTTAATTCTTTTGTGTTTCTTAATTTTCCTATCAGGTTTACCAGTAATAACAAGATCAGAATCCAAACCCATATCAAGAGCAATTATAAAAGATTTAACTATATCATTAAGTCTTTTATGTGGTCTCCATTTGCAATTTGCTAAAATAAAATTCTCAGTAGTTCTGGGAAGAAATTCGTAAATATCTGCACCATTATTTATAATTGCATATGGCTCTTTTTTTACTTTAAGAAATTTTCTATAAGCATCTTTGCAAAATGTAGATTGATATACAATAGCATCACACTTTTTTATATTGTTTACTATTTTTTTATTTTTAATTTTATAATTTTGTTCACTATTTAATATTAAACCATCAAGTCGCAAGATGTTAACTTTTGCCTTTGTATTACGTTTGTCATTAGAATTCATTAAAAATATATCTGGATTAGAAGACGAAACATCAATACCCTGCTCCTCGAAACATTTGGCTAACCTAATAAAAAAACGATGTTTACCAGAATTAACATCTTTCTCTTTTATATTTACACTAAATCCAATTTTCACTTAATCCAACCTTCTTGTTTAGATACTATCAAAAGTTGTTTTTTCCAATCCCTAAACGCAACCGCTCTATATCTTTTTCCTGTAACATCAAATACGATATCTGCCAATCTTTTAGAAGTATTTAAAAACCCAAACTCTTTGTAATAACTATCTCTTATTTTACTTCGATCTAAGACCAAAACTTCTTTCATAGCCTTTTTTAAAGAATCAAGATAATGTTCTTCTTCTATTTTATCTGGAGCGTCCTTCAGGCTAGGAGCTTCGAAAAATCTTCCTGTATTTTCATTAACATACTTCCATCCACCATATATATTACCATTGACAACAACTGGCCTAGAATTTACAATTGCTTCAGTTATTATTCTTGGGCTGCTATCGGCGGTATTGGGGAAAAGAACAAATTTTGCAGAAGTTATCACGGAAGATAATTTTTTATCTGTAAAAAGTTTATGTTTTGTTTTAATATTCGTAAAATTATTCCACTCCTTTTTTGCTATCTTTAAAAGATTTTTATAGATAGGTCTTTTATACTTTTTTGAGTTATTAGTACAATAGTCAACAATAAGTCCATTCAACCCAAGTTCCCTAGCCGCTCTATCTATCAGACGAAGCATATAAAGACCCTTACATTTAATGCCTTGTCTAGATAAAAGAGTAAAATAAACAAAATCATATTGAGGAATTTCAGACGTATCTCCTATACTGGTCAAAAGATCATCACAGAAATCCGATTCGGATAACGAATATTGTGGGATAGATGAAGGTAAATAGGTTTTAATCCTAAACGGATGACAAATAGCCTTCACCTTCTTAGACCAAGTTATATTTTTTTCTGCAAATCTATAATCACAAGAAATACAAATACCAGCTTTTTTTATCTTTTTATTCTGTACTTCAGCACCAAAAGGTTTTCTCATCAACGTAATATCTAAGTTGGTGATCTTTCCTTCTTTAGTAACTGCTATAAGTTTTTTAAAACTATTAGGCTTTACACGCATCAATTTCCCTTTATTTAAGAAAATCTAGATCAGATAAATCTGTTTTTCTTTTCTCTACTTTTGCTTTTACTATTTTTTGCAACTTATTATTTATCAATAGCTTGGCTTTAGATTTATGCATTTGCTTAGGGTGTCTACGATATATGGATACATCAATCGTAACATATCCTATTTTAAAATCACGATTAAAAATGCGTGCAAACATCTCTCTATCAGAGTTGCATCTCAAAGATTCATCATACAAACCTATCTTACGATGTATGTTTTTACGGAGCATGACACCTTGAGCATGAACGTATTTATGTGCGTTGCTCTTCATCCATTGTTTCCACATCTTAGTTCTACTTGTCTTCTGATTATTCATCCAATAATCTAAAGCGGGACCATGAACAAAATCATATCCTTCCATCAACTTGTCATAACGTGACGAGACACCGTTCTTAGTCAACATATCGTCCGCGTCGAGCATAACGAGAACTTCGCTTTGAGAAGCCTTAATACCTACATTCTTCGCGTGCGAATAGCCCTTATTCTTATCTAGTCGAATATACCGCACACGTTCTGACTCATATTTTGATATAATCTTATAAGGATTGTCTGTAGATGCATCGTCTACAATAATCATCTCAGATTCTTCTTTGTCTTGACACAGAAAAGACTCTATAGCATCTCCTATATAGTTCCTATAGTTATATAGCGTAGTAACAACAGAAACTTCAGGCTCAAAAGTCATTGGCTATAACCTTCCTAATAACATCTGAGTATTTATCAGCAGCAACGGTTATATCTAAATCAGGCCGTAAAGGCCGCTTGGTTATCTTAAGAAGATTATGAACGCCCTCTGCAACAACATGCGGCTTTAAAGAGTCTAAATCAGCTTTAGGAAGCTTTTTGTTTTCCCATGGGTCAACCTTCATAATTACGCCATTTTCCTTCACAAGCTCGCTGGTGCCGCCCAGATTAGTACACAATACGTTAAGACCGCATACCAACCCTTCGATAACCGCATTTGGACATGAATCTATATGGCATAGATGCATTTGATAATCACATGCTTTCATAATAGCAATAGTTTCTTCCGACGTTTTGTCGCCTAAAAATTTGACACGGTGTGACACATTCTTAGGGAAAATAATATCTTTACCAGCCGAACCAATAATATATAAGGTTCGTCCACAATCAGCTTCTTCAAAACCATTTATAATCGAAACGGGTCTTTTGTTCTTACGCCACCTATGACTAACGCCTACAAAAGAACCAGGTTCTATATTCTTATTTGGTTCAATACTATTTATCCAATCTGTATCGACTCCATTATAGATAACCTTGGATGGTTTATGAACTCCCAAAAAATGATGACACATCTGCCTTGAGAAAGACGATTGGTAGATAACGTACTTAGATTTTTTCACATTATGCTTAAGAGAATCGTTTGGCAACGTACTACCTATATAATAACAACCATCCATCCTTGCTATGCGTGGCTTCTTATGTTTATGGATTTGACGTATAAAGCACAACTCAATATCAAAATGCTTTTTATGATTCGTAACAACATTGATATCGTCATACGTCTTTAGCTGATGGATAATCCTCGACCTAAAAACAGCAGGACCACCTTTGAACTTTTCTGTTTGTATAAAAACTGTAATCATATTATAGCCTATGTTGTATAATTGGATGTGCCTTCAATCCATACTTTATTCTGCGCTTTTTTGCTTCTTTTATGATACCAGCCCATATTATCTTAGTAGGTGTACCTGATGTGGTTAATGAGTATCCCATACGTTGTCTGTATCTATAGCATATACTGTCTGAGAACATGCCTTTTCCAAACTCTTCTAATCTATATCCCATATATTTATCTACAGCACAAGTCAACCCCTTCTTGAAGATTTTTTCAGGTCTTGGGAACCGTGTAGAGAATGTTCGCCAATGAGAAAAACCATGTATGCCATGTTCGCCAAGAGCTAACAACGAACCATGCTTGCCAGGGTGGCAACTCATGCCCTTCTTAATGGAACGCATCTTCATATTACATATTTGAAATTGTGTATAAATATATGTAACCTCTGGATACATTTCGTATAAATCCATAACATGATCAACTGCACCAGCTTTCAACATATCATCAGCATCCAGAACTCCCATAAAATCTCCATTAGAGTGTAATCTGCATATCTCATATGAGCTTGCACAATACTTTCTTTTTTTGTTCTTAATATACTTAATATAGATATCATTTTTCGCAAAACTGTTTTCAAGCTTACGAATAGTATTTTTTGTTTTATTCCCATCATTAGAGCAATCATCTACGATAACAACTTCTAATGGTCTATAAGTTTGTTCTAAGATAGACCTGGCCCAGTCGTCCAGATATTTAGAACAATTATATGTTGCTGTCATTATTGTGAAAAGTTTGTTCATTTATTTACTGACCTTTTTATGGAATTCGCATACATTGATGCTGTTATATTTATATCGACATCAGGCCGAAGGCATCTTTCTTTTTTCTCAAGAATATCATTGATACCGTTAGATACTACATCAACTGGTAAATTATCAAGAATTTTGAACTTTTTGACTTTAAAATTCCATTTATCTACATTCAATACAACGCCATCGGAAGCAACAAGCTCTGGTGTTCCCCCCAGATTTGTGCAAAGAACGTTAAGACCACATGCTAAACCCTCTATAACGGCATTCGGGCAAGAATCTATATGACAAAGATGAATTTGATAGTCACATGCTTTCATTATGGATATAATATCTTCGCTAGACCTCTTTCCAAGGAAATGTATAAAATTACTTTTATATTTAAGTGGAATACTATTATCTTCAAACTCTCCTATAAAATACAAATGCCTACCAGTATTAGCTTCTAGAAACCCTCGTATTATTGACAACGGCCTTTTATTATCTCTTCCTCTCCAATTAGAACAAGCAACAAACGATCCTAGAACTATTTTATCATTTGCTTTTATACTTTTGACCCATTCCAAATCTATACCATTACGTATTATATCATAAGGCTTATTACCAAATTTTAACAATTTCTTACACATCTTATATGAGAATTCAGACTGGAATATAAGATGTTTTGCATTTTTAATTGTTTTGATAATCGGAATATTTTTATTGAAAACTTTCTTCCTGTAATAACATCCATCTAGTCTAACAGTATATTGTTTATTATGTTTAGTAGTTTTTGTAACAATGACCAATTCTGTATCAAAAGCTTTCTTCTCATTATAGGTTATTGAGATGCCTTTTTGTTTCTCCAAAAAAGGTAAAATTCTATCAAGAAAAATTCTTGGTCCACCTGAAAATTTTGGTTTACGTAAAAATATAGTTATTTTTTTATCCATTATAATCATTTTAAATGTGGAAGTTTCAACGAACGTGCTTTAGAGATTGCAACTTTAACAGCTTTTTTTGCTTTATTGCTAAGAATTTCCTTAAAATAATTTTTAGGATTATCATGATTTAATTGCATATACACACAACATTTGTGTATCTTTTGCATATATGATTTTCTATTGTCTGGACAGTGAACTGCTGCTTTCCTTATAGCCTTGTTACAAAAATTTAATGCCATTTCTTTATCTCCAAACTTCATCATATAGCGAGACCCCCAATAAAAAGGAGTAAACATTTGTTTAAAACTCTTAGACTTAACTGCATAACGATATGACCTCTTATACATTTTTTTCATTTCTAATAATTTTGTCTTACTTTTATAAATAAGAGATTCATCTCCGACTCGATGTCCTTCCATTTCATATAATATACACAAACCATAATACTGTTTAATTTTTATCATCTCTTCAATTGTATACTTTAAAAATTTTCTAGCTAATGTCCAGTCTGGTGGAGACTCTCTCATTCTATATATAGAAGAAGTCCCTATATCTTCTGCCGAATCTATCGGAAGATAAAAAGTAGGATCAGATAACAACCCACCATTTTTATCTAACTGTCCATATATAAAACGAACACATGCAGCGTAAGACAAATGAGAAACAGGTGCCTTTTTAGGCCAAGCATGAGCAAACTTAATTCCTGCAAGTTTAATTTGCTTTTCGTTGAGATATGGTAAGCAACAATATATATCAGTCCCTGGAGCAGTCATATAATAACCACCATTACAACAAGAATCTTTAAAAGGACCAACTTTATTATTCTTTTTTATATTTATACCACGAGATATGATTTTTAACAAATCATCAAAACTGAGACCTTTGTAAATATTTGGTATCATTTATTTTCCTTTAACAAAAATCTATATAGTACCATTTCTTTTCTTCTTTACTGTATAATATATTACCATATTTTAAATCTAAATTATTCATAAAAGCTGATTTTTCACGATTCATATATTTCCACATTTTATTTTTTTTGACTTCACTTATAATCTTTTTACAAAATTCTTTAAAGTAATATTTTGTGAATAATGGATTCTCATCAGAGAAACCATTACCATATAAAAAATCCTTTTCATGATTACTAAGATTATATGCATCATACTTTTTTTCTTTCCATAACTTCGTAAAAATAGATATAATCATATCTCTATTTTTTTCACATAAATCAAAATCAAAAGAAGGAGATATTATTCTCTTTACTATCATTCCTACAGCATTATCTCTATGACATTTTTTTATCTTTTGTCCAAGATCATCAAGATTTTTTTAACATAATATACATCAATATCTACATTTACACTTTGTGCACCTAGAATTTTTGGAAATATACCTTTAACTGCCAATATACGAGCGCATTGAATATAATTCGATATAAAAGTATCCTTAGAATCCTTTCTACCAGTTACTAATGGCATAAAAATAAACACACCTTTTTCTTCTGACATCGGATAATAAAATTTCTTGCTCCCATAATAGCAAAAAAAATGACCATCTTTAAAAGCTAAATTACTTGGCGAAGATATTAATAACGATTTATGTAATTTCATCTTCGATTGTAATTTAAGAACAGCTTCGTTCAAACTATCTTTTCTAGGAATGATATCTCCAAGCAACCCATCCTCTTTAACAAAAGCAGCTCGAATACCACATATTATTTTACCAGATATATCGAAACACTTTTTTGTCATTTTAACCTACCATATATAGCTTCGGCTCTTTGAAAAAAACCACCAGTAATACCATGAGCTTCATTTTCAAAAAACTTTTCAATAGTAATCTTACTCTCTAACAAAAATCTAATATCAGCTACTTTTTTCCTTGCCACTGTTTCATCATAATTATGATCTGCATAACTTATAAGTACCTTTCCATTCTTACGAAGAACCCTACAAATCTCAGAAAGTACAACAGTCATGTCAGTCATATGAAACGCCCAATTCATAAATACTAGATCAACTAAACCATCTTCAAGCGGTATATCTTCTCCTTTAGCCTTAAAGTCAACTATTTTCTTAAATTTTGGGTCTGGGTCTATCTTTATAATCTTTTTACAATTTATATAAGATTTATATGTATGCCCCTCAGAATCTCTATTTTTACCACAGCCAAGATTTAATACGATACCGAATTTTTTATGTTTCAAAATCTCTTTAAGCCATTTATTGTGCTTTGCCCTTAATTCAGTTGCCATTATATCTCCATGAAAAACGTATTTTTATATGTATTAAATTTACCATCCCCGAAATTAAGTATTTTTAAACCATTATTCATAAAAAAAGAGGCCCAACGATCAAGGTTCCACACAGTCAAATGAAGTGTACCTCTTTTATCTAGCATAGTATGTACTCTGATAAGAAAATACTTATTTGTAACACGTATTGCTTCTTCTATAGCAAATTGTAAATCTTTTTCTCTAATGTGCTCATAAACATCTGTTGACATATAAAGGTCAAAAGATTTATCATTAAACTTAGATAAATCAGTTGCAGAAGATCGTTTACAATTAAGTTTATGTTTAATGCAATGTTTTACAACGATTTTAGAAACATCTGCCCCAACAGCATAGACATTACGCTTTCTCCAATATTTTAAAGCCCTTCCCCACGAACACCCAACATCTATTACTTTATGTATGTCTATTTTATTAGATTTTCTAAAAACTTCTAACTGTTGTAATGACGGTCCTGCTCGATTTGATTTTTTCGTATAATTTTTTTTAAAAAGTGGACTATATATTTTATCATAAAATTTCAGAGTATCTTTCATATCATCCCTTATGGTCTATTATTGGGTAAGGTTTAATGTTATACTTCTTCCTACGCCATTCAGCCTCTTTAATAATCTTTTGCCATGAAGCTATGGCTTTTTCAGTTTTAGATATACATCCCGGTCTAGCCCACCTGTATTTATAACACACCTTATTAGTGAACATGCCTTTTCCAAATTCTTCTAATCTATATCCCATATACTTGTCTATTCCTGCTCTAAGCCCTCTACCCCAAATCTTTTCTATCTTTGGTAATCTATTAGAGAAGGTTCGCCAATGGGAGAACCCATGAACTTTGTCACCTCCCATATCCAATAAAGACTTACCCCTCTTAGGAGCATGACAAAAACCTTTTCTGACATTTTTCATTTTAGTGTTGCATAACATAAACTGGGTATATATGTATGTTATATCAGGATTAGATTCGTACAAATCTACTATATAATCAACAGCATCTGGATATAACATGTCATCGCCATCTAGAACTCCGAAATAGAATCCAGATGCGATCTCCCATGCCTTCGCATAAGCCGTGCCACAATGATATCTTTTATCATTGTGGACAACTTTCATAGATATATCTTCTCTTTTGAATTTAGGATACAGTTTAATTATTTTTTCAAACGTATCATCTGTAGATGAATCATCTACGAAAATAACTTCCAAAGGTCTATAAGTTTGTTCTAAGATAGACATCGCCCAATCATTTAGATATGGACTCACATTCCTAGCAGCAGTCAATATAGAAAAAAGCTTGTTGTCTTTAGATTGTGGTTTTTTCTCAACAATCTCTTTAATAGCTTCCTTCTCTTTCCTACCCTCTATTTTGCTTTTTATACCAGAAGGAATCCTGATTTTCTTTTTCTTACAAATATTAACTATTTTTTCCATGTATCCTTCTGCTGCATATTTGATATCTAGATTTTCTTTGAAATGCTCCAACGTACTTTTTTTCAAAGCATCTAGCTCATCAGGTCTAGAAGAAAGTCTTTTCAAAATAGAAGCAGCTTCTTCTCTCTTTGTAAATACATATCCATTGACGCCTTCTTCTATAATTTCTTTGTTACCGAAATGATTACTGCATATTACGGGAACACCACAAGCAAGAGCTTCTAATATAGCTATACTCACACCCTCATCACGATTAACCTCATACAAAAAGATATCCCAGTTTTTGACTATGGATATTTTTCTGTCGAAGTCTTTAATCTTACCTAGTAAAACAACGTCGTTTCTAGAATCAGTTTTCTCTTTCAAAAACGTTTTTATACTTTTATAGTATTGACCATCTCCTATATATTCATGGATCATCTTCTTAGACAACTTAACATCGATACACCACTTCACCCAAGATTTAGAAAACTTAATAGAATTGAAAGAGTTGATTCTACCAGTAAGAAATACATCCTTATATGGATTCTCTCTTGGGGCGATCCCGCTGTATCTATTTAAATCTATACCATTTCGTATAACAGCCATACGTTGATTTTTTAGTCTTCGTCTAAGAAACGACTTCATATGTCTACTGACACATACAACCATATCGCATGGACTAATTCTATTATAAACAGGATTCTTGGTAAAGGTGTGATTAATGGTTATGATTGGCACTCTTTTCCTGATACCTCTGTATATGTCAGTATGAGAACCCATCAATTTATGATAGATCAATATTACGGGCTTTTCAAAAGCCGTAATAGTCATTACGAAGCTACTTTTAGGAACAAAATGGTAATCTATACCATAAGATTTGATAAAAGAAGAACATGTACATTTTTTGTTAGATAACCAAACGCTTTGAGATACTTCTGGATAGTATTTTTCTAAGGCATGGTACAGCTCAAAAAGCATAGACTGTGCGCCGCCTATGCCTAAACTGTCTATGTAGTGTACAATAGTAAATTCCGGTGAACCCATAAGTATTATTCGGAATATTATCTCTCATACTGCAATACCAAAGAAGATGAGCATTCATCGCAATTGGAATTAGTAACATATATGTCGAACTTATTTCTTCTTACTACGACATATCCGCATTTAGTACAAACAGTATTTCTAGCCTCTTGGCCTTGTTCATCAAAAACATTTTCTACATATACAAAATTAAGTTCTTCTTTAAGATAATCTCTCAAAACGAACAAAGATTTATTTGGGGTGCTGCTGTACTTCATGGAATCATGATCTGGAAAAACCTTCAGGATATGAACAGGAACGTTCCTATCTACATCAGATATAATACCTCTAAAAGTACTGTAATCGTCTGAACCGGTATACAAAGGAAGACTCATTTCTACATGTATACTATCATCTTCTATAGCTTCTTGTATTCTCATGAGTATTTTACGAAAACTTATACCCGCATCAGACCCAACTCTTGTAATACTAGCAAAGTTTTCGGTACTGTCAGCCTTATAATCTATATTAACAGCGTCTGTGACCTCACAGATGTCCCTCCAAGGCTCTTTTTCTGCATAACCATTAGTTTTAAGGGCAAAATATAAACCTTCCTTGTGAGCCGCCTCAGCCAGTTCTATAAGGTACTCATATGAAGGAATTGGCTCGTTATATGTCATACAAACACCATCACAGCCTTTATGCAAAGCTATGTCTATAGCCTTACTGACAGGCATGTCTACAACTGGACAATTTTGGTCTTGACTGATACGATGATTCTGACAATATACACAACTAAACGAACATCCAAGAGTACCTATCGAAAAAACTTTAGAGCCAGGCATAAAATGATAAATTGGTTTCTTCTCAATTGGCTCTACGGCAGCAGAAGATACTTTCCCATATTCAGCAAGGAAGACGGATTCATTGCTAGCTTTTCTAACGTAGCATTTACCACGATCACCTGGAGATATCAGACATTTATTTGGACAAATAAGACAACGGAACTTTTTACCGATTTCCGTTCTAGAAACTACGTCCCTAAGTTTTTCTGAATATTTCATTATGAAGAAGGCTGTGCAGAGTAGACTTTCTGATCCTGATTCTCTTTCCACCAGATTCCTATTTTACAAACTCCGTCGATATGATCCAGTTCGTGTTGTACAACGCGAGAATTAAAACCAGTAAACTTTTCAACATGTTCCTTCATCTCTTCATCCAGATATTTTACAGTAACGCCCTTATATCGAGTTATGTTACCAACCACCTTTGGGTAGGACAGGCAACCTTCTTGACCAGCTTCCATCTCCGTAGTATGCTCTACAATTTCTGGATTAATCATAATCTTAACATCGTATTTCTTGATATCGAATCTCACAGCTACAACGGCTTTAGTGATTCCTATCTGCGATGCAGCCAAACCGACACCATTGTCATGAACAAGAAGAACTTTCTTAAGGGTCTTGACAAAACTCAAATCTTCGTCTTCCCTAACAAAATAGCATTGACAAGAAAGAATAGGGTCATCAAATTTCTTTACCATTGCCTTGAGACCAGCTTTATATATAGCTTTCTGATCTTTTTGCCTTAGACGATCCTTCTTGCGAAACTTACTCTTCTGTCTTCTAGATAATTTATTTGACATTAAGACACCCTTACTCTTAAACGAATTCTTCCATCCTTCTCAGTCTTTTGAGAAGCAATAGAATATTTGCTTTTTATCTTGACAGCCTTAGCGATCCTGTTCTTAGCATAAAGCTGAAGTATCTTTTTCTTTTTAAGCTTTTTATGGTTTCTATCATACGCAGAAATATGCATAATGAATTTTCCATTTTTACGTTCAAAACCTACATCGTTACTAGCGCTACCTACTTGACTTCGTGGAACAACAACATGAGCCTTTTGAGACCTAGCGTCACCTTGATATCCATAAAGAGCCTTAGCTTCATCATATATTTTAGGAGCATATCCCATTTCAATGAGAGTTTCAACGAGAGTCTGCTGGTCTGTTACTTCAATATCTACTACGTGGTATTCTGACACTGAACTTAACCTTCCTTTCTTGCCGGTCAAATACATATTCTCGGCAAAAATGTAACAACATCTTTATATTACAACTTTCTGTTATTACAAACCTTTGGTATCTCTATCGGCTTGTTCCTTAATCATATTTGTTACTTCTGTTTCTTCGTCATAACCTAGTTCTTTCAGAAATGTTGTGTTGGATATAAGCCTCTTATCATGCATCTGCAAAAGAATTTGCATTTGATCAACATTTAAATTATTGCTCTTAATTCCCAATAAAAGTGAATCAGCCATTATATTCTCCTTAATCCAAAATGTCCCTAAACCAAGAGGCTTTAGGAAGGTCTTCTCTATTTTTCAAAGCTCTTTCATAAGCAATTCGTATATCGTTATCCGTAAACAATAGATGAACTTCCTTATCACCAAACTCTGCACGTATATGGTTATACTTCTTAGCAGCCATTGGAAGTTTACCCTGATTAATCACATCCTGAACATCAGCGATTCTACCTTCCGTTACGATGTCTTCTAGAATATCACGAAACCAATGCACTTTAGGAAGGTCTTCAGTGTTTTTTCTTGCTCTTTTTAGACCAACCTTAATCTGACTATCAGTGAATAGAAGATGACATTCAACGTCTTTAGAGAATTGAACGCGAAGATGACTGTAATTCAACGCCGCTCCAAACTTTCTTTCACTGTTCTTCACTTTGGTGATATCACCGATTCTCTTTGCTACTACTTTTCTTTTAGATATGTCTAATGCCATTTTCGATCTCCAATCAATCTAAGAATATTACGATACCTCTTGCTACGTTTAACAAGAAGTCTTTCATGCCTGCTGGTAAATTAGATGCTCCATCTACTACTACAACTTTTCTATCAATAAACTTTGCTTTCAAATTTTCCACAGTAATCTGCCCACCGGGATCATTTGCAGTCATCAATATATAATATAACTCATACATAGACATGGGACAAAAATCATCGCACTCATCTCCCATATTCTTTTCTACCCTATTCCAATGATCCATGTTAGTATAAACAATTACAGAAGAATAATTAGTTGCTATATGTGAAGTAAGAATTGTATGACCATAGCCTTGAGGCATCTTCAATGTTACGGAAGAAAGCCTATTTATGTCATAGTCCGAAAGAGATTGAAACTCTTCTCCGCTTATAAAATCTTCATGATCATCTATAATGTCTATTACTACTTTTTGCCATGATCTTAATGTAATATTGTCTTTCATTCTATTTCCTCGATATCTTTTGTTATATGCATGACAAAATCATATGCTGCACCATGTCCACCATCTTTATCGGATAAAAAGCTAGATGCGCAACGAGCTACTTGAGTAGCATCTTTTGGACAACCTGACTTACAAGCATTCAGCAAACATAACCTGTCATTTTCTGCATCTCCCATATAAGCAACTTCAGCCCAAGTGATTCCTCTTTGAATTATGTAGTTTCCTAAGAACTCAAATTTATCCTGAATTTGAGTTACAAGTTCAATATGACAATCCTTAGTATCGTAATTAAATGCATTTTGCAACTTCGCCTGCATACAATTGTCATGAGATTGTGTCATAATAAGAACTTTTATACCATATTTCTTAAGCAAATTCAGTGCATACATATCTCTGGTGTGGAAACCCTTCATGGTTGCCCCACTCTCTGAGATATAGTACACTCCATTTGTTAGAGTTCCATCAACATCGAATACAACTAATTTTATTCTTTTTCCCATGAATATATTTTAACTAACAGTTTTACACCTGTTATTTTATTTCCGATTATATAAGCAGGAGAATACTAATGAATTATGAATTGTGTAAAGTAATAGCGGAAATCGGGTGTGTTCATGCTGGCAATATAAATAGAGCAAAAGACCTTATAAAACTAGCGAAACTCGCTGGCGCAAACGCTGTCAAATTTCAAAAACGAAATCCAAAGGAATGCGTTCCAAAAGAGTGGTGGAACAAGCCTCATCCTAACGAAAAATTTGCTTACGGAGATACCTATCTAGAACATAGAATGAATCTTGAACTAGATATTTCACAACATGCGAAGCTAAAAGACTACTGCGCAGACATTGGTATAGGGTACGGTACATCTGTATGGGACATGACATCAGTGAAAGAAGTTGTAGAACTAAATCCATATATGATAAAAATACCAAGCGCCTGCAATCACAGAAAAGATATATTAGATTATCTGTATAAAAATTTCGAGGGACAGATTCATATCTCTTTAGGTATGACGACACAAGAAGAACGAAGCAATTTTATTCATGATCTAGATGAAGCACATTCTGACAGAATGGTAATTTACCACTGTACGTCTGGATATCCTGTTCCATTTGAAAAGATGTATCTTGAAGAAGTTAGACACTTAGCAGAATTTGATTACAATAAAAGAATAAAATACGACTTTCCTTACAAAACTGGATTCTCTAATCATGGGTACGGAATAGCAGCAGACATCGCAGCATACACATTGGGAGCTACATACATCGAAAGGCACTTCGTTGATGATAGAGCTTTCCCTCACACGGATGCCGCAGCTAGCTTAGAGCCAGATGGTTTAAGAAGACTATGCAGAGACCTTAAAGCTGTATATAAGAGCTTAAAAAGCAAACCTGAAGGATTAGATGAAATGGAAGCAGAACAAAGAAAGAAGTTAAGAGGTTAAAAAACTTTTCCTACTAATACAATAACTTGATTTATTTCTTTTATACATTTAGTCATTTTACTCTTTTGTAATTTGTTTGTTTCATCTAATAACTGAACTTCCAATTTCTGTAAAATAGCATATATTAAATCTCGCCACTCGTCAAAATCATAATAGCATCCGTCTTTAATCGTTTTTACTGATTTCCTGACTCCTGATTCTACGTTTTGCCATTTAGGTAGCGAACAATTATAACCGACAGGTAAAAAAGTTATGTTTTCAACAAAATGAGGGTAGAACAAAAAATTTTGTAAGTATGAGTTATCTACAATATGCTCTTTACTTATCTTGTAAGCTTGATACTTCCTTGATTCTTTTGTAGATGATAATCCGTGCAAACAGACTTCACTCTCTATTAGCCTTAACATATTTTTAGGTACTACATTTTCTAAAGCAGACATGTTATTTACCATCTCGTCTTTAAATAACGATACATGATTTGCATAGCCATCTATATATACAGGTATCCTTGGAATATAATGAGAATTTCTAGCTGCAATTCTTATATTTTCTATTGGTACATCCGATAAGTTTTTACTTCGCTTAGCAAGCTTTTCAGTTTTTAACTTTAGCAGTTTATTTTCTTGATCTAATATACTTACATTTAAAGACGAACTTAAAGACAATCCAGATATACCTAGTTTAAAACTTCTATTGCAGAAATTTTCCCCTAAAAAACATTTTCTATTCTTTTCATATTCTTTTTCAAGATTCAACTCAGGGATTGACTGTTCATATATTTTTACTCCATCCATCTCGTATAAATAATGTTCTAGAAATTTATTCAAACCGGATTCACGGAAAAAGGCCCATATCTTAGACTGCGATGGGCCTACTAAAGTCCCTCCATAATAGTTCCTAAATGGTTTTTGACGCTCTATGCTCACGCCAGTATCTAATAAAATAGAAGATAAGTTTCTATTTGATTTTCTATTCATCCACACCCTTACTTCTGGTCCAAAAACAAATTTCCGGTTTTCAGTTTCCGTGGTTTTAGTCCACTTAACAAATCGGCTTCCCAGTATGCCATATATCCAACTAGAAACTTCTTGTAGAGTAAATTCTTCGTCCCATAGACTAAAAGTAGAAGATTCTCTTCCTTCATCAAGTAAGTCTATTTTCTTAACCCCTCTTTTCAAATCTAAATCGATTACGTTGCCGAAAAAATCTGACTGTGTATACACTATTTATCTCCTGCTACTGATACCATATCGTCCATCATATGACGATGTTACAGGAAATCTTATCACGCGACTAAACCATAATAACATCCCAGAAAAACAGTTTATTCACTATATCTTTCAATTTTTCGGAGATTTCTAAGTGATTATCTGGCTTATCCCCTTTGTACCACAAAGTGCATCTAGGCTCTTGCATACCTTTAGTGTGATAATCAGGGTCTAACCATCTTTCTTTTTTGATATCTGCTTTATAAGATAGAGTCCTAAAACCATAAGGACTACGAAAATAATCTGCCATTTTTTGAGCTACCATAGAACCAAAACCACTGTGATCTTCTTTATTTATCCATACGATATCTACAATAATCATAATCTGCTCATGACATTTTCTATGATAGCTAAATCATCTTCATCGTCTATTTGCATGCTTTGAAACTTATCAGTTTCCATCATTATCATCTTACCACCCAATCTACATCTTTCACTTAATAATAAGTCTCTCTTCATTATATAAATATTCCCATTGTCGTGAAACATAAAATCAGAAATTTCTTGTCGCATCGGCCTGTTTTTCACATCCCATTCAGCTACCACTAATCCATCTCTTTCCTTGAAGAAGAACGGCGTATGCTTTGATGATGTGAATAAACTATCCGCATCGTCATCTATGAATTTCTCTATACATTTATCAAGCAAACCATTATTGCGAATTGGAGATGTTGGCTGTAGATTGACTATGATATCCGCATCGAAGTTCCATTTGTCTTTACAATAATTATAAGTGTGTATCAAAGCATCTTCGTTCTTACTCATATCACCAGCAAATTCATCTGGCCTTCTTATAAACTCTAACCAACCAATGAAGTAACCGCCACCGTTAAACATAGAAATTCGATCATTCAACACCCCCATATTCCTATTCATCCTATTCAACATGATCTTGGTGTATTTTTCTACTTCGTTACAATTGGAACTTACAGTTGTCAACCCTACGTTTTCGCTGTCAAGAGATGCAAATACAGAATACTCAAAAAGAGGTCTTCCCCCAAGTATCTTGAAATTTTTACCCGGTAATCCTTTTGAATCAGCACGAGCAGTCACTACAGATAATATTTTATGTTTGCTCCTTTTTGTTTCCATATTTAATCAACACTTCTTCCAAAGGCATACGTTCAAAATAATCTAGAATGCCGCCTGACGAATTTATAATATGAAGATTAGGAGTACCTTCATTTTGTTTTACAAACGCTTTCCAATATTGAAGGAAGTCCATAGAATGAGCATCTACTGGCTCTCCCATATACCTACCCCTATTAGGAGTAGAAAATACTGGTTCTCCTGTAGTTCTAAATACTTGAGGTTCACCATCAAGTTGCCAGAAATATCTTTTATTTCCTCTGTAACAACAATCAGAACCCAATAATACTATTCTCGTATTTTCTCCGCCCATTATGTACGCAAAATGTAAAGCAGTACCCAAAGAAGTTCTAGCACCTACAATTGGAGCCTTCGCATCCTTGGTCAAAACAAGACCTTTTGAGTTGTACTTGTTTTCTTTAGGAGAAAACCACCATTTATGTTTAAAGAATACTACCTTATCTTTATCAAAATATTTAGCATGCATTTTCAACTTGTCTTTATACAACAACTTGGTACATGGAATATTGGGAAGTATTTGAGTATAGTAATTCCAGTTTTTTGCACCTATATCATCTGAAACAAAATGATTCGCAAATGCTCCGAACTTCATAATAGAAGAGTTAACAGATATGATAGGATATTCCTTAATCATATCAATATTAACATCATGAAGAGATGGACCTGATCCTGTTACGAATATCAGGGGAGAATCTGCATGCATATTTTCTAGTTCTTCAATCTTCATTGACTATACCTAATAATCTTGTTACATCTTCTAGCTTGACTCTCAGATCGTTCTTAACGTCACTTCTGCCCCAGTCTCTAACTGTATTCAGAACGTATTGCAGATAATCAGGCAATTCATATATATCCGCACTAGAGTCTTTATGTATAATAGAAATAGTCCAGACTCCATCAGCAAATCCATGACCGCCAAGACCAAAGGATGTGTTCAAAGGATATTCAGTCTGATACCCATGCTCATCTTTACGATACTTTATAGCATCGAAAGGGAATTTATGAAAATGACTTTTTCTATATACTCTATCTCTCACTGTGTATCTTCTCCTGATTGTATCTCTTTTTTGCATTATCGTTCTCCAATTCTTTTACTATACTCAAGAACAATTCTTTCTCTCTATCATCATATCCAAATCGTTTCTGATTTATTTCAAGAGACTTAAATATACAACCATCATCATGTCTTCTTGTTGCTGCTCTCCAATCACACACCATTTCTATCTTATCAATAAATGACATGCCATTAATTCCATTATCATGATGTTCCGGATGATGACGATTCCTAGCATAATGACTTTTGATTGCGGGATTGAGCATATTGGCTAAGATATCTTTATACTCTTCCGAGCCATAAGTTAAACCTCTAAGCTTAGGAACTGATAAAGCGAAAAGTCTACCTTCTTCTCCTGAATATTTGCTATCGTCATGAACAATCGCTCTCTTAAGAAGCTTCAGACATATCTTTACTATATAAAAAGAAACCCAAAACTTATGTTTGGATGTTTCTTTGAAATGTGTCCATTTAATTCCCATTGACGATCTCCAAAGCTTGATCAAACGTTATCTTCTCAAACGAATCTATCTTGCTAATCATGTTACAATTGTATATTTTTGCACCTTTGATTTTCGAGAATTCTTCTAACGCCGAATATGCTTGTCTATCAAAACCAAACGTCCAAAGTTGCTGATCATAATTTGGTAAATATCTAAATCCATGAGACCAAGTAGGCTGTTCTTTCCTTGGCATAAATTCCCAAAAATATCTGCGATCTGAAACTTTATATTGATCCAAGCCCATTACAAATATTTTTTTACATCCCATTTGTATTGCCAAATCTATACTACTTGGAACGCTAGAACAATAGCACAAACCAGTATCATCTGGATTGATAACACTTTCCTTAGTCGGTCTAGGAGAAAAAACAAGAAAGTCGCTTATCTCTTTTTCATACTTCTTCCAACTATCGCGTACTATTTTAATGGCTTTAGATTTCTTCACTTTAGACCAGTAAGTCCATCTTCTTACTAAAGCATCATTAGATAACCAATACCTTCTATCTGGTTCTCCCTCGTTCCACGGCATTAGTATGAAGCTCGAATTAACACATAAAACTATATGTTTATGAACAGGAGAAAGATCAACTCCGAATAGACTTGTACCAGCACCAAACACAAATGCCGACTCCCCATCGTGTTTTCCTATCAATGTTTCGTAAGATATCATCTTAAACCAGATTCTTTTAAAAACTGACTAGGCAATCCTGATTGTTGTATGAACATTCCTTGCTGACGTACTCTGCGATATTTGCATGAAGAAATATTCAGATGTTTCTTTGCTCTAGTCATACCAACATAAAATATACGCCTCTCTTCTTCTATGGCTTCTTTCTTAGACTGAACATCTGTCGCATCAGCCACAGCAAGATAATGAGGCAATATCTGTTGTTCGACACCTACCGTAAATACTATCGGAAATTCTAATCCCTTAGCTGCATGGAACGTCATTAGACTAATCGATTGCTCATCCGCGTCACCATCTTCTGAAGACATTAAGCTTACGTTCTTCAGATAATCATCTATTTTAGCTGTACTGTTATTCGTAAAACCTACTGCATCCGAGACGAAGGAATCGATATTATCTTGTCTTTCCAAAAATTCTTTGCCGGTTTTGCACTTCAATTCTAAAGTATCTTTGTAACGAAGTTTATTCATAAGCGTATCGAAACACTGAGTCAAATTGCATGCCTTGTAATCGAAATCGAAAACATCTGCTATTCTTTTAGCTGCCTTACGGATAGGAGTCCTATTTGTCAATCCATCTACTTTCCTACAAGCATCAATAAGACTAATATCGTTTTGTCTAGACAATTCTTGTATCTTATGCGCAGTTACATCGCCAATACCGTCGAACAAGTCTATCAATCTGTAAAAAGCAGTACCGTCTTTAGGATTAGACAGAAATCTCATCATAGCTAACGAATCTTTTATCTCTTTCCTATCAAAGAAGCTGGGACCACCTATAACTACAAAAGGAATATTTGCATGACGTAATGCAGGCTGCAAATCCATAGACAACCTATTAAGTCGATAGAAGATAGCTATATCGCTTCCATCATACCCAAGTTCATTTTTGAATTTGTTAATCTTATAAGCGATCCACCTAGCTTCGTCTTGAGGCTCATTAAACTCCTTATATACAACAGGAGGCCCATCAGGGTTATCTGTCTCAAACTTATCTACGATATGAGAAGAATTATGGCATATCAACTTGTTCGCAACACGAATAATCTGAGGAGTCGATCTGTAGTTCTTCTCAAGTGGAATACGAACGCAATCTTTATGATCTTCTAGGAAATCAACGATATTCTGATATCTTGCATTCCTGAACGCATAGATTGACTGGTCGATATCCCCAACAAGCATAATGTTTCTATGTTTCTTTCCAATCATATTAATCATGTAAAATTGGATGTAGTTTGTATCTTGGGTTTCATCTACCTGTATATACTTAAAAGTATTCTGAAAAGCTTCCAGAATTTTAGGATACTTCTGGAATAACTGAACAGTCTCATATAGCAAACCACTAAAATCAATAGCGTTCTGCTTCTTCATCTCTTCAAGATATTCTTTAGCTATAGCCCATGATGCTGGATCGTTATCGAATCTTGCTGCAAGAACGATAAATTCCTCAAGATTCTCTCTGGATATATTTACCTTAGAAAGTATGGAATATGCATTGATTTTCTTCTTAGGAATACCTAGCTTCTTGCCGATTTGAGAAATCAAAGCTTTTTGATCGGAATCACCTAATATAGAAAAATTGCTACCATAACCTATATTCGAACCATAATTCCTGAGAACTTTTACACAAAAAGAATGAAACGTAGATATGACACAATCAACTTTAGAAGTACCGAGTCTACTAGTAACTCGTTTGCGCATTTCTTTAGATGCTTTATTAGTAAACGTAACACTCAATATAGACGAAGGCGTTACACCTTTCTCTATAAGCCTAGCAGTACGTTCTACTAGAACCGCTGTTTTACCGCTTCCGGGAACAGAGGCAACTAGACATGGACCTTCTTCGTGTTCAACTGCTTTCTTCTGCTGCGAATTTAAATTGATCATCAATCAGACTTTCCTCGACGTTTCAAAAAATTGAACTTTTTCATCTTGCCACGCTCTTCAGCGTAAACTTTTCCTATTTTATCAATATCACACGAACCAACTGATTCATATGCAAGTTGTCCGTTACTATATACCTTTACATGAGGCAATTTATCTACATCATGTTCATCACATAATGGTTGTTTGTCATCATCGAATGCATCTACATATAGAAAATGAGAAGCAAGTTTGTCTAAACCTGTTTCTTTCATTTCTTCTATAGCAGCTATACATTTTTTACAATCATCACTTCCGAAAAATATTATATTCATTCCAAGTCCTCAATCTCTTCATATGGATAACTATCTAACTCATGGACTTGTTCTGCTAAGTCTTCATTACTAACATCATCTAAAGAAGGAGAATTTTCATAGGTAACTTCATGAACCCAATTAATCTCTTTCCCTGTAATTTCTTTACAGAATTTTTCTATTGCATCTGGTGGGATATATCCTGATATTCCTACAGCAGCACCTAACTCAGTACTTTTAAATGCCATTTTAATAGGTTTATCTTCGTCCAGAGGTTGAACAGTCCATACTACAAGGTTTTTATCGCTATGGTATTCACAACTAACTACCTTAACTCTCTTCTGTGTTTGTTTTGCCACTTTCTTCACCTTCAGTGAATATATTAAACATTCTTTGTCTAAAGTGATTAGTTAACTTTTCTACAACAATTTCCTTTTCTTCATCCGTTCCTTGTACCCTTACTATAGAAAGGTTCTGCATCACATCATCAGGAAAAAGATGAATTAATACATGATCATGATATGTTCTGTAACTACCACCAAATTGATCATGAATGCTATGACGTGGAACGCCTATGAACATTTCCACTTGAGTTAGTTGATCCATCCAAATATCAGTCTGTATGGTAGATACTTTTTCTCCGCTAACTGTACTAACCAAAACACATTGATCATGGATAACGGCATCTTTCTTATCCTTAAGTTGCTCTTTTACTCTAGCTATTCTAGAAGCAAATTCTTCAGCAGGAATAATACCATACATTCTACAGCTAAACGGTCTAGTCGTATGACTCAAACAAAGCTTAGACTCAGAATCCCACATAACACACCCTTTAGTGGGTTTATTATCTACATAAGTATTAAGAGACCTTCTTACAAGCTCTATAATATCAACAGGCTTCCAGTTATCTAGAATAAACTGCCAACCATTAAGGAATTCAGCATATAGAACCTGTGGAGACTGTATCTGACAATTATGTATTTCTCCTGCCTCAGTCAAAAAAGATTCTCCGTGAGCGACCTCAATATCATAAACTAAACCATCGTATGACACGGTTTTTACATCTCTCACAGGAACCCTAAAATCATTATCGGTTTCAACATAATCCTTAAACTTACCCTTAGAGATAGATATAGAAAAAGAATCTTTTCTATTATATCTTCGTGTACGATGAACTATAGGAATTTCATTATCTAGATAATTTAAAAATACGACCTGATCAACTAAGTTCCGTGAAGTAGTAGTATAAGCATATTTTAAATTTTTATAAAGTTTTTTTGTTCCGTCTCCTGCATATAATCCTTGATGAAATGAGTTTCTTAATTCTTTTTTTGATACAATAAGTTTGAAAAGTCTATCATCAAGTTTTTTGTTTTCACAGCCAGAACCACCCGCATTCTTAAAAAATCTAGCTAATACCCTACTAAAAATTCTAACAGTTTTACTTTTCCCTATATTAATTTTATTAGAACAGTAAACATTCAAAGATTTAGCAAACTTTTCTAACTTACTTAATAAATCTACTTCGTCAGAACTAATATGAAAATCTACACTATCTGTAGAAACAGACCCTTCAGCTAGATATAACCCCAGCACCCAGCAAAAATCGGGGTCTAACAAAATATTTTTCTTGATTTTACGACCTCTTTTAACAGATGAAGCATAACAATATTCAGAATCTTTTGAAAGATCATCCCCCTCATTGCAAACAAAAACATCAGCGAAATTGTTTACTTGAATATAAATCGGATTATCGTTCTCTCTTATATTTATCTTTGGAAAAATTACATAATGACCAGGGTCGTTTTTACCCGTTTTAGGAATTAACGACTCAGATTCTACAAATTCCGATTTATCATATACATACCTACTTTTTCTAGTTATCAAATCTACAAATACTCTGTGATCTTTTGTAAGCCTGATTGTTCTGCCATAGCACGTTTTTATCTCTAAAATATGTTCCTTGATAAACCTATTACCTGTTCTGACAACTCTACTCAAACCATTTTTAGTAAAAATAGGATCACCGACAGATAAGTTTTCAATCGGTATCAATCCAGAAGGAGTATATACTTTAGTTCCAGCCGCAACGCAGCACCAAGCACTACAACCATTTTCCTTCTTCAAATTCTCCATACATCCCTGAGTATCTGGTATTTTCTTATATATTCTTTCTAGCTTTACTCTAGCCTTACTGATTAGATCAGTTTTATTTGTCTTTGTCTTCTTTGTCTTCTTTTTCTTCTTTTTCATATCAAAAATCTAGCTTATCCAAATCCTCAGTGTCTGTTGCACTATTTGCATTAGCTTCAGGAAGCTTCTCAGGCTCATAAATAGATACAGACAACCCAACTTGATCATCTTCTTTCTTTACACATTTAGGTACAGAATCTGTTTTAGACCAACGCTCAAGAATCTTATTAAGATGCTTCTTAACTAAACTCTTGCTACTCTTAACGGTTTCTTCTAATTGATCTTTATCTAGTTCTTTCTCAAGAATAGATATCAAAGTTTCCTCATCATCAATAATCCATTTGCCCTTTGTATTTTTAGATACAACTCTTCCTACACCGGGAAAATCTAAAGATTTGATCTCATTGACTTTGAGAGTTTCAAGAATAACCTGTCTAATCAGGTTCTTGGTGGATTCATGTTTCTTAATAACCTTATCAATAGTTTCTTGTCTGTTTTTCTTTAGACGCTTTAGGAAATCTATTTTCCTATCTAAATCTGATACGGCTGTAATGCAATCTTCAATTTCTAAATCAGAATCGAGTGGTTTGACTTCACCAGCTTCTATTAATTCCGCAATCTTTGTTTGGTTCAACCTATATAACATTGTTATCTCCTTCGATCAAATTTTCCTAACTTCTAATACTATAGAGGTCTTCTCTCCCACACCATCAAAATTTACGTTATGGAAGCTTGGAACAATTGCTAAATCATCTCCTCTTTTTTTGGCTTCTCCAGATGCAATGATGGTCGCCTTGACTGCATTGTTAACAGACGCAGCGCCAACACATCTTAGAATAGCCGTCTCATGCTTGCTAATTACTTTGTTAATAGCATTGGCTACCTTCTTGACATAATCTTTTGATTTCTCTTTTGTCAAATTACCTTTTATAAGTAACAACTTCGGGTCTTCTGAATTGATAAAAGGATGCTTACTATTTCCAGAATCATCTACTTGGTTGTCGTGCATTAGTTTCTCCTTCGAATTAGTTATCAAGTATTACTAATTTAGTGTATCGGCAAAAGCATTTGGCATATAGACTTAGCCGTAAAACTTTTTCTTTATCTCTTCCAATTTAGGATTCTCCCAAATACCGGACTTCTTGCATACTGCGTTGAAGGGACATCCTTTACATTCATAACAATCACGCTTATTAGGTCTAGGTGGAGGTAATAATTTATGTGGAACCATTTCAATCATTAACTTCGCTTGACGATTTATAAGTTCAAAAAGGGTATCAGTCTTTGTAGCTATTTTATAACTAGCAGTTACTGAATTATTCTTATTTTCATATACTAGAAGACCATACTGGCATCCAAGTATATTGGCATAGATAGTTAGCTGTATTTGATATTCGGGAGACGGACCATCTTTTATGACTCTTTTAAAACTATTGTCATTGGCAGTTTTCATATCAACTACAATCGGTTTACTTGGTAAATCTGCTATTGTGAATTGTGGATCGACTCCTTTAAGTGAACTCCCGTCAAAAGCAGAAAAATCTAAGATCATATCAGCATGACCAAATACATTCATCTCTTTACTTTCAACTTTTACTTCTTCATAAGCAAAAAGTTTACATCCACATTCGCATACTTCTGGTTTAAATACCCCAAGAACATCATCCAAACCATAAATCTTTCTTCTACCATCTTTGGATTTATCGCAAAGCAAATTCTGACAAACCCAGTATCCTCTCAACACTCCCGCAGCTTCAAAATAGGTTGTCCATCTCGCATGCATATTATGACCCTTATCAAACAATCTAAGAAGCTTACTATCTAATTCTTCTTTAGCGGGTCCAATAAGACCAAGCGATTCATAATGCTTGTATTGCATCTTTCGAAGACATTTACCAAATTCAGAAGGATGATAATGTATATAAGAACGGTGAGAACCAAGACGCTTCCATTGCATAACAGTATCAACAACTCCCATGACAGCAGCAACGTCAGGAGATACCATATTCCAATTATCCATTATTTCTTCTCTTTCAATTTCTTAGCTTCGCGCATCAAACTTACAAATGATGATTTGCCGTTTTGTCTGACGAAACTATCGGGGTCTGATTTTTCAGGCATATATACAGGTATTATGTTTATCTCGAAACTAGATAACCCATGTTGTTTACTTACAGTTAACACTCTTTGAGTCGCATTCCTACCAGGTTCATCACCATCAAATATAAGGTATATGTTATCACAATATCTTTTAAGCATGGAAATTTGAAAAAGGTTAAGAGATGTTCCCAAAGTACCTACAACTGGATATAACCCTACATTATATACGGAGAATAGGTCAAATTCACCTTCGACTATCATACAAAGATTATAATGAGAAACCCATTTTTTTACAGCATTCAAACCGTATAGATAAAGAGATTTGGCAAAACTTTCATGCCAATGTTTCATCTTGGCATTTTCTCGCCAGTCTCTTGTAGATAAAGCTACTAAACTGTTATAGGCATCGAAGATAGGAAAAATGATCCTACCTGCACATTCGTGTCTATTACCGTACTCATTCTGGACACTCTTGGGAACATAACCTATTCGAAAGTCCTTAATAGTTCTTTCAGATAGCCCTCTAACATCTCTCAAATACTCAAACGCTTCTTTTGATTCTCCATTTTCTCTTTTATTGAGAGTCTCCGTCGCCCACCTTGCTACTTTTTCCCTTTCTGCGTCCGGAAGCCGATCCCTCCTTATTGGATGTTTTTTCGTCACTTCCGATACCCTCTTCTGCTTTCGTATTATTCATATACCATTGAGTAATTTCTGGCGGCAAAAATACGCCTACCTCAGCAGCCTTAGCGATAAGGCTATTAGCAAGCAAAAACTCCAACTTATTACTTTTAATGTAATCAATGAAAGCTCTTCTGCCATCCAACTTATGTTCTTTTCCTTTACTGTCTTCCCATTTAAATACGCCTTTTCTAACTGAAATCAATTTGAGTTGACGACCGACATCAAATAGCATTTCCTCAATGTCTGGGAAATATGCTTCGTAATAAACAGGAACCAAAATGCTTTCCATGTATGGCTTAGCCATTCTATTCTTTCTAACATTCACTCTAGCATATCTTCCGATAAGAGATTCATTGCCTTCTTCGTTCTCTATGAAGATATCAGCTTCTTTGCCGCCCTTCTTAGAAATCTGAATCCTTACAGAACAATTATGCTTTAGACTTCTACCGCCAGGAGTTGTCTCTGGATTTCCAAAGAAAACCCCGATCTTTTCTCTTAACTGATTGATAAAGATAACCATAGCTCCATGACTACCAGCATAGTTAACAATCTTCCCAAGATTTTCACTCATAAGTCTAGCAAGGACACCAACAGTTCTTTGTTCTGCTTGTGCTTCCATACGAACCTTCGGGACTAAATTTGCAACTGAGTCTAAGACAATAACCTTAACGCCACTCTTGATAAGAGTTATAATCGCGTCAAAAACATCTTCTGCATAGAAGACTTTATCTAGTTCTTCCTCAGTTGACATATCAGAATAATACAGTTCTTCTTTATTGACACCGTTAATTGTAGCTAGGTTCTCAGCAAAGCTATTTTCAGTATCTAGCCACGCACAGGCATGCCCTAGCTTCTGAGCATATCCTACTACCCTATAAGCCAAACTAGATTTACCGGCTCCTTCCCCACCGAAAATCTCGATAAGTTTTCCAAGCGGTAAACCTAGTGGCTTAGAGGGATCGTATCCATCTACTTTGTTGAGATCGACTTTATCGGGAGTAGTCCCGTGATGAATAACAAAGTCAAGAGGGAAATGACCAGTCGGGATATTTCCCGGACTGCAAGAAGATGCTCCTTTTCTTACAAACCCTTTCAAATTTTCTACTACAATATCTTTTGATTTTGACATAGCATCTCCCTTGTATATATAAACAGTGTTAAGTTGCTAAAGAATCATATTACCAAGGAAGCTCATCACCATCTGTTGCAGCAGCTTCAGTCGTGGTAGTAGGCGAAGGAGCAGGTTCCGCAACAGCAACTTGCGGTTCGCTGACCTTTTCTTTCTTACCTTCTCCGAACAATACATCTTCAATCTCATCTTCCGGAGTAGCCTTAAAAATATTCTCTAGCGTGTAGAAGTTATCCTTGATAAAAGCAGTCTCTTCCTCAGTGAAGGGGGTTCTTTGATCCTTAGAAACTTCGTAACGAGTCTTTAATCCAGCACCAGTTACCTTGATAATAAAATCAGCACCTTGTTTCCCACCGGGAGAGGCATCAGTCATTTCGAAGTACTCTCTGAACTTCTTGAATACAGTAACCGGACCTTCCATAATCTTAATCTGACCATCAGAACGGTCGATGATATTGACAGCATATCGCTCTCTTGGCTCTACATTATGCTTGCTTCTTACGGGACACGTATCAGGATCAGAACAAATAGCCCAACGCCAAGAACCCTCGTGATTTACAACATACTTGTAAAACATAACAGGACTTCCCAAAGGTCTTACTTTATAAGTTTGTCCACTTGACAACCTTAAAAAGTTAATCTTCTTGCTTTCTCCATCAAATGAATTCAGCTTGGAATTCTCGCCAACTTCCTTCCAGTTAATCTCATTGCTCATTGCGATCTCCTCTAAAGTAGAACATTATTTGACAACATTACTATTATATGTTTCCCCAACTCACACTTTGTGTACCCTTGACTTTTTTCTCAGAAACTTTATGACTTTCAATAATTTGCTTAGACGCAGATGAATCTAATTTATCGAAATAAGACATTTCTTCCGACTTGGGTTGCGGTTGAGGTTGCAGTTGCGGTTGAGGTTGCAGTTGCGGTTGCAGTTGAGGTTGAGGTTCTTTTCTTTCTATACCTCGCATCGGCATAGCTATAGTTACTCTCCTGGAAAGACAATCAAACGCACCTTCTAGCGTCTTCATAACAGCATCAGCAGATTTGGTCAACCCTTTAAGATTACCAAAGTATCTTTCCATATCATTCATATGTTCATATACAACGCCTTCATTCTTAACAACTGGTTTTTCGTAATCTATACGAGCTAGAACACCGTGCATAAGCTGTAAAGAACGTTCCCAAAGAAAAAATTGGCTATTGCAATGAATTTGAATTTGCTTAACTCTTTCTTTCAAACCTTGAACAGCAGACATCTTCTGGTATATCTCATCTTTATCAAAGGTAACTACAGATATATCTACGCTACTTGTTTTAAGCTCGTTCCTGTATTTAGGAAATGGTATAGCTCCATCAACAAGTATCTGTGTTAATAATTCCTTCTTCTCTTCATAGAAATTATCATACATAGAATTTGGACTTTTAAGTATCCATGGACCACCTGGTATGGCACCGGGTTCGTCGTAATATTTCCCTACTTCTTCACCACCTTGTGCGGGTACAACCTCTTCTGGAAGAGACTCGGGTTCTGATTTAGCTTCAACTATCTTCTCTAAATCTTCAGCTACGCCGGGAGGCGCATCATCTGCTGCCATAACATGCGTAACTTCCAAAGCTACAGAGTCTTTAGACAAATCTCCTACAACGTCTGCAACTTTGTCTCCGAACTTCGTATTCGGATCATCTTCTTGCTGTTCTTTTTTCTCTGTAGGTATATCAAAAATATCATCTAAATCTTTCATACTTACTCCTATTTCAAATCGTCCAAGCCGAGTTCTTGAACATTATATTCTTTGCTTTTAGTTGTAACTGTGCTGCTTACAGACGCTTTCTTTTCTGTCAAACCAAGAACATCCAAAACAGCATTTCTTGTTTTCGTGTAATCAACCAAAAGAAGCTTTGTAATCTTATCGGACTTTTCTTGTCTTTCTTTAATAGAATTCCACTCTACCTCTTCTTCAAATTCAACAGTTAAGTCTAGACTCTCAAATTTTGCGGTACTAAGTTTTCTAGTGATTGTCTTATGAATAATAGATTTGCGTGTTTGTTCTGACATCTAATTTCTCCAATTAACCAAATAGGTCTTTTGATATTACGCCCTTCTGGGCGGCTTTCTTCATATCTTCTCTTATAGAAGCAAATCGACTAACCAATAATTCTTTGGTCATTGCCTTCTTATTCTTCTTTTTATAATCTTTAAGATAAGATTCAAAAAACCCTGCGTCGAATAAGTTGCTGATTACTTCTTGATCTACTATATTAGAACTGGTTTTAGTAGCTAAGTCTCTAAGACCTCCATAAGGACCATTCTTAGCTATTTCTTCTGCACTATTTGACCCTACACCCTTACATGCAATACTTGGGGATATAACGGTTTTCTCTATACCAGATGATACATCCCTCTTTTTCACAATACAAAAATCTACGCTACATGAGTTAATTCTTTTTGGGCCTAGCTCTATATTGAAATTTTTCAAATCTTTCATAAGTACCGCGACCTTATCGTGATTCTTTCTTTCATTTTCTACGTTCAAGAAAGAACACATGAATTCGTCAGGATAATTTGCTTTGAGATAAGCGGTTATATAACTCAAGTATGCATAGCAACAACTATGAGCTAAGTTGAATCCATAAGATGCAAACGGAGTAATGAACTTGTCCCAATATTTTTCTGCTACATCTCTAGGGACATCATTCTTCACGCAACCTTCTATAAACTGACCCCTAAACTTCTTAATAATATGTTCTTTCTTCTTTCCAATACCCTTAATGACAACATAACCATCGGATATAGAAAAACCTGCAAGGGCATTACATATTTGCATAACCGTCTCTTGATAAACCAAAACTCCATATGTACCTTCTAAGTACTTCTTAACATGTGGCTCAATAGACGGATGAAAATATTCTACACTTCTCTCTCCTCTTTTTCTGGCACAATATTCTGGAATACTATCCATTGGGCCAGGTCTAAACAACGCAATTGAAGCTATGATGTCTTCAAATCTATTTATACTGATATCCATCATAGTTTTTTGCATTGCACTTGTTTCAGCTTGAAATACCCCAGCAAGTTTCCCAGTCCTGTAAAGAGCCAAGGTCTTAGAGTCATCTAATGGCAAATTTTCTATGTCTATATCTATACCATAGTTTTCTTTAACCATACTGACCGCTCTATCTATTACAGTAAGCGCACTTAAAGCAAGAATATCAAACTTAATAAGTCCGATCTGATCTAGCTCATCCAACACGAACTGTGTTGCAAGACTATTGCCTCTTGCCGTTCTAACAGGAGCAATTTCGTCTAAAGGAACATCAGAAACAACAATACCTGCGGCATGCTTCCCAAATATAGAAAGAAGACCTTCAATGTTCTTAGCATGATTTCGAATATCAGGATACTTGTCCATGTAATATCTAAAATCTTTACAGTACTTGTATGCATCTTCAATTGATTTTATTTCTTGCGTTTCACCGCTATCGTCTTTTATTTTTAGTTTTGCACCAACTTGGAAAGGCAAAGAATTGATAATCTCTGAAACTTTTTTCTCATTTTCAGTTGTATATTTATCTTTACCCTTATGATAAGCTCCTGCAATATCAATAACCTTACCTATACGACGAACAGCAGATTTCAACTTTAAAGCCTGATACGTTCCTATGTTAGCTACATTATCTCGACCAAACTTATCTATAATATAATCATAGACTTCATCTCTTCTGAAATAGTCAAAATCAGAATCAATATCAGGAAATCCTGCTCTTGCAAATGCTCTACGTTCAGGCATAAAATCGCCATCAGGTTTCATAGACGTAATGCCTAATAGATAAGCAGTCCAACTATTTACGTTGTTGGTTTTTCCTGTTCTATGACGATTCTTTTGCCATATATCATAGAAAACTTCTAGAGAGCTTCCACCTTCTAAAGCATCAGTGATTTCCATGATATCAAGTTCAATATTAACCTTATCACACGACTTAGAATCAACATCACCTATATGCTTCAGAATTTCGTTTCTAATATCAGACATTACGGCTCAATAATTTCTCCATTAAATGTAATCTTTACTCCACCAACTTTGCCAGGGACAAATCTATAGTCAACACCGGCTTCCTTAAGCATATTAAGGGCGACATCAATCGTTTCCATCCATCGCTCAGGAGTTCGATCCAGTTGATCCTGATGACCTATAACTTCTGAAATACCTGCTTGTATGATAGCTCTAGCACAATCAGAACATGCAAACCAAGGACAGTACATTACTAAATCTTCTGTACCAAAACCTTTTCTAGCGGCATCGTATATAGCGTTTCTTCCAGCGTGTTCTACATATCCATACTTCTGTGGTCTTTCCCATCTCTCGGGAATATCTTTCACACCTTCTGGAAAATGGTTAGCGCCCATGCCCCATACTTGTATGGAATTAGGATCAAAACACTTCTTCACAAGAATGGCACCGTTCTGGGTGCTTGGATCAGTTGAATGTTGTTCTGCTACGCGATACGCAATTCTTAAAAAGTCTAGATCACTCATAAAATCATCTATCATCATCTGTTATTCTCCATTATATGTTTCACCACCGACATGGCAGTAGGAAAATTTACTTTGAATTCCTGAACTATTGTCCACCTTAATCGAGGCACATCCTTAACTAACTCTGACAATTCTTCTTTATATTTTATAACAAACATATCTGCCATTTCATTATGAAGCATATTATTCCTCAAAACCAAAGTCTTTTTCCATAACAAATCTTTTGTTATCAAAACCCAAGAATCTTTCCCAAAGCAATCCATACTTTAATGGGTCTGGTCCATATGTAACTCCTATACATCTTAGAACAACACTTCCATAACCTGAACCTCTACCGGGTCCACAAAGAATCCCCTTTGATTTCGCATTTTTGATATAATCTCTTACGATAAGAAAATATGTAGCAAAATCATAATCGTTATTCTCTTTAGCTATCCTTATATCTTCCATCTCAACTTCAAACGCTTCTACGTGCTGTGGGCTTTTATCCCAACCAAGTTTCTTTAAACCATCTAATGATAACTTCTTTAGATAGTCGTAAGAAGTTTCAAATTCTTCTGGCACGTGAAATACAGGAAGTCTCATACCACCAAAGAGGTTTTTATTTATATCAGCATCATCTACTCTTTCCGCTATAGATAGAGTGTTGAAAAGAATCTGAGGAGAATCCCCAAATACAACTGACATCTCTTCTGCACTTTTCAAATACATTTCTGGGAACGGGAACTTGATTCTTTTTGTATCATGAATACATTTAACATTATCACCGCTTTTCATACACATCCAAATTTCATGAGATTTGGATTGAGCCTTGCTAAGATAATGAACATCATTTGTAGCTATTACAGGAATATCCAGTTCTTTACTTAGCTTAAATATATCAGCTATAATTACTCGTTGAGCATCAATACCGTGATACATAACTTCTAAGAAGAAGTCTTCACCATAAATATCTTTAAATAAAGATGAAGCAGCCTTAGCTTGATCATATCTATCATGTAACAAATTTGCATTTATAACGCTTGAAAGACATGCAGAACTAGCTATAATACCTTCAGAATGTTTCGACAATAAGTCGAAATCTACACGAGGATTATAATATACCCCCTTTGTCCAAGACGCATTGGACAATCTAGCTAGATTCTTGTAACCCTCCCAATTTTTAGCAAGCAGTACTAAGTGACGGTTTCCCTTCCTGCCTTCTGGCTGCTCATTTTTACTCTGAGCATACATATCCTTAGAAACATATAGTTCACTTCCAAGAATAGGCTTAATTTTTGGAAAAGGAATAGATTCTCCTTTTTTGGTTTTCGTTGCATTACACTCATTCAAAAACTTAATCCATCCACCTACCGAACCATGATCAGTCAAAGCTAAAGCAGGAAAACCCATCTCTCTAGCCTTCATAACCAATTTATTGATAGAACATATTCCATCGAACTGACTATACTCTGAGTGTACATGACAATGAACAAAGTTTGAGTTAGAGAATTGCAAATTGATTACTCCGATTCTATTTCTATATCAAGTAAATCTGCTCTTGTAATCTTCTTTTCATCTACCATTATATTCTCAGTATCTGTCACTATTCTAATCGATATGATATTATCAAAAGTAATATTTTTGACAGAGATGCTACCGCTTTTACCGAAAGATGTAATGTCTATTTTACCGTCTTCCACTTTTTTAATACGAGTTTTTTTATGGGATATGATAGAAGACGTTCTTGCATCTTCATAGACTAAATGGATATCTGCACTTCCGTTTCTTATAGCAGTTAGAAGATTATTTATGTCATCGTGTTTTTTAATTTCTTGATCGGTGACAGTTGTAATAAATTGTTGTTGACGTATATATCTCATTAATATTGTTTACGATGCTTATTAGGATCATATCGTTCTCTTCGGCCATCGCGATATTTTACAAATTTTGGATTAGTCTTTCGATAGAACTTCTCATCAAGTTCCCATCCTTCTTTTTTACCAATGCCTATCTCAGGAGCTTTCCCATGACAGAATGGAACGAATTCACATTCCGCTCCATCGGGAGCTATAAATGGTTCTTCTCTTTTGCTTATGGTTCTAAAATCTTCTAAGATTTCACCACTTTCTGGATGTCTATATGAATATGTTGGCATTATGTATCTGAATCTTCTATATCAATAAACTTATAAGATTTTTCATAGCCTTTAGAATCTTTTTTACTCGCTATATTGCCATTTTTTTTATTTGCATCAAGAACGAGCTTTCCATCAACAACTGTTGGAGGATTACTTGGCATCTTTACTTCTAATAACTGGGATTCCTCTATGTCACCCATACTTATACCCTCTATGGAATTTGAATTTGGATTTTTTCCCTGTATAACTTTCAAAGCATTATACGCCGCATCTTGATCAACACTAACCATAGGGTTCATAGAAGAATCAAATACTTCTATACTTAAATCAATATTTACTCCATACGAGCCTAGCTTAGAAATACCAGACATCCCTTTTTGGCTTACAAGACCGATACCTTTATTAGGTATACCATTAGCATCCTGTGGTCTGAATGTCAGATATCCATCACTATCGAGATAGATATATGATCCATCAATTTGATTCCAATTCACTTTAAGCATTATAAATCCAGTAAGTTGAACCTAGCTGATCCATCGTCAATCTTTACTTCTATATCTTCTGGATATCTAGCATATATTCCTATAAGTTCTTCACCTTTTTTAAATGCTTTTGTAGTAGCTGACTTAAATATATCTTCTTCATGCTTTTTTATTATTCGTTTCTGTTTATCCTCAGACCAATTCTTCATGTCCCATACCGTATACCCGTGAAATGCTAAAACCCCTTGAACGATTTTTTTCATGTCCAATGTAGCAATCAAAAATGGCATGAAGTTGTTATTAATGATATCTTCATCGGTATATTTCTTTTTACGTAGATATTCTATGGAATTCCCATATGCAAATTCTTCTTCCATCTCTACACTACTGAAACCCTTTTTCTGGCAATTAGATGCATAATGCAACAACTCATGTACAAGAACTTCATCGAAAGAAACCTTTGCGCTAACTTGCTCCCAAATATCAATGTTATTCTTCTTGATTTTTCTTTTGTTTTCTTTAGGTATAACAATACATCTATCGACTCTACTAAAGAACCCTCCAATACCCTTGTAACCAAGCCTACTGGTCAATGAGCTATCGGGAGAGTATACACAGACCTTATCAACCTCTGCTTCTGGGAATAAAGCATCCACATAAGCAAATGCTTTAGGAGAGTCAGACCATTTTACAATCTTTGTACTCTTATGATTTTTGATCTTCTCTATATGTCCTTCGGACAGCGCGATTTGTTTTTGGAAAGCATTTCTCTTTGCTTCCTTAAACCTCATAACATCAGAAAGCGAAAATCTTCTCATTTTATAAATCCCTGACATGCTATAACGTAATATGGCTCTTTGCCCCTCATATACGTTCTGTGTTCTTCTGTGATGCCTTGAACGCTAACCTTAGACTTCTGAATTGGATTAGAACAGTCCATAGACGAACATATGTCACATAAAGGGCATATAGTGCCTTGATGACCTATTGGTAATACTTCAATCGATATTGTCTTGCATTGGTATTCCATTATCGTTTGTTTATCTTATTCTGTTCTTCCCCGGTAGATGCTCTTTCAGAAGCTTTTTCTCTCTCTTGAGACAATTCAGCTACTGCTGGATTAACTTCTTTTGTTTTTGGCATAACTCTAGGACTACTCAATTGAGGAACAGGATCAGGAGCCACAACAGTTTCTTCATATTCTATGTCATCACCACCTGAAAACGTTTGTATAGGTTCTCCCTCAACAGTATCCATTGTCTCAACCAGCGGAGCAGACAATTCAGCTTCGTATTCCGAAGTCTTTTCTACTTTAGGAGAAGACAACGTTGCGGTATTATGAGGATTAGGAATTTCTAAATTACCAGATATATTAGTACCAGAAAGTGGAGTCTTTTTCTTTGTCCCATCAGATATTGGGGTAGTGTTATATGGTTTACGTTTTACAGGAATTCCCCTACCTTCAATCATACCCTTACTAATTAAGAAATCGGCTATTTCTGCTATCATCTCTGCGGGCATGGATATATAGCTATGTCCATTATCGTCAAAGGATTTGAATTCATTATTATAAGGGGCTAACGAAACTGTAGCTCCAAAACTCTCTATAAAATGATAACGTATTTTAAATCTATTAATCCCTCTAACCGTACCTGTATCATCGGGTTCTTCACTATACTCAAAATCTATAATGACATCTTTTTCGTTATGTTTAATAGGCATTTTGTAACTCCTTATGTTTACTCTATACTATCATCGTCCTCTTCATCAGAATAATCTGCAATTCTTTCTCCGAACATACCATCTAGATATTCAGAATCTACTAGCATTGTTTCCCAATATTGTTTCCACATATAAATGTTTTCATCTATCAATTCTTTATGAACTCTTGGAACATTCCAGCCACTATCTTGCATCCACCAAGATAAATACTGTATATCAGTATTAAAGAATATATCAGATGATGATGGCATATATTTGAAGATATAAACATTTCCGTCATTATAAAAATGCAATACCATAAAAGTAGAACCAGCATCAGTTGCAATGGTCACATCTGTACGTAGCATCCATACATCACCTGTAAATTCATCATCCATGATCTCAACTACTTTAGCGTAGTTACCTTTGGCTTCAATCAGAGTCATATCTGAAAATTCTAAGTCAAATTCATTCTCATCTTCACTCAAGCCAATAAGTCCTTACTCTTTTCCATTCTTTCTCTAGTATATTTACAATATTCAGAATCTACGTCGATTCCTACGTATTTCCTGTTATTCATCTTAGCTACATGCGTAGTCGTTCCTATGCCATTAAACGGGTCCAGTATAACATCGCCAGGATAGGAAAATAGTTTTATAACCCTTCTAACAAGTTCTTTAGGATATGGAGCAGGATGACCACCCACATTCCTAGTTTCTGGTTGTACGAACCATGTACTAAGTGTCCAATGTTGAAATTCCTCTGCCGTTATATCAGGCTTCTCTGTGCCTTCCAATCTCCACTCTTCTTTTGACCATACCAACACATATTCATGATTTCTTCGTATAATGGGATTAGATGGAGATTTGTAAGAACCCCAAGCAGTTGCACGTCCTACGGCATTCTGTTTGTACCAGCATATCTCCGTACGGAATTTCCATCCTATCTCTTTCATCTTGTTATAAAGATGGGCATATATAGCTCTTACGTATTCTTTATCTTTATCTTCTTGTCGGTTGGTCATAGCATCTATATTTATAGCTATTCGACCACCCTTTCTAGTTACACGATAAACCTCTTGAAATATGGATTTTAACCAATCTATATATTCATCATATGGCATATCATCTTCATAGGAATTATACTTAATTTTTAAACAATAAGGAGGAGATGTAACTGTTAAAGAAACAACTTCATCTGGTATAGTTTTAAGTACTTTAAGAGAATCACCTGTAATGATTTTATTTTCGTATTCTTTCATGATTCTTATACCAGTCTTTGCCATGTTGACTCCATATTTCTTTATTTCTTTCATAAGAACACTTTTTACAAAACTTGCGATTTTTATGAGCAAAGTCTATTGTCTTATTACACAACTTACACTTAATAGTATTTTTGTATACCTTAAGAGCTTTTTTTACTACATATTTTTTCCTGCTAATCGCAAATCTTTTATTATCGTACATGTGCTTCATAGCATTATAAGCATGTCGTCCATATATGTTAACAGACGCATTGACTTTTGATTTCATATTACAATTCAAAACGTACTTTTTGCATCCAATGCGATCATGCAATTCTTTTAAAACATCATTTAAAAATTTCTTAGTACTAACAATACCTATTGATATGCTTCTATTGTGTTCTGACACCTGTATACAGCCATCTCCATCGACATACCCTCTTAAAAAATCCCAAAAATATTTATCCGGAATATCCGGCATTTCAAGGCTATAAGTCTTTCTATGATGTATCCCTAATTGTACTAAACTTGAAACAAGCTTTTTACCATATAAATACAAAACATAGCAGGAAGAGTTTTTTTCTTTCTTTATATCATAATTAGAAGAAAGTTGATCTCTAACAAATTCAAGTAACTCATAATCTATAGATTTCAATTTGAGTTCATATTTATCTGGTCTAACACAACCATCTGCGGCAATATAGCCTAAAACATATGCCATATTATATGACCATTTTAAAAAGTATTTTTCATTTACTCGGAATGGTACTTGGTACTTTCCATTTCTTTGCTTCATAGGGATACCAAATTTCCGGATATAATACTGTATCGACTGTCCTTTCGTGTTGTATATTTTTGCTATTTGATAACTCGATAAATTCTGATCGACGTATAAACTCCGTAATTCTTTCTCTGTTATATTCAATGCCATTTTTATTCACCTCTCCTATATTACTACAGGGGAGATGAATATTATCCTTCTTATAATCCATAACAGATATTACTACATTAGAAATCATACAGACAAACATTAACGCCGTAAAACATACCATTGCTATCGTGCATTTTTTAATCGTAATACTAATTTTATTTTGTTTGTTATTCGTCTTAATCTGATTTTCATTAGCTCTATCCAATAAATTTGTTGTACGGTACTCTGCTTTCAATTTAGCCAACGCATATTCTACTAAAGGAAATCTCAAATTATGCTTTCCTTTATGTCCCTTCTGCTGTTTAGAAGGAAGTTTCTCATCCTTATGATAAGAAGGCATAAACTTATGCCTATACCCTTTTATTGAAAATTTATAATCACATATTTTCAATCTTTCATATAGCTGTCTGCAATCCATTTCCAGTTCATCGGATATTTTGTATAAATCTATATCCGTTTGAAATTGGGTTTCTAAATACGCCTTTTCAACGTACATGTCATATATACGTTGTATTATTTCTAAGTCTATGGGATTTCTAAGTTTTTTAACCATCTTCATTAAAAACGTTTTCCATATGAAGTTCTTTCTTCAATTTCTCTTGCTGCTTACAATACCATATAGACATACGGTATTCAAATGCATTTCTTCCTAAACTGTTATTACCAGTTATGTATTCGTACATCTCTTGTAATTCGTCTATGTTGTATTCATGAACCATTTTGTCTATTCTCTGGTATAACTGTTCTAGTAATTCTAACTCTGCTTTATCTTGTTCGGTCTTTCTGGCATGGTTATTACCCATTACAGATATTAACAAAGAAAACTCACCAAACTTATTATCTTGTTTATCTTCATGTATGTCTGATATCTCTTTTTTGATTTCATCTATAGTTACATCAAGTCTATGGTCGTCAGAAACCGTCATACCCTTTCCTAGTATGTTTATAGCTTCTAACCACGACACTTTTTCCATAGCTGCATACAAAGATATAATGTCACCAAAACTTTTGCATCCAAAACAAAAATAGTTTTCATATGTTCCAGGGTCTGTATATACAAAGAAAGAAGGTTGACTATCATTATGTATTGGACACACGTAGCCTATTCTACGATCTCCTATATTCTTTGGCTGTATATTCTTAGACGCTAAGAACTCAGTTATCTTATGTTTCTTTCTTATCTGATCTATAAGATATTTATTTGCTTTGCTCATATCTGTCCATCTACTCCAAAATCAGGAGAATCTATCTGTATATCCCAATCCTCGTCAGGAGTATCTACTTTGGTAAGGATGTTAGCTTGAGCTTGTTCTGAATTAAGCCATGCCTCATCTTTACTTTGAATTAAAGCAATCTCTGGTTTGATATCCAATATGGATTTAACTTTTCCATCAGAAAAAGTCTTTCTTCCGTATCTCGCTTTAATAACAACTAGCTGTAAATTAGAAGTAGGCTGAGAGGGGTCTTCCATTTGTCCGAATATATTATCCGCATCAGCAGCGTATTCATGACTACCTCTCAAATCTTCTGAATAGAATGTACTCTTACCTGCACCTAGCTTTCTTACTCGCTTTAATCCCTCTCTACCTATTTGAGCAGCAGATACAATCGCAAAGCCCTTCTTAGAAATACTATTAACCCTTCCCATATGTCTCAAGTCTTTCAACATCTCACCAATTTGCAAGTCGTTTCTGTCATTTCTATATCTTTTATCAGGAATCAAGTTTGCTATGTAATCTACAACCACTAAGTTGGGTTGGAATATATCTATATGCTTTTCTATTTCTCTACGAATAACAGATACTGGAATACGTTCAGGTGCATCCATAATAAACAACTTATGATCCCAATTTTTTCTCTCTTCACTAAACTCTTTGATTTTTTTCCAATCATCATCGGTTAGTTGTTCACTATGCTCAAACCTTTCGAACGGAATACCTGTTTCTCTAGAAAGTATTTTTTCTGCGATTTTGTCTTTTGGCATTTCTAGAGGTACGAACAAAACGTTCTTCTTTGATTTCTTCCAAATGTTCACGGCTATGTTAAGCATCATCGTGCTTTTATATCCGCCTACATCTGCACAAAACAAAGTCAAAGTACCGGGAGCGAACCCTACAACCATCGCATAATCTATTTCCTTGATTCCGCAAGAAATGATTTCTTCGCCGTTGCCATCCTTCCTTGCTTCAAGAAGATGCATAAACTCTGGCATATAATCCATCAAAGACTCATAAACGATAGGTTTCTGCACTTCCGTATTAAGCACAAGACTAGACAGACTATCTTCTAACTTCTTAACAGCAAACATCGCCCCTTTAGAACCCAAGTCATTCCTAAAATTCTGAATAGCATCTATCGAGTTCTTTGAAACGTGCGCTTCTGTAATTTTAGTACGCAACACATGAAAATCATCTTTACCAACAAAAGCCATATTAGCTAAGTTGAATTCTTTTTCATGAGCTAGATTATTTAATTTGCTAGAAGATTGAACAGTTAAGAATCCTCTTAAACCTCTTAAAGTCAGTAATGCATTATTATTGTAGGCTGACATGATAGCGTACAATAATAAGTGATGTGTTTCATCGAAAAAGTCTGTAGAAGGTCCACCTTCAATCCATTCTGATACCAAATCTTTATGCTTCAAAAGTAAAGCTATAAAGTCTCTTTCGATGTCTATTTTCTGTTTATCCGTTATCATTATTATATTCGCACAGAGGTATTAATGTAGTATGAGAATCTTGTACAACTTTTCCAATTGATATACCGAAACTTCTTTCTATCTCAACCGATGGTTGCATAATATCAAATTTGAATACGAATATGGTTGGAAGTCTAGCAGTATATCTATCTGAAAAGAATGGGTCTAATATAGAAGAAATATAATCCTGACCTTTTACGGTCCTTCCGAAATCGTCTGGTATATCATCTACAACAAGCCAGTCACAAAACTTTATATCCGAGAGATTGATATATCTATCTCCCCTATCTTCTAACTTGATTTTTTGCAACAAACTTCTAAATGAAATCCACTCATATGTATCAGAACTATGTTTTGGCGAAGATCGTCTTTTTATAGCTTCTTTCATAATCAAAGAAGCTACCATAGTTTTCCCTTTACCAGTCAACCCTTTACTTTGAGTAGGAGAATCTGTATAAATAACAACGTTATCACCAGAATATCTCCTGTTATCTATAATAGAATAAGAGTCCAACTGATCCGTTGTAAGTTTTTTAGGACCAACTAGATTATTCAAGGATACATCTTTCCAACAATAGCTAAGAATCTTTTTCTTTGCTTTCAGAGCAACCCCATCAGAAATAAGCTGCTTCCCATCTCCATTACGACCATCAAAATCTGATAACGTAAGATTTCTAAAAGAAGATGGAATAATAGTATACAAATATGCTTTAATTTCAGCAGCTATTTTACACGTACACTTATCACCATGAGGGCATTTAGAAATATCATCTATATCACAAAACTTCTTAGCGTATTTCTTTTCCAGCAACTCTCTTAATTTAGTGATATCTTCCATTATTCTAAATCTATATTTGCTTTCTTTTTCTTAGAAGAGACTTTAGCCTTGGGAAAATTTTTGTCACTCCCATTAGCTAAAACACAATAACTGTGCGCCCATTCTCTCATACTATCGAACACATCAGAACGAGTAGCACTAAGAGGTTCAAATTCATTAAGCGCATCTATAATATCTTTTTCAAGAATCTCTCTCTTACCATCATTAAAACCTTCAAACATTGCGCATTCAATAGCTTTTTCTATTTCTGCACCGCTATAGCTATCGCTAGCCAAAGCAATCTTTCTAGCATTGAATTTTTCTGAATCTCTACCGAATTTACGCAAAAGTACATTTGTAATTTGTTCTCTCTCATCTACGTCAGGGAGGTCTACGAAGAATACTTCATCAAATCTACCTGCTCTCATAAACTCAGGAGGTATTTGCATATGATCGTTCGCGGTACAAACAACAAATACAGGCGTTTCCTTTTCTTGCAACCAAGTCAAGAAAGTTGATATAACCCTACTTGTAGTTCCACCATCTGTTTGTCCACTAGACTTAGCACCAGCTAATCCCTTTTCTATTTCATCGCACCAAAGAATACACGGCGATATTGTTTCTGCGAGCTTAATCGCATCTCTAGCGGTTTTCTCAGACTCTCCAACAAGAGAATTAAACAACCTTCCAAAATCGAGTCTAAGCAAAGGCATCTCATACATTGATGCAATCGCCTTTGCCGTTAAGGATTTTCCACAACCCGGCATTCCGATAAACAATGCGCCTCTTGGATATCTCAAACCATATTCCTTAGCATCTGGGTGGAACGCGAGTCGGCGTCTTTCAAACCAACGTATCATCCTTTTTAAACCACCAACATCTTCGATTTTTACGTTGGTTTTGTAGAATTCAAGGATTCCCTTTTTACGGATGATCTGCTGCTTCTCATTAAGGATAGTAGAAATATCAAAATCTCTGTGCATAACAACAGACTTTGAATATGCTGTTTGAGCCTCATTCAAAGTCAATCCACTGGCAGCATTGATTAGTTCATTCTCTCTGGCTTTTGCTACCTTTGCTAGCTTCGGTAATTTTGCTTGAATGTTCTCGGAATTAACCAACGTATATAAAGCACTTCCGATTTCTTTTCTATTAGGATACGGGAAATCTAATACCGCAAAACTATTTTCCAACGCAGGAGTCGTTTCGAAATGAGGACCAGTTATAATAACTGTAGTCATAGACTCTATATTACATAATTCCTTGAGTCTTCTTTCAATACCTGAATCCGCATCTTCAATAAATCTATGGAAGTCCAATAGGATATAGATATTTCCCTTATATCCATCAGATGTCATAGCTTCTTGATTTTTGATATCTTGTTGGGCCTGTTCTATAATCTTCTCTAGGATAACTTCTGGTTCTTTAATATCATCCGTACTAGCTTTACTTTTCTGGTCACTAATCAAATCCAACAAACCAAGATAGCAGTCCCATTTTGATGTTCTGTAACCCTTTGCAATGGAAAGATGCTTGAAGTAATTAAGCATCCTTTTCTCTTCATTAACCGTGAGATAAATAATAGGAGACCTGATTTTCAACAGAGCCATGAGGTTATCTGAGAATTCAGGTGTAGCCATAGCTTCAAGAGTTTCTTCATGCTCTTGTTTTGCCGTAACAGGCTTTGTTGCTTTCGTTTGCGATTTGACTGTGGCTTTTTCTACTTTCGTCTTAATCGGCATTACATCTCCTTCAGAAGTATTACTTAGGATTTAGCACAACAAAAACTTGATTACTTGATGTACTTACATTATCCCAAGATGCATCGTCGTCAAACTTTTTCAACATGCCTTTGAAGCGTTCTGCTGCTGCTGCATGAAGATGTTTTTCACGTCCTCTTAACATCATTACCATGCGTACTTTATGATTTTTACTAAGAAACTGTTTTACCTTCTTAATCTTAACACCCAAATCATGATCAGCTATCTTATAGCTTACTCTTATTTCTTTCACGCTCTCAGGTTTGTTCTTAGATTTCTTAGATTGCTTGTATTTATATTTACCATAATCCATGATTTTACACACCGGCGGTTGACCATTTTCTGGATATGACATTTGGATAAGGTCCAAACATTCTACTTCAGCCATAGAGATAGCTTGATCTCTATTTACTGTTCCTTTGTTTTCACCTAACGAATCGATAAGCATAACCAATGATGCACGGATACGAGTGTTAACTCTAATTTCTTGCGACATTTCTAATGTTGCTCCCTAGAATTTAATATTACATTTTTCATTGAACTTAATACTCTCCAAAAAATCTTTTGAGGGGTTAATGCTACATTTTAACAAAAGCGTCTCTACATCCTTAAATAGCCATTCAGTTGAATACGGAGAATGCATAAGAGTAGCTTCTAATACAGTCGTTACACCATTCTCAACAGATATATCCTTCAAAATTGAACAGACATAATCAACGGCTTCTAGTACAGACATATTCTGTTTACAGGCTAACCAATTAACTGAAACGATAATCCCACAAGACATAACAAATGCTTCTTCGCCTAATAGATAAGCACTTTCTATATCCTTAGCCGACAGATTATCGCTCTTTACTTCTATATAATCATTTCTATTCCTGACATATTCTCTAACTCTAGCTTTGTAATCATATTGTTGAACAAAATCTTTTATTGGAGTATCAAATCTCATAGGATGAACTGAAAAAGAATCTCTTAAAAACTTGTCAGACCACCTATCAAAATAAAATTCAATATAATCTTTAAGAACTATATTGTCACAGAAATCTAAAGAATTGACCAATGTTTCCTTGATTCGTCCCATATAACTAGTAACACCAAGAGTATTCAGTTCCCAGTTTTTCGAGTATTGAGATGTGTACCTATCTCTAATAAAAATAGCAAAATCTCTATTAGTCCAATTAGCCAAGTCGGGCTTGAGTTCCCAACCTGTCTTTTTGATTTTGCCGAATTCAATGGTTCTAACACCTTTGACTTTCCCCACTAGCGAAACACCTTGCTTGATAGAAGCTTCTTTACCTACTATTCCAGAATCCTTCAAAGCTTCTAGCAACAAGCTCTTTTCTTCTTTTTTATTCATCATTATGTTGCCACAATTAGGTACTCAGTACCTGATTTGTTTTTCTTATCTCTGTACTTATACTCATAATCTATACTATGAACTTCCACTTTTTTCCTAAATCCATAAATAATTTCCTTGAGCTTGTCTATATCTGCCCAACTAGAGTCGTTATAACTAATTGCAACTCTAGGAGAAAATTGAGTCCCTTTCATCAGTTCTACAAAATTGGCTTCATAATTTTTCTTATTCGCAAATTTTTTCAGCGAATCTTTGCTGATATGGTCCCATTCATCCGGCATCTTCTGAGTCAAATAAGACTCAAAAAACGAATACATGTTTCCATAATCGCTCTGACTACCACCATAGGGAGGGTCTATATAAACCAATTCTGGCTGAAACTCAATTATAATATCGCTCTTCAAAAGTTCTATTGCATCCATACGATAAGCAAAACACTGGTGTTCGTTATCCTGATCTATATGAGACCACTCCATTTTTTGAAAACACATTTCAGAACCATCGTTCCTCTTGTGTTGAATTCTATGTTCTAGTTTAGCCAGTACTTGACCGCGATTAAGTCTTCCACCTACAAAGCACTTATCAAGTATATAAAGCTGTATAGATACTAAAGCTGTAATGGCTTTGTTTGAACATAAATTAGGAAAATTTGCCGCATTAGATACTCTGAAAAGAGTATCCATATTAGCATAATAATTGTCTAGAAATTTACTTTCCTTTTTCGTGAATCGTTCCCCAAAATTTTTAGATACAAAATCAGAACTTGAGTTATTGTCGTTATAGATTAAAAACTTTTTCTCTTGTTCTGAAAGCTTCTCATCGCATTCCAAAAACTTCTTTGCGTATACCCAAGAACTAGCTAATAGATCATTAGCTACTACTTTTTTACCCATACGTCTAGCAACTACTGAAACACACGCGCTACCACTAAACAAATCCAGCATGGAATCGAATTCGTAATTATTTAGAGTCTGGAATATTTTGAAAAGAATCTTCCTCTTATTTCCTACATATGGATTTGTTATAGCCTTGACCTGATTAATACTATATATAAGTTCAGTTATAAAAGGTCTAGTAATCTTCCCAGTATCAAAGTTACAATCTGTTTGATCATATATTTTAGCCATTGTCTATTTGCAGGTTCTCTATGTAAAATTCTTCTTCAGTTTCATATATCTTTTTTCTCTTCTTGCTATGAGAAGATAAATATTTACACTTATCATCGAAATCAACTATTATTGCCGTGTTTTTTCCTTGAAATGGTCTCAAAGTACGTCCAACTCTTTGCAACGCTCTAGTTTGAGACTTGCCTGAACCAGCTAAAACAAGAGTATCTAGTGGTCTACAGTCAATACCTTCATCGAAGATAGAAGTTGCTATCGTTATTGGAGCCTGCTGTAATCTCATCTTATTAAGATGTTCTTCTCTTTCTAAACCACTATGTTTACCATGCAAGAAAACGCTGTTATCCATTAAAGAATTCAAAGTCTTACCGTGAGCTATATATCTACAAAGAACCAAAACAGTTCTTCCTTGATCCGCAAACTTTTTAGCTACCGAAGCAATACAATTATTTCTCATCGTATTCTCTACAATAGCAGATTCATAAATCGAGCTATATACTTGTCCCTTATATGAAGGATGTTTCATAGGAACAAAATAGATATTGGGCTTAACTAAGAATCCTTCTTTGATTAAGTACGATGCACTTATATCAGCTATTAGCTTACCAAAACAAGCATCTATTAATATGTCATCTCCTTTATCTCTCCAAGGAGTAGCAGACATACCGTATTTGTAATAACAAGAAGACGAATAATCAGATATAATCTGACAAGTTTCAGCAGCCCAATGCTGAACTTCATCACATATACAGCCTTTAGCAGATATAATCAAATCACGTATGTCGATTTTGTTTTGATCTATAATTTCTAAATCATTTATCTTGTTTTCTTCTTCATCAAACTTGATGTATTTCTCACCAGTCGCTCTTACTGCGGTTTGTATTGTCATAACATTTACATCTTGTATATCAAAAAAACCGCCTCCGATTGCACCTACTTTAAGATTACTTCCATTTTTAACGATAAACTTGCTCAATTCATCTCTTGCTTGTATCAGAAGGTCTATAGAAGGCACATAAAATATAAAAGGGGAAACACCAAGCTTTGCTATGATTTGAGCCGCCATAGCGGTCTTACCGCTGCCTGTACAAGCTCTGATGATACCTCTCTGGCTATTAACGGCATTGTTTACTACTTCTAGCTGATATGGGCGACTCTCGAAATCATCACTCATAGTCATACCAGTGCTTCTTACAACTTTAACTCTATCGTCTACAAATTGATAAGGTATTTCGTATGTCTGGAAGAAATCTCTGGCTTTTCCTAGAAGCCCTGTTGGGAAATGGGTACCATCTTTTTTGATAGGACATTTACAATGATGCCTATTATAGCATACTGTAGTTATATAACCATCCCAAGCCCACTTTCGACCCGATTTGGCTGATTTATTTTGACTCATCTTCATCCTAAATATAGCATCTTCAGGACGATAACCTAGAGATTGTTTGAAGTTCTTATACAATCCCTTGGGGAACTTCCCATCTATAGAAATGGAAGTGTTTCCTACATGCAGAATGAGTTTATCCGTCATACTTAGATAGAACCTTTAGGCATCTCTTCTAGAATTTGCGGACGAAACTTCCTTTTCTTTGTCCACTTTTTTTTGATATTATCTTCACTCTCAGGATTAGGATCAAAGAATAAAGTAGACCCTTGATCCTTATCATCTCGGTTAACAAAACCAGGCTGGTCGTCATAAGACGTATACGCCAACTTTATGTAAGATTTAGTTTGAATTACCTTCATTGGTTTCTTTATCCGTATCTTTACATGTAACTTCTGGATCACATGCGCCTATTTCTAAATTCGACAGTAGCATAGTCAGCTTCTGGTTAATTCCCACAAGCTTATTATATGCTAGAATTACCGGAGACGAACGTAATATGTTGATAGAACCTTGAATCTTTCCTATCGTTTCCTTTAATTCTTTTTCTAGTTCTTTGTTCATTGTATTCTCCTAAAATTACCATACTCTATTAGCACCTAGAAGACTTTCCATAATTCTAGGTTTTTCATCTTCGTTATCTTTATACTTAACTCTCAATAATGCTTCATAGCTTAAGCCGTCTCGACCTTTAGCTTTTCTTGCAGCATGAATTTTATCCCAGTGTTCTTTGAGATAAGGAGTCAGACTTTTGTAAGTAGTCCAATCCGAACCTCTCACTTCTTCAAGCATTTTCTCAATCAATCCAAAATACCACCAAGAACTACTGGTAAAATCTCTTGTGTTCTGAGACTCTTTATACATCTCATTCGTTTCACCAGAAGATAATACATCAGGAACTTTACCAATAATTGATTCCATCTTATTGCCAATACCAGAAAATGTAAGAAGAAATCCCATGAAATCATCTACTTCTTCATCTTTTTTAAAAGCCAACTTAACTAGACCTTGAAGCTGATCTCTAAGTCCAGATTCTACAATCTGTTGTACTGTTCTTGTTATGTCTAGTTCATGACACTTTAAACTTGCAATAAACAAGGCTGCTTCTAAACATGGTTTATACTCAACATCTGTATTTACAAAAGCTGTCAATTCTACATCGTCATCTTTATTTTCTTCAAAAGCACCTGCAATATCGAAACGAGGAGAATGATAGCTTATAACTCGATGATTTATTATCGGGACTGAAAAAGCTGGACACACCAAATCTTTCATTAACAACCAAGATAGCTTATATTGATATAATCTCTGTACTACCGGGTCTAATGATATAGATTCTGGTAGTACATCTTCTACATTTGATAACTTCCTAATAAAATTAGCTATAAGTAAAAGTGTGTTATCTTCCTGATCTCTGTTGCAAAATAGGGATTTCCCAGTTATCTCTTCAAAAGAACCCATATATATCAAAATAATATTAGCCATCATCTCTGACAAATTAGTTGGATGTCCTACATATATACTTCCATCTTTTATACCTACAAAATCATTGAATTCATCTATAACAACAGGTACGTCAACAAAGTCACAACATACCGCTTTGCATGCCGCTTTAATAATTGCATAAACAAATTGGTAGTCTGTAACTTTATTCATTATTTTTCTTTTCGTCCTTGTCTTTTGTCGTGAGTATAGCTTCTATCTGTTCTTTGGACAATCCTATTCCTAACAAAAATTCTTGAGAATCTTTACATCCCTCTATCCACTTAACAGCCTCTTTAACTTCTTTATTAGTTATCTTAGATTTTTTAGGCTTGCGCTTTTTAGCATTTCTATTTATATACACACGTCTAGGTCTACGAGATTCATCTTCAACTTCTTCTTCATCATCAATATGCTTAGGAAGATACTCAGATTTCATATCTTGCATCGATTTCGCAAATTGTTCAACCGTCATTTCGCTGAGTTCTAGAATGGACCTGTTTTTACAGGAATCACACTGATATTCAAAAAACAACACGCTTTTGTCTTCTGAAGTTGCACTTATTCTTATGCCTATAGATAAAATATTCTCCTTCCTCAATGCCGCATCGCAATGAGGACAATTTAAAGTAGGCACCACAAGTTTTAACCATACTGGTAAATCTAGCATTTTATTATAATTCCCATCCATTATACATATACTTCATTAGACTTTTTAATCCTTGTTATTACCTGTCAATATTGAGATTCAAGTTATAAGTCCATGTAATACCTCTTTTATCATGAATACCGAAAACCTTCTGCTCTGGTGGAGAACTTCGTTTCAAGTCTTTCAAACTATATATATCGCTACCTATGAAAGACCCATTAATAATAACCCTACCATGATTAGTTGTCATCTCAGCAGGATTATGGAAATGAGCAGCAAGCGTATAATCTGGCATCTCTTTTAAAATACCTGTCATTTTTTCTTCCAAATCAACCAGTTTTCTCAAGGGATTAGAGCCTCTAATGGTATCTCCATGAACCATGAGAAAATTATGATTTCTAATACGTTCCATAATCCACCAAGTCAAAGTATTATTGAACGTTACTCTTTGATTATCTTTAAAACGAGCTTCCAAGAATTTGTAACAAATCAAATCCCAGTTAACGTATTCTTTTTCACTGCCAACAGGTGCGGCACGACCATGATTACCTACAACACCATAAAACTTTATCTCTCCAAACAGACCAAGCCAATAGTTTATCGCACCAGCGATTGCATCCACTCCCATAATAACTTGATCATAGATCGGTAAATTGATATACGTTGGAGACCATGCTCCTACATGATTCATACCAGCAACCATATCTCCTAATGCGAATATATGCAACGTTGGTAAATTATACAATCTAGAATGCAACTCTTTAATATCTTTGACTGCATACATTAAATTATTAATACGTTTTTTGAATACATCTGTGTTGTATTCAGATATACCGCCAGTCTCTTCAAACGTATGATGGTGACCTACATGAGCATCACTCATAATAAGTCCCACATCTTCATCTGAATGAACAACCTTTTTCCTAGACTTCGATTTTCTATAAGTAGGCTTGGGAACTTTCGGCAAAGCCTCAACACATCGTTCTATCCTATCTGAAATAAGATCGCCTACCATATGACGAGTATTCTGTCTCTTATCCTGATTCCTAGTAAGATGCTCTGAATAAGCTCGTCTCAAAGATTGTTTTACTCTGCCTTTTACAGGATCATATAGATCAGTTAAAGACCAATTAGTACTATTATACTTTCTTTCGCACGATTTTACACTTCTCTTCAATTCCGTTGAAATAATTTTGTAAGGAATTCCTTCTTCTCTTAGTACGTACAAGATTTCTGTTTCTTTATCAGTCCAAGCCTTGTTATGTTTACTCATCAGCGTTTCCTCGCATTTCTTATCTTATTTTGCTTAATAAACTGTTCGAAATACCCTCTCAGTACCCTGCTATGTGCTGATTGCATTTCCTTGGCATGACTCCTAGTAACACCATTTGGGTTGATCCTATATTTTATCAGCGATATAGGGATATTATGAAATCTCAATCCCTTCAATGCTGCTCTTGTCCACAGATGCAAATCTGGCACCGTATAAATACTCTTGTCCAATGTATAGCCCCCAAGTTCTAGAAAGTCCTCTCTCTTAAACATTGTAGTCGGGTCTATCATGGGATTCATACTACGTAAAAACGATCTCACAATATTATCATGATTGACTGGAGGGTATGTCATAAACCCAGTGGTTTCTCCCTCAACGTTGATTTTAGCGGCATGAGCACCCAAGCAAAACAAATTATCGTAACTCTCATGACTTTCTACTTGAGCAGTCAATCGACCTCTTATACTTATATCATCACCATCGTGGATAGCGACGTATTTGCCTTTCGCAAAATCTATAGCTTGATTCCTTCTAGTAGGAATTCTTTTATTGTCTTTATAGTCGTAAAGCTTTATTCTATCATCTTTTATGGATTCTACAATATCCCAAGTAGCGTCAGTAGAACCATCATTAATTATGATAAATTCAAAATCTTTGAAATCTTGTTCTACAATTGATTCCAGAGATTCACGAACATACTTCTCGCAATTGTATAAAGTTGTTATAACGCTAACTAGTGGCTTCATATTTAGTGCCTAAAGTGAATAATTCATGATATATAGGAACAATTTTTTCCCATAAATATTTTTCTTCTATTTCTTTCCTACCTTCGTCTCCAAGTTGTTTTCTCAGATGATCATCGGATAATATGTCATATAGGTATTTCACAAAATAATCATTTGACTCTGCATTGTAGGTAGCAAATCCCTCTGCATCCTTAGAACGGTACGGAACTTGCTTACCTCCTTTAAGCTGTCCAATATTACCTACTGGCATCGCTACCCAAGGAGTCCCAGAAGCCATAGCTTCCAGTATCACTATTGGAGCTACTTCTTTTTGCGATGGGAAAACAAAAACATCTGCCTCTTTGTAAGCCTCTAATACTTCTTTCCTAGCTACATCAGATATTACTTTAGAAGGGAATTTAGCACGCTTTAACATCTGTCTAAATTTGTTTCTAATATTATTCGCTACATAAAAATTGACGGTGCTGCATATAAATACAGCAGTAAAATCCTGTCGTTGTTGATATAGTTTGTCAAGTATCGGTAACAGATATTCCTGACCCTTACCGGGAAAGAAGTTAGATACACAAAGAACAATTTTCTCAGTATCTATTTTGTGTTTTTTACGAAAGTCAGAAGAGTCTACGTCAAACTCTTTGATAGAAACTCCATTTGGTATAACATGAACGGGTATATCCGCATCTTGACAATACATGTAATCTTGATAGTTGTCTGAATGTGTAATCACATTATATTGATTGTATTTCCTTTTGAATTTATAAAATAAACTCTTATTCCCTGACAACATATTATTCATACCCACTAGAGCGATGCTGTATTTCGAATCTGTAAACTTATTACTATTCAAAATATCCGGCCAATATCTAAAGCAATCGCTATATATAAAAACGTGGTCTGGTGAGATGGAAACAAGTTGATCCCTAAATGCATTAGCATCTATACCGCATTTCACTATTTCTACACCATTTTGAGAAATCTTTTTCTCTATTAATACTCTACTTATTATGGTACATTCACAATCAAAGTCGTTGACAAAACTTTCAGCAATGTTTTGGATGACTACCTCAGTACCTCCTACATGAGGAAAACTGTGATTAGCTGCTATAACAAGTTTAAATTTATCTGTCATTTAAATTCCGGCAAATCTATCTGCCTTATAGTAGGAAGCTTTCTGTTCTTCCACTTGTCCCTAAATTTTTTCCAACTGCGAAGAAAGACTTTTTGTTTTTCCTGCTGATTAGCTCCAAGAGTCTGGTGAGCCATATGCACTATTTTTGACTTTATATTCCATCCTATTTTGAATCCAGCGTCATATGCTCTAAAACAGTAATCAGGGTCTTCATAGTATGCTGGATAAAATTGTTCATCAAACATACCAAGAGACTCAATCACATTCCTACGTATTATCATGCCTCCCCCTCCCACATAAGCGAAATGTTCAGATAAATGCGTATTTTTCTTGATTGGGAAAAACTTATTATCCATTTGCCATGCTTCTACGCTTACCAGATCGTAACCTCTCCCCATAACTCCAATGTGTTGTTCTAGCCAACCCTCTAATACGAATTGATCGTTGTCTATAAACATAACAAACTCTGGTTGTATCCTCTGTTTCATACACAGGTTACATCCTAACGTTCTGCCACCTGCAACACCTAAATTTTCTTTAGAAAGTACTAAAGTAGCATTGTCTTTTTCTTTCAAGTATTCAGACAAAAATGTTGGAGTTGAATCAGAAGAATCATTATCTATCATCATAAGATTGAATGCATCCGATGGGGTATTCCTATACAGAAGGCGCAAAAAATCTTGCGTAACTTTGACGTTGTTATGACACAAAACAACTATGTTAAGATATGCATCCTGCTTAGGATTTACTATAATCTCATAATACTGCTTCATATTTATAATGTACATTAACTATTAGACACAATCATATCCCATTGGCTTATAGAGGGTCTAGCCCTACAGTTATGGATACCGTTCGTCCTGCACAAGTGCTCAACCCGCCTAATTCATATTGACCGCTTACAACGTCTCCGCGACAACATATAAGTCCAGTGACTTCATCTAATCTGTCATTAACCATATCTAAGCACGGACATTCATCTGGACTGCCTCCGAATAAAGCAACATCTGCATCGTCATCATATATCTGAGAATACCATTCTTGCTCATTTTCACAATATACTATGGTCAATGCTACATCGCTATCGTTCGGATTTCTATACCACCAAGTGCAAGATGACTCTAATTTAAGATAACTATCAAACGTGTATTCTCCATTTATTCTATCGTAACATACATTACCTGCAACAGCATCTACAGCAACCGACGCACGACGACCAATCTGTGTCCCATTGCAATCAGTACATGGTTCGTCTGAACAAGGAGTAGTCGATGATGAAGAACTAGAACTACTCTCTGGGAATGGACTCAAAGGATTACTGTTGGGGTCTTCTAAAGAATACATATATCCAAAGCCATAGAGATTAATACTAGTATCCGTTGATGCGTTTTTAACCTCTACCCCGGCTTTAATGACATTAGGATTATCTATTCTTATAACAAGATTGCTATCTTGTTTAGTATCGAAGACTATATATCCGTCTCTAGGATACACAATGTAATCCGAAGACGATATAATGTTGTTATCTCCATCATAAACAGTAACCGAAGAACCTGAGTCCCAGCTTCCGTAAGTCGCATTGAAAATAAATTCATCTACACTTATAAGAGGCTCTACTCTATTTGACTGGACTGTCCCTTCTCTAATAGGAATAACAACTCTACCAGCTTGCTCCTGAGCAGGTTTAGAACTGCTATCAAAATCTAGCCAGTTATGAGAATAATTCCAAGTTGTTATACCCATGTTTACTTCTGTATTTGGACTATCTAGATTTACGCTTGGATTAACCGCTACAACCACTTGTTGAACTTCATCACTCACATTATCTGCATCAAAGTATATATAGTCAGAACGACTTTTGATGTATCCTATTTCAATTTCAGTTACGGCAGGAGAAGCTGGAAGAGGAATAATCTCATACTCAGGAGTATTTCCTTCGCTTAAACCACTTATCAGTTCCGTGCTGAATTTAATATATCTACCAGAAAGACCATCGAAATCTGCTTGGTCATTAGCTTTAAATTTTATAGTCCAATCAGTATACTGATAATTGTCGTCACTAACCGACATTTTCCATCTGCCGTTAGTATTCGTATACAATCTAAAAAATACAGTTGCAGAGTTGATAAAAACCACTTCGCCCACATCAATAATAAATTCAGCTAATCCATTACCCATAGAACCTTTGGCTATACCTGCCATAATATAAGCAACATCGTCTACAAAATTCTCATCTACTATACTAATGTTTTGACCACCTGTACCAGAAGCAACCTGATCAACTTCTCCGTACTCTCCGCGATCTCTCAATATATCTACAACAGATGGAAGATCAACGTTGAAATTACCGACAACAACAGGAACCTCTTTGAACCCGTTTATAGTATTCACTTCTTCTATCGCCTCGTCTATAGTCTTGATAGAAGAGTTGGGTTCATTATCAACGTATGAATAAATAACTTTATTTTCTCCATCATACGAGACGCCTGAGAACAACACCGACATATCATATAGGGCGTCAAACCATGGAGAACTACCAATATCTAAAAATTCTGGCAAATTGTCAATCAACGTTATAGCGGATTCGCCATCAACAGGAACCCCATTTGTAACGTCCTCAACAAAAGGAGACCATGCGATACCTGCCAAAACAGGCATGTTGGATATATCAGATTGTCTAGCAGGTGGCGAAATAACGAAGAACTGATATGGAGATGTAATTGCAATCTCTGCCAAGTGAGCAATCGTTATATTAGAAGCTACAGAAACACACACAGCTTCTGGAACTACAGGAAGAACAGAATCTTCTTTAACCGTATTTATAAGAGTTTGTCCATAGTACGTACTGTCAACAATAGTAGACTGCATAATAAGCTGATATCTTTCTTGTGACTGACCTTCAGACAAAACCAATCCATCGGTTGTAACGTTCTTAAGAACATCGTCTGATCTTGGCTCAAGTTGAGATATAGTTTGACCATCACTCGATGTATCAGAATCGTCTGCAAGCAATACATGATATCTCGTCAAAGCATCTTCAAGAATAGGAAGCAAAACGCCTGACTTGTCTTTGTCTTGAACATATCCCTTAGAAGCTACACCGACATTACTCACTGGCTCTTCGCCAGCTTCATCCGTTAATGTTGTTCTATATTGGGCGTGCTGATGAGCATTCAACTCTATATTATCTGGATACATGTTAGAAGATATTTTTAAAAAGCCAGAACCTTTGCCGCTCTCCATACCACCAACCAAAGCTACATAATCGCTACCAGCAATAGATATGATAGCTGCGCCTGCTCCGTTCCTAGCTTTAACAGTCGTATCATATTCTGCCAGATCGTATATAGGATTTACGCCAGGTCCACCATCTGTAATCTGCTCAAAGGTTCTAAGAGTAAATGAATCATTACCGATACCAGCCAAAGCAAAATGTTCTGGCGAGGATGATGCAGAAGCAACGAAATATCTTGGTACAACATTTACATCAAACCTTTGTTCTGATTTTGCTAAAGCTCCGTTTGTTATATCATACGTGTATGCATCTGTAAGCATAAACAGAAGCTGTGAACTGTTTTGCCATGCACCGCCGAATACAACAATCTGGTTTCCATCCAAAAAACTAGCTGGCCCAATTCTTAAGTAGTTATCTAACTCAGTTTCCGCGATGATATCAGAATATCCCCACGAATCAGATGCTATATCGTAATAGAAGACCCTATCATTATGGTCTATTGTTAAACCGTCTTCAGTAATAAACCTTACACCAGAAGTTACATAGACCCTACTACCGTCGCTATGTGCCACGCCGTAGGCGTTTCCATAAGTAACTGGGTCTATAGTCCCAGCGATAATAGAAGGCATAGAATCTAGAGTTTCCCAACTATCTGCTGTAGTATCATATCTTTCAGCAACTTGAGAAATTTCTAGAGAATTATCTATACGATTATATACTACTCCACCAAATACATATATGTAGTTACCCTCAACAGCAGAGACAGCTCCCATTCTAGCCGTTGGCATTGTTGTCATGGTAGCCCAAGTATCCGCAGCAGGATCATATTGTTCTACTCGATTGGTAACTTCTTTACCATCAATGCCTCCGATGGCATATATTTTATTACCTATAACCTCTACTGACAGATGGCCTCTAGGATAAGCCATATTCGCCAAATCAACCCACGTTGCTGGTGCTACGCCTATTTCAGAAGCTTGAATTCTATCGCTAAATATGCTTGGAATCGCAGTAACAGATGGACTGTTCTTAACATCTTCGGCATCAAACGAAATTTCCACGCATCTGGTAACCGTTCTATCTACGCTGCCGACTCTATTATATGAAACAGACATATATACCTGAGACAAGAAGGTTTTTCCTTGTGGAGTTGCTTCAAAAGCCAACTCCGCATAGCTTCTTGCAACAGAATCTACGGCAGAGTCTATTGACAGACTTGTGTTTATAGAATCTTCTTGCGTTTGAACAAGCTCATCATATAGACTTAAAACTTGCGGAGTAATAATAGTTCCATCTGGAACAGGCAAACCAGCAAAAGATACATACGTGATAAAGCTATTCTCGCTTACCCCGTCAACCAAGAATGTCTCGATAGATACATTCCCTATTCGTTTGTCTGCTACAATCAATTCCAGAGGTTCTTTCGGAATCATGATTGTTGGTGGAATGCCATCATCATAATCTCCACCAGATCGAAGCGTTACAACCTTTTCATCGAATACAGATGTTATTGATCCGGTCACAACTACTTCTTTGAAGTATCTGGCCTCTCTTATAAGTCCTAAGCAAGAACAACTATTATGCTTGATCCTAGAGAATCCTATAGTTCTTTGTTCATCTAAAAATTTATTCAATCTGAAGTATACATATGTACTTCCATCTTTTTCTATTTCTACATATCCATATCCTGTAGATATAACAGCATTAGAAGTATCTAACCATTTTTGTCCCGTATAGGGGTCTATATGTTCTACAACATCTCCAGAAATAATTTCTACATCTGGATCATCTGTATCAATTCTAACCTTTTGCCCCGGCTGTAGAGCATAAATGGTTTTCCCAATTTCGCTCATACAATCACGAAAACAACTAGAGTATTTTGTATTAGACGAAGATGCATCGCTAGTAACAAGCATACGAACATAATCACTTCCATCAGACCAGAATTTTTCTTGGAAATTCTGGAATTCCATTAAGAAGTAAGACGAAACCGTTTGTTTTCCAAGATATGCTATTGGAACCAAATCAAAGTTATAGCTATCGGTAACTACGATATTATCACTTATTATAGATGCTGTAATCTCATATTGTTCAAATATAGGATTACCATCATCATCGTAATCAGGAGTATTAACATCAGTTACGGGTCCAAAGAATACATTCTTTGCCACTCCATCCGTAGTATATGAATACACACCATCATAGATAGGAACCAAATCTTCTGAGTAGAATGATCTTTGAATAGCTTGCTCTGATTTTGCATCCAACGACCATCTAACAACAGTATTATCCGTTGGAGTAGTTCTGCTGTTTATATTTTCTGGGTCATCTGGGTCTACGGTATATACTAAAGCAGACTGTTCTGCTCTGTCTATGCCATCTGGTATTAAAGTTCTTGGAGATATCTCTATTTTAAGGGGATTGCCAAAAATGATTTGGATTTTTTTAACGACAACAAACCCACCATGATTGATTGAAACATACAGCATCGTATTTTCTGGTAAATCAGGAGAAAACATATCGACATTTGCAATTAATACACCTTCATCTACATCAGAAGGATTACCATCTTCATTCAAAACCTCTTGCTCTATATTCCTTAAAGTAAATTCATCTTCAGAAGTTTGGTTTATATCAGAAAAACTAACAGTTGTACTTTGATCTCCTGTAACTGGTAATATTCCAGAACACAAATCTACTGTTGAATCAAAAACCCCTACTGTAGAAGTCAAATAACCGACTAAGCTGCTTCCTCTGTACGTAGCAGAAAGCTTAGCAACATAAGGCTCGCTAGCTCCTACATAAATACCATCGTACTGTTTTTTGGATTCTACAACCTGATTATCTAAAACGTTTATAGTCTTTTTACACGATTCTATAACATGCTTAGAGTCTCTATTTATAATATCAAACTCTATCGGATTTTGCCATTCAATCACAACTGGCAAAGAACTATATTCAAAAACTTCTCCTGTACCACCTTGATTAGGTAAAGAAATCTGTAATTTAAGTTCTATCCTTAAACTCTTAATATTTTCGAATAAAGAAGTATCGTCAGCAGTTTGGAATGTTGCCTTAACCGTTTCATCAATAGGATCAGACAGTATAAACTGATATAAATCTTCTACATCCGGACTATTAACCTCAGTTTCACCTACAAATATGTTTTCAGCAGCATCTTCGTATAACTCATAAGATGCATCTGTTTCTATAGACACATCAAAATCAGTTGTTACCGTGTCTCCGTATTCATCTCGTATAGAAGAATAAAATACTAAATCCTGTGCAAAGTATGCAGTTACAGTTCTACTCGTTATAGGATTATTCCAAAACAAATTTATACTATTAGCATCAACTAGTTCGTAGCTTAAAGACTCAACCTCTAGAAGCGGTATCCCAACTTCATTTGCAGATATAGATGGCGTAGATGATGAATTAGCTGCTACAGAAACTCGATTATATCTATCTATACCCACTAGCGTATAATAATAACTGCTTCCATTAATCAAACCCCTGTCTACATAACCGGTATCACTGTAAATGATGCCTTCGAATATAAGTTCTCCATCGCTACCCATATCGTCTACTACAGGAAAAGAATCAGGGGAAGAATATAATCTCATTCTAACTATATTAGTATTCCATATAGTATTATCCCAATTAACATAAATCTTTCTATTGCCTGGCAACACTGTAATATTGTTTGGAACATCGTATGGAGAAACCAAAGAAGTGATGTGTTCTTTAGCTTCATCACTCATATCTGTAATAACCGTTTCTATAGACGTTGAATCTCGTATATCACTATAGTTCCCTATAACGTTAGAAGAGAATATGCGGAAGTATTCAGTAGAACCTAACAGTAGATTATCTCTGTAAGTCGTATAATAATTTCCCGCTACTGCTGCAACATCATATATAACGCTTCCGTCTAACTCATTAGAAGGTAAACTCAAATCTTTCTGAACTATTCGAACTCTTCCGCCAGAAAAGTTGAAATCATCATATACAGTATATTTAAGGACTACTAACCTATCGCCGTTATCTTGATCAGTTCTACTTGAAATAGTAGCATAACGATTTATGTATATTAAATCTCTTATAGTATTATGTACGCTTACTTCGGTTATTTCTCCAAAGAACCTTTCGTGTGCCACTAAAGATGAGTACCCAATAAAAAACTGTAAATCTCCTGTATCCACAGTATTTGTACCCAGAGTAACAGCACCGGCTGGTGTTCCATTGACGTAAAAGATAACCGCGCCAGTTGATTCATCTATAGTACAAGCAACGTGATTCCACTGGTTTTCCGACAATACATTAGCATTCGAATAAACCACATCGCCCACAGCATAGCTTGTTTGTAACCCAAGTCTACCATTTGCCCCATTAATAAAGAATATATAATTAAGTCTAGGTGCTACCATCACATCTTCACATCTAGAAAGAATAACCTCATCATTCAACATAGTGTAAGGATTGACCCATGCCATAAATGTGAATTGAGAACTCGATGAAAGAGCTAAATCCTGTGAATTTGTACTAGACGCAGCAGTAGCTATGCCGTCAAATCTTAAACCAGCGATTCCTACAGGAACATCTAAACTATTTAACCATCTAGGTTCTGCATCAGTTATTGTCAAATCTGTACGAGCATTGAAATCATATACAGTCTGTTCTTGTTCTTCATCTAAATGCCATACGCTTGAAACATATTCATCTACTACAATGCCGGTACCTTTTAGGACTTCACTTTCAAAAATAGGTATTCCATCTGGAACAATTGCTCTTTTAGGAACAACCTTTACAACAACTCCATCGCTGAATAAATAATTTTCATCAAACGTAAAGACTTTGTAGTAATATGTCGTCCCATCAGTTAATCCAACATCTAGTATCTTATTTACTATTCCATCAAAAATAATCTCTCCATCTATAGGACTTGCTGGTGGACTACCTTCTTTTCTAAGAATTCGGAATCCAGAAAAATTGTTAACCGCATCAACGAATGGGTCTTGTGGCCAGCATGGTTCTGACTCTGGAAGATTATCAAACGGATTTTCCTCTTCTATATACCCTGTAAACAACAAAGATAGAGGCTGTCCACCGTACTTAAATATGCTATATTCTAAAGTTCCGGGATACGTGGCAGACAAGCGATTAATCAGCCTTTTGGCTAAAGTATATCTTAATTCGTCTGCATCATTCCATAATACACTACCGCTTTTATCGAATACCATTCCGATTAGTTTATTCGGTAATCTAAGCTCTATATCTTCTCCACCAATCGAATCAGCAATTATTCTCGTATTTATAAGTTGTATGCTTTTGTCGCTAAATACATTTATTTCTTCCGTCTGCTGAGTTCCAGATCGCGTTAAAATTCTTTCATTATCTTCATCTAGGGAATCAAAATCAGAATATATCTTATATGCGTGTTTCTTGCTGTCAATCAAATACCACTTATCACTAGTAAGATCGCCGTGCTGTAAATTATACAAATAATAGTAATAATAAGTAGGAGGGTCTGATATTGTACTAATTGTTGAAATATTTTGTACAAACTGCATCAGGTTCCACTCTTCCCATGTAAGGGTTTCCCATTGACTGATGCACAAATTATACCAATATGTAGTAAAACTCATTTGATAAACAACTCCATGAGGGTAATGAAAGGTTTGATAATCATATTTCTATCTAACATTCAGAATCCCTCTATGTTATATTTTTATAGCAGATGGTCCACATATGTACGGATCGTCATTATCTGTTAATTCCCAGATTAAATAGTTAGTTGCACTCCCCCCGGAACTGAATAAAACAATGGCATATACATCATCCCATAATATCGATAACGAAGAATCCAAAAAACTTAAACTAAAGTTATACCAATCGGAATTTCTTACCTCTCCCAAAGTAGTCTTATAGTCATATATGTATAATGGAGTAGCAGGAACACTTCCTGACCCTACCGAATGTATTTGCATATGCACAGTGATATATGCATTTTGATAATCATTAACATCATCTGGTACTATCGCGGTTTGACTAATACAAAATCTATCTAGAGCATTACCATCTTCTATCATTCGTATTTCTAAAATATGAATGGAATCGTCATCTAAAGTAAAAGTCTGCCCGAACCAACCCCAACCTCCAACAGGTCCAGGTTGATCAACAGAAGCTATTAGAACAGAATCGAGATATAAATCAGCTACAAACCTTCCAGTAGAGGTTCTTCCTCTAAGATAAATATTAACGTCACCATCGTCATCGGCTTTTATGGGATAATATAACGATGCATAGGGACTTAGAGCATCAAGTTCAAGAACATATATACTTCCTTTACCAGAAAAATCTCCATAATCGGTATAAACAATGTTTTTGTTAGTTCTTTGAGTTAATTGAGAAAAATTTAAAGCATCTATTGTTACTGGTCTAGAAACATCAAAATATGGAATGCTATAACCAGATACGGTTTTTAGATACAAAGAAGCTTTTGACGGTACAAACTGATTATAGACATAGAATATTTGAGCTAATTTTATATTGCTAGTTGCTATCTCATAAGATACATCACTAGGTGATAAACCAGCCGTAACATAAATAGAGTTATTATCAGTAAATATATCAGGTGGAAATAGACCAGCAGATATATGCATATAAGACATTACAACTGTACCTCCATCCGACGAGCCGCAGCAGTATCTAACAATCCAAAATTACCGGCAGCACGATTTATATATCCCTCATCACCCGTCGTTGTACGAGTATTTTGCCCTTTAATAGTGGAAATAACAGTACAATTAATAGTAGGAACAGTATTGCCTTGAAGGAAATTATAGAAGTCTAAGACGGTAGCTGAAGCATCGCCTCTTATACCCCAAGTATTGTTTGTTATCCTACAACCCGCCAACACAGAAGGACCATCATCTACATATACACCAGTGTCTGCATTACCATCCGATACACAATTAACCAAAAGATTTTCGTTTCCACTCAACTTAAAACCGTGATCTCCGTTGCTATAAGCTATACAATTATTAAACATAGAGTATGTCGCAGAATATCCATCATCAATATTATCGTGTGAAGTACAACCAAACATCGCGGCATGATAACCCAAAAAACCATGCTGAGCATTGGAATATGCTTGGCATAAAACGTATGCAACATTATCAAAAGCTGTAGTACCAGACCCTCCCCACCCATCACCAGTATTTAACTGAGTACCTAAAGCGTGATGAGAATGACAATTTATAAAAGACCAGTGCTTGCAAGCCGCTCCAGTTACTCCTGCATTATCGTCTTTAGCGTATTTGAATTCGATGTTTTCAAAAATCCAATTATCTATATTGTTAGCTAATATACAATTATTAACAGCACTGTTTCCGTCTAAAGTAGAAAACGTGCCATCTACAATAGGAGAACCTGAATTATAATTATAGCCTATTACTCGTATGGGGCTAAGCTGTGTACCCGATGTTTGGTCTATATCTATAAGAGCCGCCAAAGTAAATGTTCTAGCCAAATTTAATATATCTGCTGCCACAGCAGCATCGCATGCTGCTTGTAATCCAACATTCCCTTGATATGCGTTAGCCCAAGAACCACCGTTATTGGTACCAGTCGTTAGCTCCCCATCTACATAAATGTTTGCCATTTCAAACTCCCATTAAAAAGGTACACCCGTCTTAAGTGTAATCGGATAAACAAGAGAAGATACCCTTAGTTTATCGTGTCCAAATGCCCAAAATTCATCACCAACATAAATTATCTTATGAATTGTAGACATACCTGTTACGCATAAATCTTTAGGAATATAGCTACCATTATCGAATAAATAGATAGTTCCATTTGCCATGCCAGAAACAAACTCAGTCCCATCTCCACTCACAGCTACTGCATTAAACTCCATTGATGAAGATTGGGTTAAATCATTTAGCAAATCTACAACCGATGTAACTACGGAACTGCTGAAAAATGAACCTCCATCATATCTTAATCCGCTTACCGTAGCCAAAACCATATTATTTCTATATCTGATTATATCACCGACAACTACTGTTCCAAAACTTCCTGCATAAGACCAATGAATACCGTCAACCGAATAATACAATTCATTGTTTACTATCATGAACAAGTTATTTGAGTTGAAGAAGATTACTGATGACGTTTCTTTATTAGAAAGAAAAGCGTCTGCTCTACCATAATATGCATTCAGTATATTTAAATCTAATTGATTGACAACTCCATCTCCATTCGCGTCTCCTTGAGAAAATGTTTTATCGGTTCCAAGCCAATTATTAGAAATAACAGCCAAATCATAAACATCTACTTTACCATCTTGATTAAAATCTGCTGGTAATTCTCCATCTGCTCCAAACTTGAATACCTTAGTCCATTCGTCTACACTATTATTTAGATAATATACTCCATCTTTTGCAGCTATAACTTTGGTATTTCTGACTATGGCAAAAGCTAAGAAATCGCGAGACAAATTATTCATATTTTGTTTTTCCCACGTTACACCAAAGTCTGTACTTGAATACAATCTATCTTTAGTAAGAAGATAAATCACATCTCCTGATCTTACTATATCACGAACAGGTTCTTCGTAGCTCCATGTGCTAAACGCTTCAACAGATAGTTCATAATTTACTGTACTTACTGAAATAAGTCCAGATTCTGAACCAACGAAAACCTTGCTAACTTCTGGAATATACAAAACTGCATTGGGATAATTAACAGAAAGTCCCAAATCTCCACAATCTACATGTTCTGTATAGTCAATCGTAGAATTTAATGTATCATACCATGCCTTGTCACGAGGGATAATGTAACTAGTTTGCAAAGGAGGATATAGCTTCACATTACCACAACATTCATCTTTATCAGATTCCTGAGCGACAGGCCATGTCTTTTCGAAGAACAACCCAGTCTTTACAAGATTAGAGTCAGAGGCTATAGCCAAACCAGACGCTGGTAAACCTGAATTTATATGTTCTATGTTATCATCTATTTCCTGATGAGAATAAACCATATCAACATTAAATGTTGTTCCTGTTATACTTATGGCTAAATCATCATATTTATCAAAAGTGCTGGTAAACAGTGTAGTACCGTCAACAATGTTCAATTGAACAACATCTTCCTGTATTATCTCTACGCTGGGAATATGATCTACCAAAGTATAATCAGATAACAACGTATCATCTAAAGTAGACAATACTCTCTCAAATCCTACTAAAGTATAATCATTATCATCATACTCGATCAGAGATATAAAACGAATTTGCCCTAAAAACTGGGAATACGTTTCATTATATAGACCAACTATATTAGATGCTACATCTTGCAATGTTTCGTCATCATCAAGTATTTCTGTACCCGCGATTATATCTTGAAATCTTTGTACCTCTGCCAAATATTCTTGACTCAAAGGAGTAGCGGTTTCGCTATTTGAATTTGTTTCATCGAACGTAGGAAATACAACTTCCGTGAAGGATGAAACCAACTGACCACTAGTTGCGCCGGTTACGGAAGTAATCTGTATCTTATTTTGCAGGACGCTAACAGATTCAATATATTTTTGATCAATCCAGCCGCCATTTTTAGCTCGATAAAGCTGATACTGGTTAGCTACCAATACTTCTGCATCTTCATCTATCAATCTGCTGAATGAAATAACGTTATTAGTAGTATCATATACGAATCCCAGCACCTGTCTTTCTCCATTAACGTAAACCGTAGGAGTCTTTCCGTTGAGATTTTCATATAAAATAGACATATCATCTATGTCTGTTCCACTGAATAAGTGTTCGTCAGAACCTATATATAATATAGAATTAACAACGTCTATGGATGTAACTTCTGTCTTACGAGCAGCAAATCGTATATCGCTGGCATCTTCGTCAAATTGGACATCGTTACTACTGTGTATATTATTTCTGGAAACTCTTATACCGTCATTGCTGTTAATAATAAGATGACTGTCATAAATCACAAATTTTCTGGATACATCTGAATTCAGGTCTCCAACTTTTAATAGATTATCTGAATTATTAGCTGCGACTTTTCTCCAGATTTCTCCGTCCGTCAAAGCAAACAAAAAGCCGCTATCTTCTGTGAACTGATATATAGGTTGTTCTTCATCAAACTCCGATGTATAAGACCACGTTATGCCATTATTATTAGTTTCAAACAATCCAATTTCCGTACTTACTACAAGTCTACTCCCAACTGAATCTAACCAAAGTCCATAACAGTCCGAAGTTGTCGCACCGATCAATCTTGTCTGCTGCCAATCCAGATAATCTCCCACGTCTCCAGGTTCTAGTATATAGACTCCCAAATTCGTACTGATAAATATATTTTGAGACGAGTCTTCAACTATATCTCTAACTGCTGATACGTTCTCAATTTTGTTGGTCCTTACCCATGTAATGCCGTTATAACTCAAATATACAGTATCGTTACCTAGAGCATAGTATCTACTAGATACAGGAGCAAAATATAAAGCATGGATCGGGCCATCTCCTATAAAAGAAACAACCCAGTTTGTTCCGTTATCAAGACTAGATAAAATTCCCCAACTTGTCGCCGCAATCAGTATATATACATCTCCTGTAGGGGTAGATGAAGAACAATCAAACGGGAATTTAGACCATTCGTTAAAAAGAAGGTCATCCCATTCTGGAAATATCAAATCTTCCCAACAAAGTTCAACCTGATTTGGTACAATCGCTTGCATTACTTGATAAAACGTAACAGAAGTTCCTACTGTTTCATCAACATCGCTAAAATTATTTTGTGCAATTGTAAACCTAAAGCCATCGGAAGTCTGCATTCTTAACTGTACAGGAACAAGCTCTTCAACCGTTCTACCTAAATGGTCTAAGATCGGAATCTGTTCAACGGCGAATGCGTCTCCTTTAACCTGTTCACCGAACACCTGGGAGACTTTCTCTTTCGGTAACGTATTCTGAGTTTCATTAACTCCAACTAGTTCTACACTTATATTGTCAGATTCAGTTGCTCTTTCAAAAATGACTGTACCTAGTAAATCATCAACCTCATACATCATATTAGGCAAAGAGCCATCGACTTTAACAACGTATGAAGTAGCGCCTGTTAAATCTTGTACAGTGCCATATTTCTTATTATCTAGTGTAGTCCACTCAGTAATAACTACATTTTCTCGAAGATCGATTCTTCGGTCTTTTTCTGTAGTAAATATGTGTTGATGCTCATCAGTTTTTTCATTGATATAATCTAAAAGTGGGTCTCTCCATTGTGCAAGTTGATTAGATACAGATGAATCTACAGTAACTAGACCTAAAGTAGTTGTTACTTTTGCTAATACAACAGAATCAACAGGCGCGGAGGGTGATGTAGATACAAACAATCTCGCCTCATCTCTAAACTGTCTTACCATATAGTAGTAAGTCTGGCTATCTATTGCAGCGTCTATATCTGTATAACTTGTTTCATACCTATCAACGCTATCTACTTTCTCCCATGCATAAGTGTTGCCATCTGACCTATATATTTCATATCCATCAAAAGCCTCTGCGTTATCAGGAGCATCCCATGACAGACTAATATCGAAATCATCTGCAACGCCTGAATTAGTAGCAGCCATTCCACCGGGCTGTATTGTTGTATGAGAATATCCGCCAAAAGCATAAATCATGTCATAATAATAAAACTCATCGTCTATTGGATTGAGGGATTCTCCACCAAATTTGCTAACAGCGGTTACGAAATAGTAGTATCTAGATTCAAGCTCAGCAGTATAATCCGTATATGATGTTAATGAACCAGGGATGGTATCGATGAGAGAAAAATCACTAGCAGTAACTGATCTCTCGTCATAATCTGATCTCCATATTTTGTAATACTCTGTTGGCTGATCATTTCTTGGTTCCCACCCCAAAAATACACTTCCAACACCTGACAAAGCAAATTGTTCTAAAGGTATATCAGGAGCTTCAAACGCTTCGACAATTAGTGATTTAGAAACAGTACTGCTTCTATTTTCATATTCATCAACTGCATACAACTGTATAGAATAAGTAAAATTACCTTCAATGTTTTCTTTGGTAATAACATATGATGCAGCTTTACCTATATTAGTAGAATTTTCTAATACCGTTTGAGCACCGGTAGATGTATTCTGCTTTATAACAGTTATTGTATTGTGATTAAATATATCTACACTATTCGTCCATGAAAAATGTATTCCATTATCAAAATATGAAACAACGTTCAGGTTACTCGGAGATGCAGGAGAAACAAAATTCCTAGTTTCTATTCTTCCAACTACGCCATTATTGACATTCCCATCCGAATCCCTACCTTGAACTTTAATTATATAATCAGTTCTTGGTAAAATAGGACTTATTAATCCGTCAACGTTAAACAAAGATATTTCTAATGCATTAGAGTTGGTTATAATAATCTCATCAGATGTAGTTATCCCGTTTTCTATTAATGTAATTATAAAAACATCTGCGAATGTTCTATATGGGTCTATTCCGGGAATAAATGAAATGTTCAACAACACACCGTTTTCAGAAACACTGCTTTGCAAATCGTATATTGTCAAGTCACTTATTTCTTGCGGTCCAATGTTAGATACAGGAGTTGCTATCTTTACTAGACCAGGAGACTTTACGCCGTTTGGATTCACTACATAGAATTCAACTTTGTACGATGTCTCATTATCAAGCCCCAACATAAAAAGATTAGTAGCAATAGAATCTGCGGTGTAGACAGATATAGAACCAGTCTCTTGATGTTGCTCATCTAACTTTTGAACTCTTGCCTCATAGTAAGAAACGCTGCCTATTTTAGGAGTTTCCCAAACTAATTCTAGTTGACCGTCGCCTACAAAAACCAACAAGAACGATGGATTTACTGGTGACGTTGTATCAACAGGAGTAGTAATTGTAACAACAGCAGAAGTGACGCTGTTATTACCACTATTATCGACAGCTATAATCCTATAAGAATATGTCGTGTTGTCGCTGACATCCGTATCTATATAGATAGGATCAGTCTCTTGAGAAACTTCTGCAAACACCACGCCATCTATACTTTTCTCTATAGAATAATAAGATAAATCAGGTTCTATGTTGTTATTCCATGCTATCGTAATAGAGCTGTATATAGTTCTAGCGGCATGAAGTCCAGTTGGCATATCTGGAGGTGTCGCATCAACATAAATAACGCTTGCCCTTTCAGAAAACGGGCTAAAGGATGCTATATAGTCTCTTTTTCTTTGCATATAAACATACAAAGTAGTGTTATCTGTTATATCAACATAAAATGATTGGAAAGTTCTCGTAATGTTGCGATCTATTAATCCAAGGCCAGACGTAACTTTTACAGACAGTGTAGATGTAGTACTATTATCTACAACAGACCATCCATCTATAACGCCGTCTGTAATTAAATCTGCAAGAGATGCAAGTTGATTATCTATGATTACAAAACGTTCTTTATCTGAAGCAGCAGAATATACATCACCATCGGTGAAGGCAATCAAACCATATTTTTTAGTAGATATAGGCATTATAGATTAAGCATTATCTTGCTTCCGTTTTCCATTTCAAATATCAAAGCAAAGTTTTTAACAGTTGGCAAATTAGAATATTGATCACATGTAGTACTTCCGCCTGAAACAAAAGTATAACCAGATGATTCAGATACAAACGAAGACCCGTCAAAAGCATCTATAGTTAGATAATATACTTTGTCTTGCACAAACGTAGACAAGTCTGGGTAATATGAAACGTTGATAGCATCACTTGCACCAACCGTATATCCTATTAACGGAATATCATATTTGTCATCTATTACCCAACCCTCTTGATCACTACCGCTGTATGCCGTAGTAAATAAATCTGTCAAAAACTCATCATTATAAAATCTAATTCTAAAATGGAACGTGGCCGAAGATGTAGATTCGTTAACAAACACAAAGTCTACGAAGTTTGTAAAATTAACAGCGTACGGGTTATGAGACCCTGTTCCTGATACAAGTTTGATACCTACTCTAAGATTTTCGCCTGGTTGATCCAGTGTAAACACAGAATTTTCGGTTATCACTTCATAATCATTATCAAAATCAACTGAATTTGTTGTATTGATTCCAAATTGTACAGTTGAACTGTTAGGGGTAGTAATTCTGCTTGTAAGAATACCTCTTATAACATTGTTAGATAAAGAAAAATTACTAGTAAAGAAGTAAGCACTTGTATCTGCAAACGGGAATCCTGCGATACACCCAGAAATTATATCTATAACAGCCGTACTTGCATTAAAATCTATTTGAGAATCTAAAGATATACCCGGCAATACAGCCAACTCGTTCACAAAGTAATTATCTACTGTAGGATATTTATATTTCAAAAATATCGTTTGTCTAAGAAGATTGACAGTAGCAACTTCTCCTAACAAACCTAAATTAGGAACAGTAATAGCTTGTATGAAACTGTCTAAAGATGCATGAGTTAAAATACCCACATTATCTAGTTCTGTATGATCTAAAGTCGGTATTCTTCCTCTATCGACTCTACCGTTTTCTATTTTAGATGCATCGAAATTTTCTATTCTAGCGCCGGGAAGTTGGTTTTTAACTTCTTTTTCAAGGTCTATTTTTGTGGGTTCTCCACGATGCTTATGATCATCTACAGTATCTTGAATAATCTGTTGAAAAGTTATAAGCTCTCTTACCGTATTATCTAGTAATAATATACCATTATCTGATGTAGTAACAGAAGCTATCTTCAGCATAGTAGATGTATTTGGTAAAACAGAATTTGGTGTTGCTAAAACAAAAGATGGAAGTCTGTCAGTGACTGTAGAAGCTACCAATACGACATAGATATCTGTAGTAGTGTTGGGGATAAGCCCGTCGATACGATCAGGAAAATTCGTGACAGCGGAGATACTATCTATAACTCCACTTCCTTCTGTTATGCCGATACTTATACCAGTTTCTTCAGTGAACCCATTATCATACACTTGCCATCCAGTTATAACACCGTTACCAAAAATTTGGTACATCCCGAATATTTGCCTATCAATTAGCGTAAATCTATCAACTTCTTTTTGCATATTAATCGGAGTGTCTAACTCATCTCCAAAGTCGAAGTACGCCATTTTATAATAAGGAGTCAAACCTGCCATAATTATCTCCCAACAGAGTTCCCACCACCGGCTCTGCCTACAATATGAATATCTCTATTGGCATATGAAAATCTCCTAACCTGGTGGGCATGAAGAGACCTAAAACCACTTACAACAACCTGTGTAATGTTTTCCGTACTCCTACTTCTATTAATCGACTGATCCGTAGCTCTACCAGTATATTCTTTTACGGTATCAGTATAATCTTTATAAACATGATTCATTGTTATTGCCTTTCGTTATTAGGAATCAGTACCTGGACGAGCGAAGCCCTGCCATTGAGTAGTCGGTGCGGGTAAACTAGGTACGCTACTAAGATTGCCGCCTTCACTAAATCCAGCAGGTTGATACCATTCGCCTTCTACTGTCTGCCACCATTTATTTGCAGATGGATCAATTTCTGATGATATATTCGTTATTATCAAAGGTTGACCTTCAACAATAGCTAAGTCGAAACACCGCATTGGCAACCCGTATGACTCAAAAGATGCTACGGCAGGAGGAACATACAGCTTTTGATAATGCTGAATAAGATTAGCTAAAGCTTTTACGCTTCCAAATATACCATCTTGTTGTAAGTATGTCTTTCTATATCCCAAAAAACCTGATTTTGATGGGTCTTGTATAGATTCTTTATTAATATCATCAGCAATAACCAACTCAAAATCAGGAGTACTAGTCATAACATGAATATTATTAATAACATCTTCCATGCTAGCCTGTATTGTAAAAGTATTAAATATCTGTTGACCATAATCATCTGGCGCGCTAGTAAAATACCATAAAGTCAAATCTTTCTTAATTTTTTCTATACTATCTTTACCAAACAAATATGTATCAAATGGCAAACTTTCATAATGGAGCATACCGTGTGCATCAAAGAATATAACCTTGCCTGAACGTACCGTTAAATCATGCATTCCTTCCCATATAGATTTTCCATCCTCATATCTAAAGAATGGCTGAGTCAATCTTTGATATGAAGCAGGCAAGGCGTAAGGCTTAGCTTTAAACATCCTGCCATCAGGAGTGGGAATTCTATGGTAATCATTTCCTTTGTGTTCAGCGGCACGACTAACTAGATATCCGGGATCAAACAGTTTTTTATCTTTTATTCCTGATAGCTCAACCATCGTTTTTATTGCATTTAAATCTCTCATACCATCAAAAAACGGAGAATTAAAAAACAGTTGATCTTCTATAATCTTACTATAATCATAAATCTGAGATTCCATAACTCTTTTACCTGCTTCTTTTGTTATGGTTCCTCCGTAACAAATACCAGTAAACAATTTATACATGCCCGGTAATCTAGAATAGTTACAATCAGGCGTAAGGTTATAGTCTCCATATCCTGCCCATATTTCTATATAAAAAGCTTTATCTTGAAGATTCTCTACTCTTGTAGCTGTTTCGTCTGCTCTCATTCCGGGATTAATCAGAAAGTTGATACTTCCTGTATGTTCTATTTTATGAAAATCTGAAGCCGTCCATGTCTCTGAAAAATTCATTACCAGGTCGCTCGCATCTATTTTATTTGCACCCCACGCGCTATCATCTCTCGGAAAAGAAACCAACCTTATATTACTCAAAACAGGAGTAACACAATTAGGACATGTCCAACTTCTGTCTTTGGTGGTTATCGGAGTACCATCAGTTCGTTGAAGTGCTTGAATTCTGTAATCAAATGGATGACTACCTGCTACTAGTTGAGCATAGACAAAAAACTTCATGGCTTGATCGGTACTTTTTGTAACATCTGGTATCATAGACAAATTTATTCCAGAAAAATTAGGATCATTCTCTGTCATTTCTTTTTGCAATTTAAATAAACTTGACAAACTCGTATTAAGTCTTTTGATCTTTTGATTAACTATTTCTATTTCTGCTAACCTTTTTTCAATTTCAACTTGATCTATAGGGTCTTGTTGAGATAAAAGTATAACAAGTTTAAACAGAAGAGAAGCATTTTCTTGTTCATTAGCGATGTCGATTTGTAAACCCTGTATCTGTTTCCCATATAAGATAACAGCAGTATTTCCGGGAAAATCTTTTAAGCCATGGCCCAAGGTAGCGTATGGAACAAATGAAGTAGCATGTTCTTTTCTTATTCCCATTGACCCATCGGACTTTACTTCTACCGAATATTCTTCTATTCTTTGCGCATCACATGTAAAAATTGGTTGTTTATCTCTCTTTCTCCTATTAACAAAAAAATCATCTATAATGTTGGATACTCTCGCAGGAGGGCCACTTAAGGTTTTTTCTGGTAATATACTTATATCTAGCCCACCATCTTGCGCACTCAATAAAGAAATATTGCCATATGTCCCTTTAAATGGTAATTCAAATTTTTGCCTCTTTTGTATAGAATCCGGAGTAGATACGTTCTTATCCGATACTGGTAAAAGCAAATTATAATATGACTGATATTGTAAAATGCCGAATATGAAGCCTGCTGGTTTATTTCCTCCCCATACTGTCATGCCACCATGATCCACCTTTCTTGCTTTGTCCCACCCTCCTGGCACAGTAACAAGTTTAACATCCTTGTCGCTTAAAGATAATTGTTCTATAACCCAAGGTTGATTTTCGTATCCAGAAAAGGTGATCACTAATTTCCCTAGATGATTTCTAACTGTCATACGGAATGACCTTCTTTTTAACAAAGATATTCCTTTTATTGGAGCATACGATCCCAAATTATACGAACGATATTTACCATTTTGTCGAACAACCCTAACAATAGTGGGGTTGCTTTTTTCTGTAATAATTATAAAGTAATTATGGTCAGGACTATTTACACCAATCTCTACTACATAGTATGCTTGTTTGTTAAAATCTAATAAAGCTTTGGAGCTTTCTACAGCTTTATATTTTTCTATCTCATCTGTACCATCCTTAAAAACTGCTTCATAAGAAACTACCCCATTATTCTCCGGAACATCTGGCCCCGATAAATCAACATTTGCATACACATCTAACGCCTTATATTGTGGCCTTGGATAAGAATGGAAAGCTGTAGATTTAACATTAGAGATATCTGACTCGTGTGATGCAGGAATAAACTCTATGAAAAAATCTTCTCCATAGAAAAGAGGTACATGCTTCTCTAATCTCCAATGAACAGGAGTGGTCACATACGTTGGCGGAGTACCTGAATACTTCTTAGTTTTATTCTTTGCTTTTTGAAAAGGGAAGACTATCCTAGAATCTCGTCTTTCGTCAGAAGTGGGATATCTACCACGATCACTATCTGGAATTCTTACATCACCGGCCAAATTTCTTGGTTTATTCGCGTAATCCCACCTAGCTGATATACATTTTTGACTTCCTATGGCATTACACCTTCTAAGTTTAGGTTGATATATAAGATCACTAGGATAATCGAAAACGCTTCTTTGAATAACCCAACCAAAGTGTTCAAGGTAATCAGGAGGATAATTCTCCAACGTTACCAGAGGTTCATACCAATCTATCAAGTCTTCACCCGTGTTGATCCCGGGCGTAGTCAGAGGAGATACACCTAAGAAATTTGATCTATATACATAATCTTCTTTTAAGTATATTCCAGGTTGACCTATAACAAAAGACAAGTCTTTAAAAACATCTTCTGGGAAAGTTTTTACTGTATCGTTATTAAAAACAATACCATCTTCTATCAAGTTTTCTGCTTTAGTCGGACAATAGTTATTGATAAGACATTTCATAATTACTCTACCAGACTGATAGTTTCTAGTAAAATGCTTATTTGCGGGTATCTCATTAATATTAGCAGCATCTGCTCTTTCTCCATCTTTCAACTTTGTAATTTCTTCTGCTGTAAGTTGATCAGTTTGCCCGTATGTCATTATGTGTTCTCCGTACGTATTTCATATAGAGGCTCTATAGTAACATTCCATATGTCTCTGTTAACGTCAAAGTAATAAACCTTAAGAACTCTAGTCGAATTAAAATACCCATTAGGCTGTATTGTGTCTGCAACTATATTACTTCTTTCTGATGGGTATGTGTCAGACTCGATTACTACATAGAGCGAATCATCTTCAGGCTTGTTACCCGCTATCCATAGAGGTTTATTGTTAGATAACGAGGTTAAATTGAACATGTTATTTGCTACGTATTGTATAGTTCCTTCTTTACTATTTTCATCAGTATCTATGTCAATTCCTTCTATCAAATCGAAAACGCTATTTTCTATTTCTCTGGTATATAACCCACCTTTAAGGGTAAACAAAACTTCAGTTTTGTCTGTTAAAATATCATATACTGTTTGAATTTGTGAAATAACCTCAACATTGGTACATGCCTTACTAACATCTTCATTTTCAAACTCATCTGATCGAGTTGGAATAGCTTCGTCTAAGGATGGAATACATTTACCTTCTATCGAAAACGGAGAAGAACAGACTATGATATCAGAAAACTCGTTATTTGATTCACAAACAAACGATTGATTCCTATAATAGTCTTTCATTTCATTTGTTTCTTCAGTAGTATTCTCTGGTTTAGCCATATGGAAATATACTCCATTTAATGTGTCTGACCATGTATCCCCATCGTCGTACGAACTTTTAACAAATGTTTTTTCTCCATCTACATAAAACAAACGTAGTATATCTTTATCGTCATAGTACGCAGAGAATGGAGCATCATCGTAATTAGTACCAGAAACATCTCCAACATCTCTAGAGAGTATAATTCTGGGCAGTAAACCGTTAGAAATTCTTTTTAGACTTATGGCATTTTCTTTGTTTATATTCTCAGTAGAATTTTTTGGACCGTCTATAACAACAATATCGTCTAGGCGTATAGCTGCGCCTAATTCAGATAAATCTTCAAGATTCTTATTGTCTTCGGTTGTTACTGTAAACTCGTCTAAGGCTTTTGGTCTTACAAAAGCATCAACAATACTAAACATACTGCCTGAGAAGTTCTTCACAACCATATATTTATGATTATAGATGAAAAACAAATGGATAACATTAGTTCGTCTGTTAAGAATCGCATAAGGTCTTGTCGCAGTTTCTTTCTTTAATAACCTAACAATCCCGTAATGATCGTACCATGTATCGCCTCCGTCAGGTGATACAGAGACGGATATGTTGCTTTTATCATCTTCATAAAATACTAATAAGTTAGATGTGTCTGTATAGACAACGGATGATATAGGACCAGAAGCTCTGTATTTAAAGAATTTTTCAGAACTAATAACAGTTGCCTGAGCTTTTATATCTCCATCTTTTATAGAATCTCCAAAAATGCCAACCTTACCAAGTTCTGCTAAATCTACTTTAACTTGTGTATCTATTCTTATTTCGTCGTCATTATTTCTACAACTAGAATTGTTATCTAGGTTTATTAAGTCTATAAAATTAGAACGACAATCCGATCCTAATATAACCAAAGTAAGATCGTTATCATCATCAGAATCTATGGTACATATGTTATAGTCCAGAGTGATGTCTAACGCATAATCAAATGGATTAGTTTTGTTTTCTGAAGATTTCCTAGATGCCCATTCTTTCCAATCTTCTTTGCTTTCGAATGATATGTCTATATCAGATAAAATACTATTTGATTCTTTATCTATTTCTAAAGCTCCGGATATAGAAGTTAATATTTTACCCTTCTTCCAAGCCAATCTTTCTAAAGGAACCTGATCTACACGTAAAACAGATTCACATTCGGATTCGCACTCGTCTCTACCATCACACATAAGAGGATTCTTTTTAACCCAGTCTAAATACCCTTTACACGTGGCTTTGTCTATCAGTGAGTCCGTTGGACATGGTAATTCGTCTTCTACTTCTATACCTGAGAGAGAATGATCAACTTTAGTCCAATCTTCGTCATAAAGTTTATCCCACATATCTGTAGCTTCTTCTCTATCAATACCTAACTTTGTCCATGAACTATATGGAACATCATTTAATTCGTGATAAGATATTCCGTTGTATTGAAATTCAGTAGAAGTCATAATAGATATATCAATATTCTGTCTGGTGGCTATAGATATATTCCCTCTTGGAGTTATTTCTTCGGATGTTTCTACAGCCAAATATTCTATACCTTTATACATATACATATTGAGACAATCAAGTAGAGTATCATTAAAGTATGATTTATCATAACCTTCTAAGCTATGCTCCTTGTTATCTTCTTGATCGGAATCAACTGTTCTGTATATACCAAAGCTCTCTACGAATATTCTAGTATTTGCTGAGAACGAGCCGTGCATAACAGGAGTAATAACATTCCATTTTATACCTGATGTTTCTGGTTTTATCCATTGATCTATCATAACAGCAGACAGTTTTGTAGGCTTGATTTGATATGTCGGGCAATTATCAGTATCGCATACGTTACCGCCTGTTGTATGATCAACAACATACATTCCTATTGGACCACCCATATGGATAAACGAAGCAGCATCTCCTTCGTTCGCAGTTTCTAGCGCAGCAACGGAAGGATATTTGATTCTATCGCCAGGAGACAGTCTTTCTATTCGCGTAGTCGGGGTACCCCAATTAAAATTGAAATATATCCCGGAACATACGCTCGTCGGACTTTGTAATGACCAATTAAGCGTCGATTTCCATTTAAAAGCACCTTCTTGATACGCTATTGTATATTCTCCCGGAGGTAGTTTTGCATCTATATATTGGAAGTCATCATAGAATGTGCTGCAAAGACCTCCGGGTAAAATCTCTACATCGGAAGTTTTCCAATTCGTTTTATTTTGTCCAAAGAACATCATAAAATCTGGATTTGCGTATAGTTCAGTGTTCCATCTATCCAACTCTGCTGATGTGAATTTTTCTACGCTAACTGTTCTATGGATTCCACACGGATAAGCTTCGTAATTATTAAAATTGTATTCTGTACATGTAGATGAAGATGTTGACGAAGCAGACGATTCGCCTTCTGGTAAATTCCCCAGTGTATCAACAGCAGTCGTATCTATATCTTCTTCTGTAGCCGATGAACCACTTATTTCGAATACAGCGCTAGATGCATCATAGTTATCTACATCACTGTCATCTAAATCTTTAATATCTAAATTAGGAACGCCAATACCAGTGATCTTATCAGCTTTTACGTATTCTTTTATAAAGTTAAACGATAAAGCAAACGACCTGATATACGGAATCTTATCATGATCTTTTAGTTTGTTATTTACTTGATCGCTGACATCAAACAACATACCACTAGTAAACGACCGAGTAGTAATACTTGCATGTCCGTTGATATCTTTAGCATCAACTGCTTTCAGAATTTTCTCTATATCAACATTTTTCAAATCGATACACTCTACAGAATCCAGATATGCATCAAACCATTCTTGATCTCTGATTTCTGCTTTCGAAACTTTTATTTCTGCTTCAAACGATCCATCAAACCACACATATAGCTTTAGTATACCTCTATGATCAGCCGCCCAACAGAATGCTTCTCTATACGGTTCTTTCTGTGTAGAACTTGCAGTTTCTTTATCGAAATCTTCCGGTGGTTTGATTATAAACGGAAGCTCATCTTCTGGGAATACTTTCAAAAATCTTCTGTGAATGTTTTGCGCATCCGTAAGAAGCTCGGAAATTCTCCAAGCATCTACAGTTTCTCCACTTTCTTTAGTAAATGGAACAAGTGTGAAGCAAAATGATTCAACGATAGACTTGGGATCAAGACAATTGTATTTATCCCATAGATCAATCGATTCATCTAGATCATCCCAGTTGTAATATTTATATAGCCTTGGCCTATCATTAGATATCCTAGTGTGCAACATATTTATCTGTCTAAGGTATCTATCTTGAGCAGCGGTCCCAGAATAATATAAGAATGTTCCTGCTTTTATTTCGCCTTGAACGATAACTTCATCAGATGTGAGGTTGTTCATACCCTGAAAATGAGTATTCAGAGTATCTTTGCAATTGTCTCTCAAACATGGATCAATCGCTTTGGCCCCTTCTGGATTGTTGAGAAGCTGTTTTACTGCATCTAAGTCGTATCCAAATTCATCGTAGTACAGGAATTTTGATACTCTTCTTTTATAAATATCTCTAGTGTATACCAAAGTATCTAGAGGATAATCTGCGCTGTTCTTTTGAACTTCTTGATCCATATAAACGCATTCGAATATATTATTATTTGCTTTACCTGGACATGGCTTCATAAAATCATCTTCGGTATCGATGATTTCTTCTTTCGTTATGCCATAACAGTATATTGGGATAATACCGTTTAAAGATATTCTTGTAGTATTATCAGCTTGATTATATACAGCTTTCTCTACGATGAATTCTTCGTTTAATAGAATTTGTTCTCCACATAAATGCATTGTTACTGTATTATGAGAAACCAGAGGAGGAGTAAACAGCGTAGTAGGTTTATCGCATTCATCCGTGTTTCTCCATTTCTGATCGATTGCTTCTACATAGTCATCCAACGATTCTTTATAGATTTTAAATTCATTTGCCCTCATATAAGCGTAGTTATCAGTATTCAATTCAAATAGACCGTTGTAATCTCTATCATGACCTTTAAGAGACTCATCAAGAATATCTGTAGTTAAACCATCATTTTGTTCTATAGTTGGATATATTCTTATACTTCCGCCAAAACCAGCTTGGAATATCGTTGTGTTGAGGAAGTTATATGACCATTTTGCAGAACTTAATCCACAAATTTCTTCTTCTACTTCTCCTAGATTATTTATTTCTCCATCGAATTCGTACTCTTGTCCACAATATGTTTCTAAGAGCATGTTATCAATATCTAGTCCTCCATCGTCCGTTCCTGTAATTGGAATCTCTTCTGGTTGGAATGTTCTTTGTCCTCTAAAAAGTAACAAGCTGTATCGACTTCCATCTTCCAACTTGTCATCCATTTCGAAATATACAAATAGTTCTAATAGCCATTCGTCTAAACCACATTTAACTTCTGACGGGCAATCTTGTATATCTTCTGTTTTAACAAGATTAAGAATATGGTCGTCATTAACAAATATATCGTTAACAAAGTATGTTGATTCTAGAAAATCTTCAAACGAGTATTCTGTCAAAAATGGAGCGCCGCCGGACGAGGCACTGCTATGGCTACTACTTGAATGGCTACTACTTTCTAAACAAACATATAAGTCCGCTTCGCCTGTGTCAGATATATCTAGCCGACCGCCGACGGCACTGTTATAGGAACAAGTTAATGTATTTGACTTATTATAATAGTCGTTACAGCAGTCGGTATCGCTCCAAGTCGCTTCGTAACAGCGAATATTATGTCCATATGTTCCATAGACCCAAACTTCTAAATGAAATGTATTAGCATCTGTTTTTCGCAAGTTAATATCAAATGAACCAAAGTCAGTTTTAGATACTGCATTACATCCAATTCCAGTGTCGTCATAGTCTAATGACCATGCTCCTACAGTATCCGCTCGCCATAAGCAAGGAGTTATTTGATGTAATACATAAGTTCCATCTATAGTAAGACCCGTTACGTCTACGCTAACTCCATTTGTTGTATCATTAATACAGTTACAAATACCAGCATCAACTCCACTTAATACTAATAAGAATTTATCAGGAGTTGTGTCAGCACAATTTGAACACGACGAGCCAGGACAATCACAACCTGAACTTGCAGAACTATGACTAGAACTAGAGTGGCTACTTGAACTATGGCTAGAACTAGAATGACTGCTTGAACTATGGCTACTACTACTATGGCTAGAGCTACTATGGCTAGAGCTACTATGGCTACTTGAAGAATGGCTACTTGAAGAGTGGCTACTGCTGCTGCTACCACTGCTTATGCTACTACTAGAACTAGCTAAGATTCTTCTTTTAATTAGCTGTATAACAAATTTACCTGGAACACAATCCGTGCTACTAGTACTGCTACTTACGCTACTAGTACTACTCGTAGTGCTGCTACTTGCAATTTCTGGAAAGCAATTGCTGTCTAAAACTCTGACAAAATTGCAATCGTTTTCTTCTCCACTATGAACAGGAAAGACATCTTCAATCTTATTCCTAAATCCCCATGTAGAAAAACCGTACGGATAGTAACATTCAGGCTGACAGTCATCCGGCAAACCTTCTGGGTCTCCACAATAGTTTATTTCTCCGTTAGGAACTGGATTAAAAACAGCACACGCAGGAACCTCTGCTTCATAAAGTTGTTCATTTTCAGAAGAAAGCTCTAAACATCCATTATTGAAAAACGATGTAAACCAGCCGGATATACCTTCAGAAGCTACTACTTGTCTTCCAGCTAAAATAATTGATTGAACAAGAACAACCAAATTAACCTGTATGGTATCAAAATCATCCGCCAAATCTATAAACTCAGCGGGTAGAGTATCATCTTGGGAACGCTCTGCTCTAGCATTAATACTAACTACGTACTTTGAAAGAACCTCTACTGCCTCTATAGCCTTATCTATTGCAGATTTTATGTCTACTAGTGCATTTGCGCAATTAGTATCTCTTTTTGATTTTGCAGATGAAATAAACCCAGCAACTTTTGTTAAGATAACAGAGCTTTCATCCATTGCTGTTGTCCAGATAGTTTCAAAATTAGAACCAGCAATGGTATCAACCGCTAATAGAATAAGATCATCTATACTTTGTAGATTCTCATTTAACTCTGATAATGCAGCACTGTATTTATCTTCACATCCTGGTTCTACAAAGAAACAATCTTCACAAACCTTTATAGGGTCCGAATCTTTAATATCAAAAGCCCATCTAACTTTACATCCTTGATTGACAAGAGGCCAAAACTTAGATTCGTCTGATAGATATTGATCTCTAACAGTATATGGGATTGTATTAGTGTGTTCTAGAAGAGAACTTATTGAAAATGCATATCTTAGGCTTTTTACCGGCTGAAGTTGATAAGGAATTAAACCCCAAATCTCTGGATTTTCTTCAGAGTATGCGTTTCCGTTGCCAGACAAACAACAAAGTTTTGTTGAATGTACAGCAGGATTTAATATGTCTATTTTTACAGCCATTATATATATGATTCGGATGAATAATGGAAATTACTCTAAGAAAAGAAGGTATGTTATTTGCCTAATCTACTCTTCATAGATTTTTGGAATGCTGCTGCTGATTTTTCGCCTACTTTTTTGGCAACTTCTGCAATAGAGCCATTAACATTGACGTTAACACTAATACCAGCACCTCCAACAGCGCCAGGAGAAGTTGCTTGAAAACCACCTCGTGCTCTCATAGCCGCTCTGGCAGGAGCTAAAGCTTTAGTACCTGCTCCATAAGCAGCACCAGAACCAGACATCGCTCTTTTACTAGCAGCAGTAATTGTTTTACCGGCCCATTTCCCTGATATGCCTTTTCGTATAGCCATTTCTGCGTTCATACCACCTACACCAGTATCTGTATCATATGTAGGTTGGAACCCACCGCTTACTCCTGCTATACCGCCACCAGGTCCAGAAGCCGTAAATCTTTCGCCTTTTCTACTTCCTACTTCTTTTTCTCCTTTTCTTCCAACAGCACCTGAATAGAACGTTCTTACCATTCCAAGGTTTTGAACAGCTAATCCAAGGTTTTTATCTGCTGTCATGGCGATCTTTGTTATTCTTCCGCTACCAACAGACATCGCTTTTACAGCCGTGACCCATCCATCTCTCAAAGCCTTGGCAAGCTGTGCTTCCTTCTGCAATAAACCTAATCTTTCAGCTTGAAGGTTTTTCAATTTAATCTGCATAGGTAAGCCGCCCTTACCGGCCTCTACCTGCTTTTTGGCAAGACTAATTTGTTTCTCAATTATATCTCCCTGCTTCTGTGCGCCAGCAATTGCTTTCATTCTCATTTCCGCACTTGCTCCGATACCTATAGCAAATTGATCCATCAAACCAACAAGAGATTCTTGAACCTGCAACTCAGCACCGGCTAAAGTTTTTCTGTGTTCATACATGTCAACAGCTTTAGTTTCCATATCCATTCTTTTAGCAACAATCTGACCTTGTTGTGCATATAATTTTGATATCTCTTGATTTGCCTCGGCAATTACTTGAGGGTCTTTAGTGCCCTCTGCCATCATTTTATTTCTGCGGACGATCAATTCGTTTATTTGCTTCACTAAAGAAGCTTCCGCTTTTTCAGAACGAACGCGAGCCTCTGTTAAAGCATTCAATACAGCAGCCTCATTTGTAAAACCAGCCCTAGACCATACATCCACTATTGACTGAACATAATTAAGTTGTTCATCAAATGAACCTGTTTGTGCGGCAACAACTTTTTGCAATGTTTGATAATTTCTCAACCGCATAGCATCAAGCTGAGCGATACGAGCAATTCGAGCAACTTCTGCTTTCTGAGCAATAGCAAGTCTTTGTTGTTGTTTCGCTCTTCTTTTAGAAGCAGCATCTTGTTGTCCCATACTACCAGAACCTTGCGCTCGTCTTTTGGCACTTCTAGCATTCTGGAATTGGCTTTGAGCCATTGAAAACTCGGATGAAGATGCTGCAAGGTCTTCGTCTGTAAACTGGTGACTAACCCCTCTCTTCTTTTGTAAAGCTTTCGTAGCTTCTTCTCTTACTTTTGCTAACCTCATACCTGCTTCATACTGTGCTTTTACCAAAGGCGCAACTTTTGCACTAAATCTATCTGGAAGAGTAGCAAGTTTATTTGCTATATTCTTATCTTGATTTGCTATTAAGTCTTTAGTCTGCGAGTTGATTTTATGAATAGCCCAAACACCTTGTCCCACTTCAGAAATACCTGCTGCAAGTGCTCCGATTGCAGCGCCGGGAGCGCCGCCGACTTTAGCACCTGCTGCTGCTCCACCACCAACCGCACCCACGCCGCCCCAGAAATCTTGACCCGCTTGACCTGCACCTGCTGTAGCCGCTAAGCCTTTAGAAAGTTTACCACCGATATATCCACCAGCAAGACCAGCACCGGCAGCACCTATACCTCCTCCAATTTTACCTCCTACGCTGCCTCCAAGACCCTTCCCAATTCCTCCACCAGTAAGCATACCTAAGCCTTTTGCAAGACCTGATCCCATTTGCCATGCTTTGATACCGGCACCAATCATTACTATGTAGGGGCCAATCTTCTTAAACAGATTAATCCATCCTTCAATTTTTGTGGTATTTTTATTTATCCATTCAGTTAATTGTCGTACATATGGAAGAAGCACACTTCCTATAGTCTGATTTAATTTCTCAAATGTAGTTTTTATTGTCTGAACTGCATCAATCTCTGCTTGCTTTTTATCTAGTAATGCTTGTGCTTCTGCGGTATTCTGTTTATTAACTTTCAAAAACTCTTGGCCTGTTCTAAACAAATCTTTAGATATCTTACCAGTTGCTGTCATCATATTTAATTGTCTTCGGTATTGTTGACCAGCTTTTTTATCTCCCTTAGCATACTTCTCCATTAACTTTTGCAATTCAGGGAATTCAGTAGCTATTTGAGCCATACCTCCTGCCATCTCAGCCAATGCTTCTTTATTCGCTCCAACAGCTTTTTTCATGTGAACAAACATAGCAACGCCTTCTTTAAGGCTAGCCATTGGAAAATCTTTTTCATATATCTTCATCAAATCCATGCTTTCTTCCTTAGTCAACTTTAAGGAATTACCCATGGAATTTATAGTACTTTGAACCTGCTTAATGTTAAATCCCCACTTATTATACGAATTAGACAATCTAACGAGAGATTTATTAAGCTTATCCGCCGTTTGTATACCTTTGATAAAACCAGCACTAACACCAGCAATCGCCCCAAGCTTATTAATTACTCCACCAAGTGATTTAAAGCCTTTACTAAGCTGCTTCACCGACTTTTCCATCTTGGAGAAGTTTTTGTTTATTTTGGCAGTTTGGCGAGCAGTCTTATCTCCTCCTTGCAAATCCACGGAGATCGTGTACTGCTTAGTGAGTTCTCCTACAATGCCTTGATTTGATTTAGCCATAATACACGAATAGTACAGGGGATTATTAGTATTACATTAATAAACTATACGTCATATCCCTTTTTATTTAAACATGATCAGCCAACTCTGACGTGATAGCTCTTGCAATTGATGGATGTAGCTTATCTATATTCTCCTGCGTCGGCGGAATAGCCTTACCTTCATCATCCTTAAACGTCCAACTTTTTATAAGTGTAACAAATCTCTTATAGGTTACACCAGCCAAGTCTAAACTCAAAGGAGACTCTGTATTGCTCTCACCATCTTGGTTTGATTTGAGTATATCAGAATATATTTCGACCTCTGCCTTATAGTCTGGTTTACGAAACTTAACTGTATATGTTACAATATCTTCTTTATTTCCTTCAAAGTCTTCTTCTACTAATTTCAAATCTGTATCTGAAAATACTTCTCCCTTTTCCGATATCGCCACAAAAATGTTGATTTCTATTTCTTCATTGGGTTCTATAAATATTCCGCTCATGACTTCTCCTTTTTAGCAGTCGAATCTAAATCACCTGCTATAAATCTTTGATGTAGGTTTAATAGCTGTACAGTAACTTGTACATCTCTAGGAGACATCCCATTTCTTATATAATGTAATGTCCACCCGAATTTTTCGGCCAAAAAATACTCTGTTATTTCTTCCGGCAATGGTTGTGTTTTAGGCCACCTGCCTTTCAGCAGATCAACCATTGCCATTATGATTTTTTTTCTTCTTCTTCTTCTAACCCAACAATACCTTCGTACTTGGATACTAAAGAATAAACAACATCTGCTGGCATTTTATCTAACAAATCCATGCTAAACGTGATACTGTTATTGTTATCATCTTTAATATTCCAACCTGTCAGACATTTTCTAATCTTATTTTGTCTATACATGAACGGATCAAATTCTGTAAGTCCTGTCATTTGATTACGAACAGTAGCCTCTTTTACAAGATCGGTATCGTCTTTCCATGATAGTTCTTTCCAGAATGTAATTATATTCTTAATAGACTTGTCATCAGGATGATCTTTAGCCATCTTTTTTGCTTCTTCTTCTTCAATAACAACGATTTTTCTTATCCCATGCTTGGTTTTTACTTCTTTGTAGTACAGTACAACTTCAATCTGTTGTTCACTTGTATCAAATAGAGACATGCTATCACTCCTATAGATTATTCCTGTACTGTATTATCGGAAGATAATGGGATGAGTACAGGGATTAGAACAAAATTGATATTCTGTAGGGACTTTATACGTCTATTAAATTTCGAAGTTCTCTGATTCGCCTTCTCTGTAAACAGCTCCAGTAAGGGCATGCCAGTTCATCGTAGTTTCAAACAGATCATTAGTAAGGGCTAATTCTTCGATTTCGAATACTACACCCGGAAGCCTAATTAACCAACTACCAACACAATCGCCTGTTTGTAAGGTGTATCCAAAATCTATGTATGTTTGTTCAGTACATCTATTTTCGTTTCCTAGAGCCAAAGCACCTAAGTTAGGATGTCTACCCATAACAACTATAGAACCATCTATATCTCTCTTCATAGCGGCAACATCTTGCGGCTCTAATCTGCCGTTCAAAGTATAGAATCTATCTGAGTTGTTTTCTAACGTTGCAGTAAATTCTCGTATATGAGAACTTGGAATACCACTAGTCAGTAATCCTGCTGAGTTTCCGATTTCAACTATAGCATCGTTCCAAGTTACAATTCTTGAGTTACGGAAGTTATATTCAATAAATCTATCAGTAACTGTCTCTCTACTTATACCAATAAGTCCAGTACTTACATTAACAACATCACCTTGAGTTACACTGAACTCAAACGTATCGCAAATACAGTTTTTGTACCTGAATAACGAATTTTGATCAGCGTACTTGACAACTACGTTAAAATCTTTTAGTCTTCCGTTTGAATCTCTTTCTACTGCTCTTCTCCACATAGCTTGTATAGAAGCTTCAGTATCTTCGTGAACAGCCGGGAATGCGATTGAACCTCCAACTTCCTTCGGACCAAGTTGATAAACAGTTTTGTCATATTTACTGTCAACAACATCTGGTTTGTCGATAGTTTGGCTGAGTTTCAAATCACACGAGGTAGACCTGACATTTATGTTGCCTCCGGATGTTGCAGCGTTCTCGAAGACAATATATCCTACAAAGCCAAGACTAGCTAATGGTGGTGATATTGCCATTTAGTTTACTCCTATACTTTTCCTATGCTTATTCTATGTATGCACTACCAATTGGGTAACCCGCATCAGCAGACAAATCTGCCCAAGATGCTTGTACCAAGATTCCTTCAGCAGCTAAGTAAGCATCAACAGTTGCATATCCGCCTCTAGTTAAAACGTGAGATTGCAATGCTTTTACAGCAGCAGTAAAATTAACTGGTGAAGTATATATTGGGGTGTTTACCAAGTAGCTGTCCCAGTATGATTGAAGCAAATCAACTTCAGGAATAATAACCTGCAAAAGTACAACTTTATAAACGGCATCAAACAAAAAGTCTTTTACCTGCTGTGCGGTTTCATATGCATCTCCGTAATCATCAGAGATTGCTCTATAATCAGTACCTGAAATAACGGCCATTTTAATTCTCCTGTAAATGCTATTACTAGCATGTCATTAGTTCATTATTCGTAAATAACTACATCTTTCCTTTGTTCATTAAAAAATATTCTTCTACGATACAGTTTCTATACTAATCTTACTTTTATGATCTTTGCTTTCCTTTATTATTTCTTCTACTCTTTTTACAATCTTGTCCTTTGAAAATTTTGCAGCCACTTCAATGCTTTTCTGTCTCCATATCCTGTATTTGTCAGGATTGTTAAACTTTGTATAATAAATATCAGATATACAATTACTAACGTCTCTCCAAGATGTTACGGCATAGGATTCTTCTCTTTCACCTATGTATTCCGTTCCTACTGCCAAAAACCTCATATCTTCTGGCAACATTTGCAATATTTCTAACAAAGCATTTGTTTCTGAACATATTGGGATACACCCAGTAGACATCGCTTCCAAAACCGACAATCCTGTTGAAGACTTAACCGCTACATCAACAATAACATCAGATTTGTTATATTGTTCATTAAGTTCTTCTGTTGTAAATCCATCATTTAGACCCACAAATCTACCAGGTAATTCTACCAAAGAAGAAAGATCATGCCTATCAATGAGGATATTTAAGTCATAATCTCCTAATTCATATATGTTAGTATGAAGATAAGCTTTTACTTTCTTATCCTTTAGATTAGACAAAGCACTTATCAAACACGGTAAATTAGTCGATTGAGAGTTTTTGTCACAGCTCATTACCCTAAAAACATCATCATCTAGCTGATCCGTTGGCTTATATATACTATGGTCAGGTCCATAAGGTATATATTCGCACTTGTCTTGCATAATATCACTAACCATCTTGCTCCCTTTTTTGGTAGTTGATATCGCAAAATCAATATTATCAAATATTTCTTTGAAAGTTTCGTTTATTGGAGCAGCATTAATAGTTAATACCGCAATCCAATTGAATGTTTCTGGGTACATGGATTTAATAGGAGCAACACACATTGACTCAAAATAGTCGCCAATAGTAATTACTACATCTGGTTGAACTTTCTTCATTATCTCATACAAACTTGTTGAAGATTGTTCAGACAAATGATTGAATGGATGAATTTCGCATATCTTATCGCCATCTTTTTCATAAGAGTAAATTCCTTCTTCATTAGGCATAAACCAACTTCTGTCTAAATGCCAAACAGCAGAAGAAACTTCGTGACCTTGTTCCTTCAGATAGCATAAAAAATCTGAATTCATCTTTCCAAGTCGTGTGAGTAGGTACGGAGATGCACTGACGGTGAGTAGTTTCATGGTTTACTCTTCCTTTCTTACCACAGATGCACATCAATTGGCGGCTGTCCTTGGACTTCTTCTTCCCAAGCAAACCAGTCAATTGTTGCTGCTTTTAGCATAGTGCCTCTGAAAACTTTTCCATAATCTATGTGTTCGGGCCAAGAGTTATATATAAATCGGTTTACATTGATAACTTGCGTATTTGAACTGACTGTAAATGGTTCGCAAATACTAGGAGATATTTTCAAAGTAGTAGCATCTATTATTTCATCTACTGTTTTTTCTTCTGTAACATATGGGTCTTCTACCATAATTCTACTATACTGTTCAAAAACAGATGTATCCGCTACTTTAATAAAAACATCTCCCTTGGCTGTATCTGATGTCAATGCTACAGTATCATATTCCCCTACCAATGGATATATATTCTGTTTAAGGCCGAATTCAATTGCCTTTACCACCTTCAGAAGAAATCTATATCCAGATTCTTGCGTAGCATCTTCTACATATACTGTTATTTGGAGCCTGTAATCTTCTTTTGTACTATCAATCGTAAGCCATTCTGAATCTCTGCTTACAGGATTAACAGTAATAGCTGGATATCTTGGGATATTTTCTGGTTCACCAACGTAAATTCCTTGAATAAACATTTGATTAAATGTCTTTTCAACCAGTGCGTTATCGGCTACTGCCCAATCAAACCTTGCGGGAGATGATATAGTAATATTCGTATCGTCTACAATTGAAGTTACTATGACAGGAGTTTCACCTTGAGTAGATGTCCTAAATATTATTTCGTCATTTTCTTTTAGACGTATCGTTGATCTTAATTGAACATTAGTATCACCGCGCGAAATGTCAGATGTGATGGGAACGCTCGTGGCAGTCCATCTTGAAATGATTCTTCTAACACTGTCTAGTATATCTTCCATAGTTTAAAAAAGCAAATTATCAAAGTAATCCCTGAAAAATCTGTTTATAACCTCTTCTTCTGCCTCCGCTAATTCACTATCTTCAGTTTTACTTTCATCAAAACCCTTTTGTTTTCTAGCAGATAAATATCTAGCTTCATATCTTGCACTTTTGTTTGTTGGACTAAGAACATTTTCGTTGATTATATTTTTACCTTCTGTAAACTGAGAATCTTTGACAATCTCTTCTGTTTGAGTTTTAGGCATAGCATCCAATCCTTCTTCGAGATTGGTCAAAGAGCTTATGATTTCTTTTCCGCCTGTAGATTTTATGTTTATCATGCTTTGCCTAAATCATCTATATTACTATCGTCTCCAACAGAACCCGGTAATCCGTATCTATCAACCAGTGTTGGATTGTAGAATCTTCTTCCTATTCGATGTTGACCATGTAATATAGTTCTTCCAGTTAATATATTATTTACTTCTTGTCTGACCTGAAGTCTAAGATATTGTCCAAACTTAGATTCATTAGGGTCTGACTGAGATGCGAAATACTTATCGTATATATTAGCAGCGGCTAATCTAGCTGACATTAGAGTAATTGGTTCGGGAAACTTTACGCGAACAACTCTGGTAGTGCTTGAACTAAAATCGTTAACAATTGCTTCTTCCGTTCCAAATACGTTTCTATCTACGCTGTTAACAACCTCATCTATAATATGTCTTTCTTGAATTTTTCCGTCTATTAGAACAATAATATCCCCAATATTGAATGGACATCGTTTACATGTAATAATATATGGGTTATATTCGTTGATATCTGCTAATAGAGGAGTCTCAAAATCTGATAATTCACAGAATGGAGTAATATATAATTCGCTAAGAAATGCGTTAATCTCTTCATCAGCCCATGTAATGTATTGATCAACTGTGCTTTCTGGAATTACGTTAGTATCGAATGTGTTGCCAATCTTAAGCAAATCTACAGGCGTATCCAAGTCATCAGGAGATGCAGTAGTTAACGATTGAGCAATTATTCTTTCAATATGAGTTTGGGTACAATAACCCATTCTTTTTATTCTCCAAGAATGTCAGACAAATCATCTGCCTTTTTCTCAAGAGAAACCGGTTTTTCTTCTTTGGTTTCTATTTTGTCTTTAGCCAATTTCTTCTGTGAAACCATAGCTTGAGTCAAACAACCCTTAACTACGGTATTCACTGGGTCCGATGCTCTTCTAATTGACTTTACCTCAAACGGCAAGTCTAGTCCTCTTATTACTTCCTCAATTTTGTCGCAAAATCCTTTAGGCATTGAGGTGCCTCCAGCAACAACAATATCAAGAGGAGCATCAAATTGGCTTTTAACTTCAGAGAATTTCTTGGAAAAATGACCGAAAACAAACTCTATCATAGAACCATAGTATGCATCTAACGCAAACAAAACGTCATCATCATAATCTATGTTATTAAAATCTAAAGATTTTTCTTTCTTAGACGTTACTTGAGAAATAGGCGTATCCGTCTGTTCAGAAACCTTCTTATCAATCCAGTCTCCACTTCTAGCACAAGACATCCCTATAACTTGTAAACCCTTGTAGGCTAAAACACAGTTTACTCTACCTGCGCCAAAAGATATACCTATGCCGCTGTATGGAGATTCTTCACCATCTGGTTCTATAACAGTTGGTCTCTCAGATAAAATTATTGCCATTCCTTCTTCAATGACTTTTGTATTCCACTTAAGTCTTTTAAACATACCTGAAAGTCTAGCCTTGTGGAACGTACTGTCGGCAGAACCATCAACGGATTGAGATGAAACACAAAAGCAGACTAAAGAGTTATCATCTGGTGCGATACCAATTGATGACTCAATAAGTTCTGCTAGAATAAGCATCTTCTTTTCTTCGCCTTTGTTCAAAACACCATCTCTAAGAGGTCTCCTAAGTTCGACTTTTCCAGGGAACATCTTAGCTACTCTTAAAGAGTCTTCGCCTATAACATAATATTTCTTACCATCTTTCACATATTGCCATTTGTTTTGACTAAGAACGTCTTCAATATCTTCAGACTCTGCCAACTCTACAAATGCATTTCTAGTTGTTTTGATGTTTATCTGTTTATCTTCTGCCGACTCTGCAACTTGAAAAAACATCGTTCCAAGGTCAACACCTCGTATAGCTGAATTAGACATAAATTGTCTCCTAAATTTACTTTTATAATATCGGAATTTGTCTTCTATCCGAGTAGATCATCTAACTCTGACACCTTTTTATCAATATCAGATTTAACTTGTTCATTCTTATATGTAATGACCCCTGTTGTAGTTTCTTTAGCTATCCTATTAACTGTTCTAGCATGAATCTCAGTAAGAATATCTTCATCAATATTAAGGTCTTTATCTTCATCTTCATCTTCTGGATTATGGTTTATAATAACTTCTCTTATAGTTTCTTTAGATACATTCTGCTTTTGTTGTAACAATGTTCCTAAAGCTTTCAATACTTGAGACATCCTTGGGTCTTCTGTTTGTTGCGTTGGTTGTAGTTTCTTTAACTCATCGCGAATAATATCTTTGATATCCCCAAGCATAGACTTGTCTACTTTATGTATTTCTTTAGTTATCTTCTTGGTTACGTCTTTTCTTTTTTTCTTTCTATCACTTTTAACTACTTTAAGCATACCTAATTTTATACTTAGTTTTAAATCCTTAGATGACTCTGGTGGGTTTTTGCACACTTTATCTAAATCCATAGCTTGTCTTGGTGATATTGATATACCAAGATCGGCTATTACTAATTCGCTACCACTTTTATTGGTTACAAGATACATTATCTCATTCTTACTCTTGGAAGTGAATTATCTGGCGGTCTAAGAATAATCTTGTTTTCTTTTTTGCATTTTGGACATACAAAATACATACATTCTTCGCCAAAATTTATTTCTATTGTAGCTTCATCTTCAGAGTGTTCACCGCATTCACATACACAATATATTCTCATATTATAACATCCTAAAAATACCCATTTCAGTTAAAGTATTCGATACTACACTATCTATCATGTAATCGATAGCATCTGTCGATGCCAACTTGTTAAGAGATTCTTTCTCTTCTTTAAGCTGCTCTATTCTTTTTTCAGCAATTAGATAAGATTGATATATCATAGATGCTTTTTTTCTCTTACTATTGTATTCGGCTACACCAGCAGCAGCTTCCGGTGGAACTTCTTTACCTAGAAGTTCATAATAAGCAGCCGTAGTAGGTCTTCCCCAAGCACGACCACCAGAAATATTAGTATGAATCCTAATCATATCAAATACAAATTTTCTAGCCATCGGGTCTGTAGAGGCTATAAGAGGAATAATCTCTGGAATCCAACCGCCTGCATGAGTTTGGCCGGGATATTCCGTAAGCTTAACTGTATGTCTTCTTTGAACTTGTCTATTATATACTTTATTGAACTTAGGATCGACCTGCTCAATATACCTATTAGTAATATCTTGTCTAGCACCATCTACTCCAAGAGATTCAACCAAGCCTATAACATTCTTAACCTGAGCATTGGAGAATGGAAAGAATCTATGAGTACCAGCATATCCCTTTCCGCCTGTCCTTTTAAATCCAAGTTCAGTCGTAATTTTTGAAGAATCCATATCTGGATGATCGGCGTAGAAGTTAACAACTTTCAACATAAGTTCACCTTCTTCTCTCTGCCATTGCTGTACATCGTTTTCTGATGGAATCAAATATTCTGCTTGGATATCTTCAGATGACTGGCTTCTCAAAGCATTTACTTCTTGAATAGGATCAGCTTTTTCTCCAAAAATAGATTTGATTTGTTGTTCAAGAATAACAGCAATATTTTCATCGCTTTCTCCATAACTAGCTCGCCTATCAACTTCCTTTTTTAGTTCTAATTTGTTTCTTCCAAGTTCATCAAGATGCTTCAAAACAAGTTTTCTACTAACTAGTTTACTTAAATCAACAGTTCCTGAATCAGTTGATATACGGACTTGTCCTGTATCTGTTTTATAATGTGCAACAACACCAGCCTTAGCCAAGTCTTCAGTAAGCTTGTCATTATCTGGATTAATTACTTGTTCTAGTTGATCAACTGCTAGATCAAAATAGGATTTTACGGCATCTGCGTATCCGTACTTTCCTTTGGCTTTAAAATATTCAACAATCTTGTTTGATATAATCTCAACATCCTTGAATACATTTCTGAAATAATTAGCAATTGCTACTGATTGTCTTTCTTTTTCTTCTGGTGTTATAGCTGTTCCAAAATCATGAGCGACTTGTCTCTTACCATTACCATCTTGCCTACCTTTGAAATCAGCCCTTTCCATTTCAGAGCCTTCTTCACCTATTTCTAAATTTTCTTCATCAGTTCTGTCTCTTACAATGTCATTAAAAGCAGCCCATTGAGCTTGAGACATTGCATAATTAAATATTTCTTCGTTTCCTTCGGCTACAAGACCGCTAACAATACCAGAAAGTTCACCTTTTCTATCACCAAGTAGTTCTCTTCTTGGCTTAGCGCCAGCTTTACCTTGTGGAGTACCACCTACGACATTTTTCAAATCGTCTGGTAAGTATTCTGGATGTCTAGCAAAGAACTCAAATCTTGGTTCTTTAGTATCATATAATGAACCTGAGTTAACACTATATGCTTTACTGGGAGACAGTGAATTAATAAGTCTACTTGCAAATCTTCCAGAAATCTCCTCACGAGTTGCATTGATTCCTTTTTTCTTCTGCAAATCAGATAAGATCGCGCTAATTCTTCTTGTAACCGGAGATTGATTTAAAAAACTATCCATACCTCCTTTAGTAGTTACAAACTGCTCAATCAATTGAGAGGATTGTTCAGACATAAACGATATTGGATAATGTTCTACTACTTTACCTGTTTTAGTGGTAACAGCGATTGGATTTTCTATAACCCAAGGAGCGTTCTCTGCATTTAGTTGACCAACGAACTGTTGCAACTCTTCCGGTGACATTCTAGTTTCTATCTCTGATGGTACACGTGCAGATTCCTGATCTTCTTTAGCAGTTCCACCACTTTCATACAACTGCATAACAGCATTAATAAATCTACTAGCAGCCGCTTCGTCTGTAACTCCCTCTTGACTTGTGGCTCTTTCATTAACTAACTGAGTGAAGAATGGGAAATTACCCGGAACCGACTCAGGAGGAGATTGAGTAACGGGTTCTTTTGCACCTACAAGTTGACCCATCTGATTGAAAATTCCATTAGCTTCAATGTATTCCACCATCTGTTGCTTAGCTTCTGGACTTACATGTTCAATCTCTTGTTGTCTTTCTTGATATACTTGATCTCTTCTAGCGTTTTCGTCTTTAAGACCTCTAAGGTGTTCTAGTAAATAAGGGAACAATTCTTCTGGGGGTCTTCTTGTTTCTTCAATAAACTTCATGAGTTCTTCGTTTTGCATAGTATCTAAATGAGCTTCTTGAATCGCACCCATAAGTTGAGTTACTTGATCAGGCGCAAGAACATCATATAGAGTTTGCTGTAGTTTTATTACTTTAGGATTAGGTTTATTCGAAAAAACCCAATCACTTAATTGTTTCTTTATACTTCTATAAAAGGACACTATAATCTCCTAGTAGCATTTAGTGAGTACAAACTATTATTATGATATTTCTTATAAACGGCGGAAAAACCTTTATATGCTTTTACTGTTTTTCAATAATAATACAGTCTGTTTATTCACTGATTTATAAGTAATCCCACCCAGAATATGAGATATATGCTCTTCTGGGAAATCCCCAAAAGTGTCTATGATATAAGTCCATAGACTTTTCTTCATATAATAACTTCTACCCATCATTACACGACATCTGACGTATATCATGTCAACTTCAGTGTCTTCTTTGATATGGTTTACTATCTCGTCAACATTGTTCCTGATAAACAAGTCTTCCCAGCCGCCTACCTTATAAGAGCGTTGTAGCTTAGTCTGTTGCTCTTCTGGAAGACTATGGAAAATCACGTCTCTCTGTTCCTCTGATAAATTCTTGGTGTAGTACCAGAACTCAGGGAAGTTTTTAAATATAACATGTTGCGATTTCATATGAAACTCCTTACTAATTTATACATTCTTATTCCATAAAATATCAACCGCAACCTACTACCGGATTATTTTAATATCAATATCATGATGACATATGTATATCATGCAATTGACATCATTTCCTTCTATCAACTGTAACAAGGTGGATGTAACCTGTTGAATCTCTTCATCTGATGAAGGCTTAGATTGACTTCCCACACGAACAAGCATAAAAGCGCCTTCTAACTCTTTGAACTCGATTTTCTTTTCTATATCTACTTGCTGTTCTTCCGTAACAGTATTCTTTGCTGGACGACCTCTCTTAGCCCCTGTGCCTTTACTGGAAACAACCTTTAGTCTTTTCTTAGGCTTCTTTTCTTCTTTCTTTACCATCATTTATTCCTTTACTTTTTTACCCAATCGTTCATTAGGCTTAAGTCACTATGACCTACACCGGTATCTGTAATAATCTGGTTCTCCCATTTTAAACGGATATCACCATTACTAAATACAAATGTATTCTTCTTATCAAGAGTCTTATTAATCATCTCCCAAACAATTCTCTTTTGTATGACAATACAAGAACCCTCTAGAATATGATACTTCATCCAAGTAGTAATACCCTGTATAAGAGGATGCTTACCTTCAGATATAATCTGTTTCAACTTGTTTGATGCAACAAAATAAAGAATGATATCTGGATCATCCAATAGATGCTTGATTTTCTTCTTATTCTGTTGTACCAAAGGATCGTTAACGTTAAATGAGTTATCCATGTTTATCTCCCAACTATATACTTCTTTTTCGGCATTTTACCGAAAGACATATATGCCAAGCAGGAAGTCAGCGCAGACAACCCCCAAGCTTAATAGCTCAGGGGTTGAAGGGAAAGACATGCCTTAGCAGTATAGTCGAGCGAGTCTCAACCAGCGTCACAACAGAAAGAGCGATATAAAGAGTTTTATACCGATAACTGAAACCATTACAAACAGGTAGTAGAGTTTAACGAGCGGACCTTATACGCTGAAGCCCCAATCTAGCTCGATCAATAAGGAAAATATCCTTTTATATTGCCTTGTGCGGTTGTTCTACCCGACAATACTTTTTGATAGTTAACAAAGCAGCCACATTGTTTAGCTGCTTAAATATTGAAACAGATATACTATACGCGATACCTATACGACTGCCTGTGAATAAAGGACAGTACTCTATCTCCCTTTTGATTTTTGATTTTATAGTTGGATCGCATTCCGGCAAGGAGAAACCTAAACAACAACTTTATCTATTTGAAAGCATTTTTCTTCTAATTAAATGTAATTTATGTTTTCTTATATGCAATATATTGCAATATTCAGACACATTTAGACTAGGATGATTCAAAATATATTCAGATATTCTATTATATTCTTCTTTTTGTCTAGATAAGAATGCTTTAAGCTTTTTTTGTTCTTCTTTTTGCCATTTTTTCTTATTTTCTAGTTTTTGTTGTTTCCTGATTTTTAAGCGAATTTTTTCAGATTTTTTCTTCTTAGACAATTTGTGGCTAAATCGCTTATCTTCAATTTTCTTCTTAACTTCCACAAATTGATCGTTTATTTTATTAGTCTTAGAGTACTGTTGAATTAACCTTTTTTTAGCCTGTAATATACGTTTGCGACTAAATCTTTTTTTACCACTATCCGTAAATTCTATTTTGTTGTGACACTTATCACAAATTGCAATTAGATTATATCTATTCTCTCCCTTAAGAGTCTTTATATCATAATCTAAATGATGTACAGCATTAGCGGTAAAACTACAAATACAACACATGTTTTTATCTCTGCTAAAAACCTTACTACGTATATTTTTCCACAAATCTGATGATAAATATTCGTCCCAAGAGATATAACCTAAATATTTTATATTCCAGTTGCGTCTTTCATAATACGTAGCCATGACGGAGAGTATACCGCGTCATCTTTCACACATTACGTAAGAAAACGTAGATTGATTACAAGGCATTCAACAATACATTTGGAGGATAGGGTTGTTTATACAAAGAAACTGCGTTAGAGTTGATCCTTAGTCATCACAAGGGCTTCTATAGCCCCTGTGTAGACAATCATTTACTACTTTCGGGCTTCGTTATAGCATTTACCGCTATTCAGGTACTGTGCGTAACTTTTTTCTTCATATGTTGGATATCTGGTTCCATAGATATTTTCTCGCCAATCGGGACTATATTCCAAATCTCTGGTATAATTAACATAGGGGATATTTTTCTTCGAACGAGCCATGTTGTCAATTTTATAAAGCTTATGTCTCATAAAAGGCCAAAAAATAGAAGTCGGTATCTCCTCTTCAACAAATTTAGTTACAACTTCTCCAACACCTACTTTTACTTTTTCATACGTAGTTACAGCTTCTTTGAACTGATCTACATCATAAGCCCAGTAAGCAGACCAAGCTACAGAACCGAGGAAGTCGTGATTACACAAAAAAGAAACAGCATATTTGGTTTTCGTTTTGCTTATTGCAACTTTCATACTATAGCTATCCATAACGTATCGCTGTACATCAAACATAGTATAGTATTGACCCACTTGATCAGGAGACGGAGACGCATTATAATCTACCGCCTTATTCTTTGCAAAAAATGCTTTTTCGCTTTGTTGTGCTTGTTTATACCAACTCATATTAGCCTTGACCTACTAGTATCATTCTTATCCGGCCTATAAGTTTACCTACTTCTCTAACTTCTTTTAAGACATTGGGATTTGTTGCAGCGGCTCTATTTAAAATATCCATAGATTTTTGTAGTTCTAACAAACCACCATTTATGGTTTTTTCAAGATATTGCATAGGATTTGCTGTTGGAGGCCGTTGTCGTTGACGACGCTCTTGTCTTAATTCTTGAAACTGCTGAAAATCTTGAAATTCTTGCATCTGTTCTGGTGACATATCATTAGCATTTTTAATAAGATCGAAGTAGTTACCTGCCATGCGAGAATCGATACCCGCCGCTGGAATAGGAACTCCAAGAGATTGTAGATTATCTATTCGTTGTTTTAGTTGCTGCACTAATTTATTTACTTTTGATACTTTTTTATTTATAGTTCTGTTACCACCCATCGATGATAATTGACCAAGAGCACCTGTTAATTGAGTTATCCCGTTAGAAGCTTGTTGTTGTGCTTGAGTCAAAGAATTGTTAAATTGTTGTGCAAACGAAGCACCAGATTCTGTACCAGTAGTTCCTGCAACCGGAGTAGTAGGAGTTGCAATAGGAGCAGAAGTATCGGTAGGTGCAACTGCTGCTGGCGCGGCTGTTGCTGGCGCGGCTGTTGCTGGCGATGCTGCTGGGTTTAATGTTCCACCGGCCCAACCAGCGGCAGCTTGTTCCATAGACTCTTCTCTTGATTGGATTCCAGAATTAACAGTAGGTACTGCGTTAGTCGGTATAGGATCGCCTGCGGGCGCGAGAGGTATCTCGCCGGGTGGAGGTCTATTAACGACTGTCTGTTGTGTTCCAGGGGCAACTCTTTGTTGCAGTTGCTGTCGTCTTCCTGTTTGAGGATTTATATTTCTTCCAATAAGATTTGGGGCGGCTTCTTTTATAAGATCAAAATACTTTTTCATGATTTCGCCTTTTTAGATAAACGTGACAACCAGAAAAAAAGTCCAAAGAACAAAGCAGATAGGCAATAGAAAACTGCAACAGTAATCCAGTAACCACCTGTCAACACCATTATGCTTTTGAACATAATATCGTATCCAAGAGGGCAGAAAAACGTCGCTGCCATTAAACAAATTGTGGCTAGTCTTTTCATACGTTTTAGGCTCAGGTTCTTCTGGTTCTATAGTTTCCATATTACTGCCTGTTTGTAGACTTCCTTATAATAAAGTTCGGCTTTATACGGTTCTCTCCTTTATTTTGTACATAAAAAAGTGCGACAAGATCGAAACCCTGTCGCACCTTCCATGAAACTAACCCAAAAGGAGATAAGACATATTAAGATACTATATAAAAAGCTATTATCCTACTTCTTTTCCAAAGCAAAAGTTATATGAAAATCATATCCCATTGCTTTATAGGTTTTAGGCAACCCATACTTCTGTCTCAATTCTTTTAATTGAGGAGAATCTATTTCGAGAAAGTAGACCATCTTCATTTCATCCCAACTAGCAGGATTAACTTCTTTAGCACCTATCAATGTAAAGTCAAACCGTTCGCCAACCTCTTTGATTTTAGTTTTTTCTTCAAATTCTTCTTCGCTTATAACAGATACATGAGCGCCCATTCCTCCGTAACTCTTTTGTTTGTAAGGAGTCTCATCTGCATTTGGCTTCATCATCTTCCAAAGGCCAGTGATAAAAGATTGAGGGATATCTAGATAATAGAATCCATCATGTAATTTCAACTCTGCTGAAAATACGGTAACTTCTTTCTTTTCGCCGCTATGTTTATACCAATTCATTCTTCTTATACCTATCTAGACCATCCATAAGTCTTTTTACTTGTTTCCCGTGACCTTTTCTCATAGCATCAGTTATTTCCTGACCTGTTTCTACAGCAGACCAAGGAAGCTGATATGTATATTTTTTGCCGTTTATCAATAGTTCCAGTTCACCGTAACTATTTGAAAACAAAACTCGGATATCCAATCCAGGTTTCTTCGGTTCTTCTTTAGGTTTATCCTTGTCCTGATCGAACAACGATAATTGCTGCGATATTTTATACCAATTTGTGGACATTCCAAGTTTCTTCATTAAAGAGATAAGTTTCGCCACGGTCATAGAAGAATCTAAAGAATCTATCCAACTCATTCCTCTAATGTTGTATGAGCCAGGTGTTATTTTACCTTGTTTTTCTTCAACCCAATCTTTTACCTGATCTATAAATCCTTGAGGAGCATTACCATAATATGTTTCTTCTACAACAGCAGCAGATTTACCATTGTTGTTGTCATATCTTCTTACAAGAACCCTTGCAAGAGGATTTTCTATTTCTTCATCTTCTTTTCTTATAATGTAGGCAATAAGACCGCCTTCTCCTATTTCACAAAAAACATCATCTTGTCTTGATCCTGATTCTAGATTCATACAAGATGTCCAATCTCTTCTAGTAGACATTTTTGCTACATCATGAGGATTTTGAGAAATAACTATTTCTAAGTCAGAAGTATTTTTGATTTTTCTAAACCTAGACTGAGAGAAAATTTCAAGTGCTTCGGAAGCTTCTTTTTTAGTTTCTTCTATTTGTTCAGGAGTAATTCCAGACATCTTGCCATTTTTTTCTATATTCTTTTTTATGTTACTAAGAATTTTCCCAATTTTCATACTACGTTTGCCTTTTTTAGCATATCCTTTTTTATACTCTAATGGAGTAGTATTCCAACCCTGTTCTTCTAAAAATACCATAACTTTTTGATCCGTATCATCAGGTTGTTCCAAAGAATCTAAAAACGGTATAAATACTTTTTCGTCACCGTCAAACCAATCGTCAAATGGTCTTGTATTTGACTCGCCACGGGATTCTATTTCAGGAGTTAAAGAATCATAATCCTGTCTCCTTTTTCCCCAACACTCATCGCAAAAATCGCCTTCATCCTCTATATAATGCATATCGCTTGCGGCGTCGGCTTTGCCACAATCAGGACATATTTCTGCTTCTCCGCTTTCGATACAATCTCTACATATGAAGTCGGTGTCACTCCAAGTAGTAGTATACGCTTCATCTTTATTAAAAATCGGCGTATTGCAAAATTCACATGTATGTATATCATCCATACATTCTTTACAAACAGGTGAAACTACTTTTATGCTAAATTGATTTTTTCCGGATAAAGAGTCAACAGCTTCTTGGATAGTTGGTTCTGGATTTTTTACAAATTCCGAAACATTATTTAAAGTATAACCAGAAACTCTTTCGCCACTAAAACCATTTACAAGTTGAGATAATGCACCAGTATATCCATACATGCTGGTAGCAGCTTTGTAGTTAAGAAATAATTTTAAAGTCGGAAGACTTTTAATAAAAGAGTTTATTTCGGGTGCTTCTAATTTATAAGTAGAATCAAAAAAATAATTATCTTTACCAGAGTCTTTATTTTCTTGTTCAGCACGTTCATATTCTCTTACATAATTTTCTAACAAATGTGCTATTCGCGAAAGTTCGCTACGCAAAGCATCTGGGTCTATGTTAAATACAGGATATGCATAAGATTCAAATTCATCTGGGAATACACCCCACTCCTCTATTCTATATTCTGGAATAATTTCTCCACACTCATGACATTTATAATAATTTGTACCTTTTTCATCTGTATAAGATGGAGGTCTTCTTTGTTCTACCTCATTATAAGGTTTTGACCAAGGGTAAAACATCAATCCTTGACTGTCAAGAGTTTGAGATGTTCTATACCAATTCATAATACCTCTGTCTCTGGTCCAACATCGCCCATTTCTACGTCGCCGCCTTCTACGGGTGTTTTGCCTCCAACGTGGGTCCAACGGTTAATTTCTGTAAAGCCCTTCTCGCCTTCTTTAGGAATATCAGATTCTTTAATTACAGGGTCTGGGAATTGTGTCGGGATATCCATGGCTTTACTAATAGACTGATCCGAAAACAACTGTTTACCAGCTTCCTGTACATTCTTCTTACTGGATTCTTCAATAGCTTCATTTCTTCTATCAGCAGCACCATCGTCTATGTTTGACTGTCGGAGGAAAGCCTCTAACATCGTTTCTTTTTTAGGACTCATTAACTAGGGTCTCCACTCATCGGATATACAGTTATATCATTTCCAAACTTAGATTCTAATGCCTTCAGTAAATCTTGAGGTAAATCAAACCTATAAACATTATACTTTTCCTCTGAGACGCTGACGCTTACTTTCTTAGTCCCTCCACAATCGTCATATCTTCCGCGAAAAAACAAACTAGGTCTAGCCCAAAAATCGTGATGCGTCATTTTAGTTCGTTTGTCAGGTCTAGCATCGTGTGTTTCTATTACTCCATCTTTCCAAACCCAAACCATTTCAGTACATTCTTCTTCTTCGCCAAAATAAGCATTATGACCGACTTCCATTATGGTTTTAAAGTTGCTCCTATCATAAGGAGCTACAAAGCTTTGGCTATATCTATACCAATTCATTATATGACTGCCTTTGGATATCGGTCTTTAGCATATGCGAACCACGATTGTCTTATCCTATCGAAAGATTTTTCTATTCGAAGAGAATACTTAGGGAAGTACGTCTTCTTGATTCTATTGAAAAAGTTGTCTATAGTTTGATAGAATGGGATTTTACTCTTTTTTGCTTGATAGTATAAAGACGAAACATACGCCTCAACTTCTAAAGGTGCTGTAAGATATCTTTCAATAGATTCTATAGTTAAAGATTCTGGGCCTCCCCCCATCTGTTGCTTTTTGCCCTCTTCCAGAATATCGGTAAACGATTGAGTATTGTGTTCTAATTCATGACGAACTGATTTCTGTAGTTCTGAATATAATTGTGAATATAGTTCGGGTCCAAAATCAGGAGGAACCAATACAAGAAGCCCTATAAGAGGTTTAGTTCCACCAGCCATTGCCATATATTGAGCTTTAACGTCTGTAGCTTTGGAATTTTGATATGCAAGATTTTCTTTATCAACATGAACCCTTACGGTTTCTATTCCAGTTTCTTCTAAATTGGTTGATAAAACGAAAGCTTCTTCCCCTGCTTTTATCCGTTCAAAGACTTGAGGGACGATAAGTGCAGTGATTTTCTCCGCACTGTTGACAGACGCTGTGTGGTACCAATTCATAATTACATCTTACTCAAATATGATGTAATTCCCTTTAGGATAACTTATCTAAAGGAATCCACTGTAAATCTGGTTCTTCATCATTACTTCTGAATTTCTGAATTACATTCTCATTATCCATATAATACCAGTTTACAAGTGCGCCTTGTTGTCCACGATATTCTTCACAAGGGCATCTTTGAGGGATAGAATTGATACAAACAACTGTTCCTAAATAGCCATGATAGCTTACTTTTGATCCTACTTTAATATCCATAGTACTAATATTATCGGATGTTATTACGTATTATAGTAGTACACATAGACGTTGCTTCCCCATCTTTCGCGAATAGCAGTCAACAAAGGATTTGGGATATTGCGAATCCTTTTATCATACGGAGGTACTACCGAAACCCTTTTTGATCCATCTTTCTCGTCATATCTTCCATGATAATCTTCATCAGCAGTACCGGGCCAATAATCATCATGTATCATTTGACCAGGCGATGATACAGAAAGTATTTTCCCATTCTGCCACGACCATATCTCATCTGTTTCATTTTTAATTTTGGTTTCAGGCTTAAAAGTATACTCGGAATGCCCTATTCCCGTATATTCTTCTGCATGAGGAGAATCCTCTTCTATGATTATCTGTCCTAATTTTATCTTTTTTAACCAGTTCATACTGCTTTGATAGTACCAATTTCTCTCTCATTATAAGCAGAAGAAAACCCTTCTCCATTTTTACTAACGGTTTTCACATAGAAGTAGTACCCATCGTCTAATTTAGATGTTCTTCCCCTATAAATTCCTATAACGTTTGCACTAGATTGTAAAGTCCATTTATAGGTTTTTCCAACAATAAGATCATTCATTGTAAGTGTAGTTGCCATAAATAATATACGACAATAGACGAAACAATCCTACCAGCTTATATGAAAATCTCTTTCCAAGGCATGTTTCGTCTGTCTACTTTTCTAAAAGATACGATGTAAGGTATATATGGAGTTTTATTTACAAATATGCCAAGACAAGGAATGTCGCTTCTTCTAAAAACATAAACATATAATTCAGTCAAATTATCCTGTTCAGTACCACCCAAAGAAAGGTGCATTTTTACAGCAGCTTTAATTTGCTTATTTACCCACTCTTGTTTGATTTCACAAGCATCATCTGGAACAGATTCACGAGTATTATACCTGGTTTTATGTATAGTCAAAGCACCTCTTCCACCTATAACTGCTCCATCTTCATTAAAAAAGAAATGAGGAATTAGTATAGTATTCCCTGCATTTTCTTCTTTTGCTCCAAATGTAAAGCTTTCATCATTAATCTCAGGAGTACACCAAACAGATTCTATTATGATAGTTGGTTGAGTCACATCTTTCATAGTTAACCCTTTTTAGATATAACACACTCAACGGCAATTCCTTTACCAACACGGAAACTTTCAGGAATAAGATAATGCCCACACATTTTAACTTGAGCCTCTTGCCATCTTTTTAAACCAAGTTCAAAATCGAGTGAATTCTTTACGACAGGATCACCAGATTCCCACATGGGAATTACTTTGACTCTTAAAACATCCGTAGTATTAGCTAAAAACTCTACCATACCGCCTTCAAGTATGGGCCAGAGTTTTTCTAAAAGGTCCGGATGAAAATCTGCACCAGTGAGAATTCTATCACGCTTCTTTGCTTTCATCATTCTTCTGTTCCTTTTTAGCTGCATCAACACCAGCATTAAAAGACTTTACGTAGTCAATATACTCTTTATAGTACTCTGCTGGTTTGTCTTTGTACTTCGAATCTTCTTTAGCCCATTTAGGAAGCGTCCAAATTGAATGATTGACTTCTATCTTCTTAGCAGGTTTCATTAGAATCTCCTATAATGTGAATAACACTATTATACAGATTTGTTTTTCACTTAACTTGTCATAGGAATCCAATGAAAATATTTATAACAAAGATCGTTCAGTACTTCCGAGGCTGCTACAGAAAGTGTACTATTTTCATCCGCAAAACGACTAACAGATAAAGTATATTCACCATTACTAGAAATAGTCATTTTAGAACAAGAACCCCATTCAAAATGCAACCCATCTTTCCCCATACAAAACATAAGATAATAAGGCTTCGAATCTTTAAAAACTAACTCACATTGATATATTTTATTACTTAATCGAAATTCAAATAAACGAGGGAAATTGATAGCCCTGTTCCCCAAAGAAACGCGAGTTATAAACCAATCACTCATAAAGTCATCCATTTCCATCCGAACCAAAATCCTAACATGTTTTCCAATAAACAACACGCTATTCTTCCAATTTCAAAAGCATGATAATCGAGTTTGTCTAAAATATTAAACGCGACTACGCCTTCAAGATGAGATTTTCGTACTTCAAGGGTTGCTATACTTCTTCCACAAAGTCCGGTTAAATCATATAAGAACGGCCCAGTTCCCCTCTTATTTATAGCTTCAATCCTCTCCATCCTGTAGGTAAAACAAAATGTATCTGGAAAATCTGCGTTCATATTTCCATTTCTTGCCAACAAAAATAACATAACTCGTTCAATATATCAGAAGCTTTCTTAAACACTTTATCCCATCTATCTGTTCCCGTATATAATGATATAATGTAATCCCCTGAATCGGAAAAAGACAAATTAGCTCCTGCGCTTGATGAGCCACAACTTACAACATAATAAGGACCACGTTCCTGTGCAATTGAACATGTCCACACTTCATCCTCGACCTCGAATTTAAAAAATACAGGTAAAGTATTACTACATAAATTCATATTTCCATCTCTATCCAATAGAATCTGTTGCTAACAACATGATTTAGTTCTTTAGTCATAACGCTAACAAGTTCTACATATTCTTTCTCAAAGTTAATAATACCATACTTGCCATTTTTTCGTAAAACTACCGAAAAAGAACCAATCTTCAAAGTCTCACCATCAATTGAAGTATGAACCACATACCTGTAACTATTTCTGAGTTTACGGATAGTACAGACAAATAGACGATCAGAGATTCTAACTCCAAAAAAACTCGGAAGTCTGTAATCTTCATCTATCATGTTTTCATGTTCTTCCACATAAACTTGTTAATCATATAATCTCGAAATTCTCTTTCAACCTTTTTTGTTAAAGTATAGCAATATTCCTCATAGCGGCGTGTCGCTCGCATTGTAACTAGATATTCATTATCTATAAAGAATTCAGCCATAAAAACAGGAACCATACCAAAAGTCTTATAAACAGTACATGTCTTTTTCTTGGAGTCTACTTGACAAGTATAGTGCGTAAATCCAAAATGAAAAGATAATAATCTAGGAGGAGTAAAGTCTTTCATATCATTATCTGTTTCCAATGAAAATACCCCTCATCAGCAAGAATGTCATGTAATTTACAGGTGGGTTTAATAACAAAATCTTTATCACACGGCGTTCTGCCGTCTATGACAGCTCGCAAGTAGACTCTTTTTGATTCATCAACTCCATATTCTATAGAAAAACAATGAACGGAATATACTTTACCGGGAAGAAAATGTAAGTCTTCTATTACTCTATAACTATAAGAAAAACCAGTATCCGTTTTTGTTTTTGTTAAACAACACCTGAATTCAATTCCTTCAATACAAAAATTTACCTCAAGAGGAAGAAGATTTGGGTTCATAGGTATCATACTATTATATCCACCCAACAAAGATGAAAAGGATCAGTCATAATATCAACGAATACGGCGTGAGCTTCTTGTATAACAAACCATTTTTCTATGTTAAATTGATTTCCTTTAAACCTATCAGAAGCATGAGGTATATACTGATTACTCCCACAATCAAAAGTCATACTATCACAAACATCTACAATCAACGTGTCAACTATTTTACCATCAGCAAAAGGTCCAGCATAATACAATTCATAATACAAAGCATAATACATTCCGCTCGTTAGACGGCGATTAGCAACACATCTAAAAGGTAGTCCATTCGCGTAGAATCTGAATTCTTTAGGGTAATGTCCTTTTATATGATAGGCATATCTTAAAGAAGCTCTTGTTTGTTCAAGTGCCCTTGTCATCGCGTCATCCAACTCCACTTAAACCATAAACCATTCATTTTTTCTAACAAGATGCATGCCTCTTCACCCATGTTACTGTTATTCGCAATACTAAAACATAAATCTCCGTGAAGGACATCGAGATGTAAAGATGATACATAGCTTTTGCTACTGTTAAAAGGAATGCTATTTATAAAATAAATCACAGGGAACTGTATGTTCTTCGTCCATTGACGCTTCATGGTGAAGCTAAAAAACTTTTCTTCAAAAAACAATTCAAATTGTTCCGGAAGTTCTGGTATCATATCTGTATCTCTTGCCAAACAAAAATCTGGGAAAGAATAAATTTGTCAAAGCTTTTGTCAGCCGCTCCTGCAATCTTCCTATAATCTAAATGCATTGCAGCACATTTATGTACCTCGTTATGGAAGAAAGCAAATTTTAAATAGTAAAGACGGAACATAAAAGAAAAAACATGTTTATTACCAAGATGAACACGATATAACCAATATTCTTCTGTAGTCTTCTCCAATATTGCCATGAAATTATTACCGTCTAACCCAAATCCAAAAATCTCTATAGGCTCCGGTAATCTTATTTCCATTTCATGTCTATGAGTCATATTGTAATTTCTTCCCAACGAAAACTATTCGACATAATGAATTTGATAGTTTTATACGCCCTTTCAAATAAGTCTGCAAAAAACCTTGGTCCTAAATTACAGTAAGCTCTATGTACGTTCATGTGAACATCAAAATTCTTCTTAAAATCTTTATGGATGTAAAGCTCTGCTTCCATTATAGGGTCTATAGGAAGATTTGTCGTATGAATCCCGTACATCATTTTATTTTCTATAGTATAAAAAAAGAATCTATATGTAGTATTTCTACAAATCACATGGAATGTACGCGGAGGTAATATGTCTTTATTCATAGTGTCATCTCTTTCCAACTAAAAAGATGAAGCCCAAGAAGCTTCCTCATCGTTCTTGTGATAGTAGCAAAAAAGTCGTCTAAACTCGTAAATGCAGGAAAAACATATCCATGAGTATCGACGCATCTAAAATATCTGTCTTTGCAACCATTATATGCGGGAACCCACTCGACATCTGATACACGAACATGTATACCCTTAATTAAAGACTTGGTATAAATGGCATACCTAGATGCATAGTTGCAATAACAAGCATGACAGCTATATTTCACATCATCAAAAATGAAGCTGAAGTATATTATCTCCTCAGAAGGAAATTCAAATACATTTCTATCGCCACTCATAGTCACATTATAACGCAGAAATACCAAATATCAACGATTTAAAGAAATGGTTTTTCACTAGAAAAGGCATCCTGTAACGAACAAGATTTCACAACTCTGGATACTCATTTAACACTTCATCAGGAACGGATTTACCTTCACGAATAGCATCGGCAATTTGTTGCTTGTGATAAGAGAGAGACATATTCTCGCCAGAAGTTGTCATTTGACCGAAATGTTGGTCTGGTTTACGAAGCTTCATCCACTCAGATAAAAGATATGTACCGATACCTAGTCGTTGTCGTTCTTTGATAACAAAAACTTCGGGTACGCCGAAACTATTGGCAACCCAACCAATCGGGCCTCCTGAATCGTATGCTGTAATACCTGTGTCGTAAGGCGAATAGCCCCTTTCAACTATTTCTTCATCGGTTAAATATAATGCGGTACCTGCTGGGTCTCGTACTATTTCATTGTTTTCATCTGTGCGTACGTATTTGTTTTTTTTGCCGGTCTGCCGGAACTCTACTTCAACATCTCCAAAAGTCTTTTTACTATGAACCATTGGTTGTTTTTCTTTTGGCCCCAACCAGTCAATACCCTCGCGAGTGCTGTACATATCGTATGTACCTTCTGATATGTGGCCTGTTTTGTGGTAATCCATGAACTCTCTACGAGTCATTTCCCACGGTTGCTTGATAGGTTGTGCTTGCTTATACCAATTCATAAGAATTATATTACAACAAAAAACAGGTAATACCTATTCATATTTCCATCTGTTCCCAGAAAAACGCAGAATAAACCTTTGTTTTAAACGCATCTGTTGCAGAATCTAAAAATCCCATTGTATCAAAGTCGGGTGATCGCGTAGAATAATAATCTTCTATGAGTATAAATAATCTTCCCGGTTCTTTCCATCTAATACCAACAAAATTGATCTTCATTCCAGAACTGTTTCGAAAAGATGTGTAATAGTAATACTGCTGATACTCACTCAAACGCTGATAAGCCAAATAATGTCTGCCATCATGATAGAACTCAAAAGTTCTGATTTGATGAGGATAGTATTTCATATTCGCATGGCTCTCCAAGAAAAATGATAATCCAACACGCAATCATAAAAAACGTCTATAACCGCTAACCAAATGCTATGATAGCTTTCATTCCCTCTTTTTGCCGAAGTGTTTGTGCGGCTCCAACCACCAGTATATAAATCACATGTTATCGTCATAACAAAATTATAATCATCATCTATTTCGTATACAGTATATACTAATTTGTCTTTTCCACATGCATCAGCACGTAGATCACAACTAAACATAGTTCCTTGCACGAAAAATTCAAAGCCACCAGGAAGATTCTTAAAAATAGCCTTCTTGGTTACTTCCCATTCTTCGTTAGTTTCCCATTTTCTAAGGTCGAGGGTCATCTACATTTCTACTTTATATTTCATGCTTTCGATGATGTGAGGACGGATTAGAGAAAACAACTTTTTAGTTTCTTCAACAGAGAAAGCAACATAGTAATTCCTTTTTTGGTTGTGATACAGTATTTTGCAACACAATCCAAACTTTTCTTTGAACAACTTCTGTATCATAAAATGTTCTAGTAGGGTAAAGTTGCATGTAAATAATCTAGCACTTTTGTAATGTAAATTCCCGTCATCCATAAACCAATATGCCAAACCGATATTTCCTAGATGTTCCATAAGGTAATAGTAAGGAAATATCTTTTTACCAGCCTCGTTATAAAAGATACTTTTTAGATAAGCGAGATGTTTGTTTGTGCATGTTGTAAAATGCAACGTATCATGTATTTTTATATCATCTTTATATTTTAACTTGACCGGATTTAGGGTTATGCTCCCCGGCCTAAGATTATGCAAAAGACTATGTTTGTGTTTGATATACTCTGACTGTTTAATAGAATGAGAAAAAGATATAGCGTTACTATTAGTTAAATATCCATCTCCCAATACCATACCAAGGATAGAATCTTTCTGGATATCAGATAGTTCTACATCCCAACAAGAATACTTTTCGGTTGATTTGTGTTTATTGGTTAAACCAAGTTCTTCTAGTCTTCTTTTGGCTACTAACTCACCGCAACCAATAGTAGCTGCTATTTGTTTTATGGTATAGCCTTTGGATTTGAGTTCCTTAGCTCTTTCTAAGCTGATATGAAATCGCCTATTCTTTGTCGCGTTTTTGTTAGACTTGCCGGGACACTTGTTTGGAATCCCATATTTTTTGCGTTTTCGCCATACCACTGTTTTAGAAGGCATATCATGTTTTTCAGCTATTTGCTTATCCGTTAATCCATCCTGTACATACTCTTTCTCTAGCAATTCTTTGGTTAGAAAATCGTAACGATGGATTGCTTCATAATGCTTGTTCATGCCTTTATTATCGGCATAAACAACTCACAAATACAACAATAACTGAACCATAAAGCAGAATTGATATAAGTCCTTGTGGGCCATTAGGTTCCCGATTTGAAGAGGTAGCGAAACCAACGCGACCGACCACCTGGTAAAGTAAATTCTGGTGTTACGACTGCTCTGGTAAGCCCAACGTAAGGACCGTACTTCTTCTGTTCAAGTAGAAGTTTCCATTCCTCTTCGTAGTTCTTCTTAAGTGTCTCAAGGTTTGCGAATGCCCTCTGAGCAGCTTCAGAACCGCCAAATACCTGTTGCGACTGTTGGAACTGCAAACAAAGCATAAGCTTCCTCAAAGCATCTGCTGCGGCTTTGTAGATCATAGCAGGAACATAACGAGAAGGAAGATTAGTAAACGAATAGCCGCTATGAGGCGGGAATTGATTTAATACCTGTATTGCATTTTCTAAGAACTGGTTCAAATCCATATCGCTGAACCATGCAAAGTTATAATCTGCATTGATAACATCGTAATCAGTCATTGTGTTATCAAATGCAATTTCACCTTTAAAATAATTAACTTCATAATTGTCTATAAGAGGTTGAGTATTTCTATAAAGTTTAATTCCTGTTACTTGGTTCCATCTAGGAAACGTAAACCGATATATATGATTATCAACAGTAGGTTTTGCTTGTTCGTAGTAAACAGGAATTGATTGAGCGCAGGTAAGATAGCTTTCTAAAACTAGTCTATAGTAATATGCAAATCCAGTATACAAGAAATTACCGTCGCCTACTTCTGCGACAACGACTTTATCTAATTCGCTATGAGGTATATCATCTACAGTATACCTCCAAGTAACATAATAGTCTCCTGGTGTTATTGTATCTGCGATACTCCAATCAAAAGCATAAAAACCATCGGCAGCTTTATCGGGTGTTGTTGTTTTAACAACGCTACCAGCTTCCGTAGATATAGTAACAGATATATCTTCAGGGTCTTTGGGAATTCCATCAAAGTTTGTTATTTTTAACAAAAGTGTAGCCAGTGTATCTTGTGCAAATGTTCCTTTATAGCTTGCTACAGCCCTTATTTTATTATCACAAGTTGTTTCAAACGGTCCAATTTGTTCTGTTTTTAGAAGAACATCATCTCCAACAGAAATTATGATTCGCCAGGTAACTAAATAAACAACATTGGTATCTGCTTCAAACGTGTACTCATATTGTCCATTACCTGTTTTTGTTGGAGCGGTCCATTCGGGTACCGGGAAAACCCCAGTAGATAGATTTTCTATAGACAGAAGTATAGAATTAGGATCACTGTTATCCTCTGTAAGACAATCTGTAATATTTATAAATACTCTAATATCCATTTTTTGTACCTATTATAGATTCTGATATCCTGTTTTTATTCCTTTAGGATTCTGTAATCTTTTAGAGTTAACACTAATTTGTTTACTTGGTGTTAATTGTTCATATGATGTTTTAATATTTTGTTTTACAGGTCTAATATGTTTACTGCTTGAAGAATGACTTGAACTTGAATGGCTTGAACTACTGTGACTACTAGAAGTAGTACTACTGTGACTGCTTGATGAATGACTACTGCTTGAAGAATGACTTGAACTTGAATGGCTTGAACTAGAATGACTACTACTTGATGAATGGCTTGAACTAGAACTATGGCTACTAGAAGAATGGCTGCTACTACTATGACTAGAACTAGATGAATGGCTAGAACTAGATGAATGACTTGAACTAGAATGGCTAGAACTTGAATGGCTAGAACTTGAATGGCTACTGCTAGATGAATGACTTGAACTTGAATGACTAGAACTGCTATGGCTAGAACTTGAATGACTAGAACTGCTATGGCTAGAACTAGAAGAATGACTAGAACTGCTATGACTGGAACTAGAAGAATGACTACTGCTACTATGACTAGAACTTGAATGACTACTACTTGATGAATGGCTTGAACTTGAACTATGGCTACTAGAAGAATGACTACTGCTACTATGACTAGAACTAGAAGAATGGCTACTACTACTGTGACTGCTTGATGAATGACTACTGCTAGAAGAATGGCTTGAACTGCTATGGCTACTGCTTAAACTACTATGACTAGAACTAGAGTGGCTACTACTGCTACTATGACTACTACTCGATGAATGGCTACTGCTTGAAGAATGGCTAGAACTTGAATGGCTACTGCTAGAAGAATGGCTAGAACTTGAATGACTAGAACTTGAATGACTAGAACTGCTATGACTACTGCTAGATGAATGGCTAGAACTTGAATGGCTAGAACTTGAATGACTAGAACTGCTATGACTGGAACTAGAAGAATGACTACTGCTACTGTGACTACTTGATGAATGGCTACTACTACTGTGACTGCTACTTGAATGACTACTACTTGATGAATGGCTACTACTAGAATGACTACTGCTACTATGACTAGAACTAGATGAATGGCTAGAACTAGATGAATGGCTGCTACTGCTATGACTACTACTCGATGAATGACTTGAACTTGAATGACTACTACTGCTGTGGCTACTACTTGAACTATGGCTAGAACTAGAATGGCTGCTACTGCTGTGACTACTGCTTGAAGAATGACTTGAACTTGAATGACTACTGCTAGAATGACTACTGCTTGATGAATGGCTACTGCTTGATGAATGGCTACTGCTTGATGAATGGCTACTGCTGCTATGACTACTGCTAGAATGACTACTGCTACTAGAATGACTACTACTGCTAGAATGGCTTGAACTGCTATGGCTACTGCTTAAACTACTATGACTAGAACTAGAGTGGCTACTACTGCTACTATGACTACTACTCGATGAATGGCTTGAACTCGAATGGCTAGAACTTGAATGGCTAGAACTAGATGAATGGCTACTTGAAGAATGGCTAGAACTTGAATGACTTGAACTGCTATGACTACTACTTGATGAATGGCTAGAACTGCTATGGCTAGAACTTGAAGCCGCTTCATCATATTCAGTTTGTAATGGCCCTATATCAGCGGCACCTTCATTAGCAGCACTTCCACCATGTTGTAACGGCCCAATATCAACATATCCATAGTTGTATGGAGTAATTTCTACGGCAGGAGGAAGACCTGCGGTAATGAATACACTATTGCCAGTTGGAACCTGGTCAGTATCTTTATAAACCGGCAAGCCAGCAGTAATATAGACATCGTTAGTGGATGGAATATCGCCTGATGAGAAAATAACATGAGTCTTAGTACTTGGCGGGGTGATGAGGCCCCAAGGGTCTTGACATCGTTCAACTATTTCGCCCGCAGAGAGGCGGCGGTTCCACACCCCAAAGCTGCCAATCTTGCCACCAAAGCCGCGCGCACCGATTGCATTATCACCGAGGAGTATCGCTTGGGCGTCGTCGGATACTACATTCCCGGTCCTTGCTTCTGGGGTGCCTACGGCCCCATCCATATAGATATTGCAAGCACCTTCCGCAGAACTCCACGTCCATATTATATGAGTCCAAGTGTTGTCTGAAATTGTTTGCCGAAATGTTGACACGTCCAACGTTCCTAAGTCTGTGGCAATGGCAAACCCGATGGAATGTGTGACATCCCGAATGTAGCCCGCGTAGGCCGAGCCAGGCACCTTGTCAAAGATGCGACCATATATTTCGCCGCTCGTGTAGTATACCCACGACTCTATAGTAAGTTCTGACATCCCCGTCTGCGATGAATGGTCTGGAATGCTCGCGAACTGACTGGCCCCGGCGGTACTGAATCCAAGAGAACTGCCAAACTTAGACCCGGACCAAGATGCGCCGGTTATACTACCGCTATTTTGGGTAGCCGAAACGTCTTGAACGCCACTTCCGGTCCCTTCCCACATTGGGAGGTAAGCCACCAGTCCACGCGCAAGCGGATGGCCCGAGCGGATGCCAGGGTACCACATATTAGGTTTTACTATCAGGTCAGCCATTTACTAATACTCTTATCCTATACTTACTGCGTATTTGGCATATGCGGCGGTTGCCCAGTTGCAGCCGGATTCATCACTGTTGAAGCAGATGACTCTAAGATGTGCGATTCCAGACAGGTCTACGTTCATAACCCAACGTGCAACTCCATCAATGAATACATCTTCGCCACTTGTAAACGTATTAGTTAGATTATCAACAGTAGTAAAGCTGACCGCCGCATCAATATCTGCAACCTGTGCCCATTCGCTACCGGCAGCACCACCATCATCCATGATGTAGACCCAATCGCCGCGAGTCACATCACCCGTCGCAACAGTTGGAACTACTTTCTGCGCACCCGCCGCCCCTGCGTCCAATGTTTCCATGGTTGATGCAGCGGTGTCGGCGGTAACAGTGATAATGGTTCGCCAGTATTCATCGCCACCAGAGTCGTCATGGTTGACTTGAACTCTGTACTCGATACCAGGGTCATTGGCTGTTGCATCTTCAATGGGGGCATGGTCTATATAGATTGTCCCTGATAGATAGGTTCTTACGTCGTCTGATGCTCCTACAACAACGTAGTTGGTAGCATTGGTGTAGTGGGCATGGGCTATAAATGTGTGGTCTGATTGTGTATAACTTGCCATATTAGTTCTCCGATTCGGTGTAGCCGAAGTACTTCAGTTGATTCTGAAGCTTTGATATTGCTATAGCTGCTTCTCTTGTATATTTTGCTCTTAGTAGGTCTCTGGCTACAATAGAAGTTGTTCCATTGCCTTCTACTGTGAAATTAGAAGTCCACTCGTAGATTTCTCCGGCTTCAACTTGTAACTTTTCTGCTGCTGCAATTTGACCTGGGGCGGTGCCTTCTACCAGTGAAGTGGTTCCGCCTAAGCCGCTATTGACGAGTGCGGTACGGTAATTTATTCCAACAGAATTTGTGGCATCGGGAATAGTAATATGGAATACGACTTGGAATTCTCCATTGTCGTTTCCTTCAAGTACATGTATATCTGACATTTATGTTTCTCCTTATTTGTCCCAGTTAAGGACTAATTTTGTGCTATGGTGTTCTGTACCTCGTTTTATATTATAATTTCCATTTGCTGAATCATACATTCCATCTGTTGTCGGGTCGGAGATGTGGTTCGTCCCGTCGCCGTAAGACCGCGTTCCGCTTACTACGTTTGACAAGTCGGAAGTCGCGTTGCCGAAGAAGACATTCCAGTTCTCGATGGTGGATGGGTTGACTTGTGCGCTGGCGTGTTGGATTCCATACCCAGCCCCATTGACCAGACGGCATCCGAAGATGTAGTTGGCAACCTCGCCAGCCGCAATGTCGATGTTGTCAACGTCTGGGTCGTCAAAAACACAATCGAGGATTTTCATACACCCGTAAGTCGAGAACAGGTTATCGTCGTTTCCGTAAAACAGGCACTTAGATATGGTCGTGTCAATGAAGCACTCGACACCATTGTCTGTATTGTCGGCAAACACGCATGCCCACAAGAGGGCTGAGTAGGGCCAGAAAATGCCATCACCGCCATTAGAGGAAAAGATGCAGGACTCAAACATGGCATCAGTAAGGCGGTACGCGTAGACGCCATAATTTCCGTTGCTGTCGAATTTGCAGTGCTTGATATGGCACAGGGTGCAAGCCGTTGCAGAGGCGTTTAGTCCATTGCCACTACCCTGCGCGTTCTGTAGAGTAAGGTTCTCAAGCTTCCAGTAGCCATTCCCGCTCATCGTCATGATGTGGACATTATTAACACACCCGGTGCCGTCTAAAATTGATTGGTAGTCAGTTGAATTACCTGCGTCTGGACTGGCAATAGACCAGTCAGATTTTACACCAGTAAGTGATATAAATCCAGCCGCAGCCGAACCATCATTACCATAATCTATACGGACATTAGGTGTATCGACATCATCAATCGTCGCATCTGTTTCGGCTTTAGCTGTATTATTAACACCGTTCGCTAAGTTAGCATTAACAATCGTATAATCATAACCACTGTCGAGTTGGACTAATATGTGCTGGTCTGTAGTTAACCCTGTAGCAACATTATCTCGTTCTTGTACAACTTTACCTTGCCAAATAACTGCCCCACCACCATTGTCTCGTACAACATCACCTATTTCCCAAGCAGAGCCGTCTGTAGCATTCATATTAATGACAACAAGAGTATCCAAGACACAAATTGATGCTTTCACATAAAGGGTATCACCGGCAACTAACCCTCCTGCTTTGAACTCTCCTGCTGCGCCACCACCACCTAGAATGGCGATTTGCAGTCCACCGGGGCCGGTTAGTTCTTCACCGGCATGGTCTGTCCCGTCTCTACCGGCTACAAAATCTGCACTAGGGTCTATATAATATTGACCGGCCATTATTTAATCTCCTTGGGTTGCTCTTTAGGAGGTTCGCAATCTTGATAGACATAAACCTCTTTCTGCAATTTTTGAGTTATGATGTTGTCGGCATCAGTAGAATTAATTACCTTAACCACAGCTTTTTCAGCAGATAGGCTATTCTTCTCTTCTCGATATTCTTGTTCTTCAACATTAACCCATTGCTTTTCTGCTCCAACCCTGTGTATGCAATCTTCTGCACATTCTGGAAGACCTCTGGCCACCCACTCAGGATGCTCATGGGAGCAACGTGATACTTGGCAGAAGTTTCCGCCAATTACAGTCCATTCAGGTTGAATCTTTACATTTGTAAAGTTTCCGCCATGAATTGTAAGTGTTTTTCCTTTAAGAATTTCTGTACTTGGAGTCAATTGAGAGAAGTTGCCGCCATATATAGTAGAGTTACTGGGAACATCATCTCCAGGGTCTTTAAAACTCCAATTACCTCGTTTGATATTAGCCATATTTCATATTCCTTTATTATCCAGACCAAATAGCCTGACTTGCATCTGATGGGAATCCTGAATTCTGACAAGATAGACCAGCACCAGCAATATCGTTGAGACGGAAATCGCCGTTGAGGGCATCCATTGCAGGAGAGGCCGATAAAGTGACAGAATATAATGCCTCTAAAACATTACGAGTTTGTTGCGAAGACCCACCACCATCGCCTCCACAGTTCCAAAAAGCGTTGTTTGTAACCATCTTCAGATACTTGTCTGCGTCCTCAGCCTCAATGCCCCAGTGCGAGCTGGTTGAGCCGCAGTTGTCGAGGATGTTGCCTTCGCAAGCCCCCTGATATTCACCATCAAGGTCATCGAAGTAGATGCCGGAATCGGTCGTGTTGTAGACGTAGTTATACGAAACGTCCATGTAGTCATTCGCTATCCATATCCCGTAAGCACCAGCACCGTTAATAATGTTGTGCCGAACAGACACGCGAGATGGGGACACGATTTCAATGCCATTCCCACCAGCACTCTCAACGAAATTATGAGTCACGGCCCCGTAATAACCCCCAACTATCCCATCATCACTAGCATCCGTTACCCAGCATCCATGAATCCACATGCCGCTGCTGTTCGCGGCGTAAATAGCATCAGAACCCGCGCCAGTGACCTTGACCTTGCATCTCTCAATCCTGCTGTGGTGTCCATTCAGTGCGTAGATGCCCTCAACACCGGCCTGATCCCCGTGAATATACAAGTCTTTGACGACCCAGTGTTCTTGATTGTTCGTATCCCACGTCCCGCTGTGGTTACTCAGCCCATCCCCGTCGATCTCAGCCATGCCGCCGTCGCCTGCGGTAGTGGTATAGCCCTGGAAGGTCAGTGGAATAGGTAGTGTTCCGCTGTTCGCCATGTCAACTTCGCCCTCGCCAGCACCAGCAAATGCTGTTGTACTATTTCGTATATTGCAACGAGGAACACTACTAGCAGAATTAACAAAGCTTGTTGTCATAACGGTAGCAGCTTTTTGTGGTAAAGCCCAAGCTCCACCGACATTGCATGCCTTGTCAGAAGCCCCAAGAGCCACAGCAGGACTAACAGTAATCGTTGCTCCACCACCTGCCGAAGTAGCTCGCGTAAGATTGGCAGTTCCAGTCGGGTCAAAACAGAGCCAATCATCGACTAATACACCTAGCCAGTTATTGCCAGAATCATCGGTTAGTGTTGTGCCAGCACCATCAGAGTCACATCCGGTTCCTGCACCAGCGGCGATGACATAATGCGGTCCACCAGTAGCAGTAATAGCAGACAATGGACCACCACCATTGGCGTCACTAGCATCAGCATAATCTGTATCGTTCCAAACAAAGAATTCTGTATAGGTTGCCATTTACACGCCCTCTATTCTAAAACCAGTCCCGTCCCTAGTGACTACTGCATTTGTTCCTAGTGTTGAAGTCTTGAGTTTTGTCTCAAATTCTGCAATTTTTATAGCTAGAGCAGTTTCTTCTTCCGCTTGGCGAAGTTTATTAACGGCATGGATTTTTATGTCCCCATAGAAGAAGTCATCTGGGGTTCTTCCTTCGCTAACAGTCACTTTACATGCAGATGCAGTTGCACCATAAGATAATGCTTCAACGTCGTCAGATGTCCAGCCATTTGTTGACGCGGCGGCGAGTAGAACTGGAACATATCTTGTTGGTTTACTTTTTACTCCCATTTATAGACTCCTACTTAGATACATTTACTGTATTTATACTAGTTTCAACGTTTCTGATAAAGTTTCCTCTATATTATGGCTAGACCGATACTATCTATATGAAAAAATATTTATATAAAGTTTCAGAGAAGAAACTAAAATTAAGAATTCTATCCAAAAATTATTCTTCTTAAATCATTGACGCTGATGATAACTTTTCCATCTAATTCAGCAATGATATCCGATACCTTCTCGTCTAGATTTTCTGCTTCTTCTGGGTTAATAGACGATACAGCTAATACTGTACCGGGAACTCCATTTTCATAAAACTTAACGCCACCACGAAAATCATCTGTAAATGCTTCGTAATGCCATAAGTAATAACCATCACCTAGCTCAACAAAACCTGTAGTAATCTCAGCGCCGCTATCAGCACCTACATTGTCTAGTAGCTGAGCGCGTAGCGTAAGACCAGTTTGTGCTGATCCAAGTCCAATTGTAAAGTTTAAAGTATATGCCATTATATCACCAAATTATCATTAACAGATACGGTATCTCTAGCCGTATCCATAGCTACCTTCCTCTCGTATCGTCTAATAGTATCAATCATAAATTGTCTAACTCTTTCTTTAGCCCACGTGCCAGGTGTATAATCGGGTACCCACTCTTGGGTATAGGGGTCCATTGTTTTTGGAATATCGTATATCCCATTGATGGCTTCGACTAGACGAGATACTTGATTATCAGGTATTGTAAATGTTAATTCCATTGAGTTATTCCTTTATTTTGTTCCTATTTGTCTTGAACCGATAGTATTGCATTGATAGTGGATTCCAGCAGTAGCTATCAAGCAATCTCCAGCAAATTCGTCAGTACTTGCAGCTACTCTTGATAACTGAAACAAGAACTGGTCTCCTATATCAATTGTGGCATCGGAAATAGTTGGAAAATTAAATTGATAAAATGCGTATTGAGTAGTTACAGCATCTTCGATAACAATTGTAGTTACTGCATCAAGCGTATCCCCATTTTTGCCAAAAGTATATATAAGTTGCCATTTTACGTTGTCTGTTCCACCTCCCGGCGCAGCAATAATCTGGAAATGAACATGAAAAACGATATCTGTTCCTTCCTTATAATCGTGTTGCATCTCAAAACTGCCGGATACTTTTTCGCTAGGAGCAAATGCATATGTCTCTATTCCAGTGTCTGCACCAACTTCATCTACAAATTCATCTATATCAGGTTGAGACGAAGCAGGTCTTGACAACTGCGCAGCACCCATGTTAATATCTTTATAAACAGTTTCGGTAAGTTCAAGAGTTTTATCTGTTGGACAATTTATCTGAAGATCGCCTAAGCCAACTGTTATATTTGCATCCGTCTGATCGTGAAAAGATTCCATATATGAAACAGCAGATGTTCCATCAGAACTATATATCCTTAACACTGGGTTAAGAGATACACCTGCTGGCACTCTGTTTGCTATGCCACGGTCTCCATCTTCAAGAATAGATATATACCCACTCTGTAAAGCAGCATTAACATGTGTTGCAATAGATAGATAATCTATAGCTCCTGAAGACTCCCAGTGTATAGACACATCTGTACTTCCACCAAACTGGAAAGCCTTCTCGTCGGTCATAATGAAGCCATTAGAATACCATTGGCCTACATACGTATTATCAGGCCAAAATTGAATATTGTCGCTACCACGTATCTGAGTATAGCCAGAAGTATGTCCAACAAATATCCTGCAATAGTCATCTCCAGGATCAGTACCTTTTCTGTGTATATATAAGCTATGACCATCTACACCTACACCAACGTCTGCGTCTTTGAACAATGCAACATCATGCGTTGCTTCACCAGCAATATTCAGGTCTGTGTTATCGAAGTATATAGTTGAGTCTTGGCTTTCGCCAAGAATTAAACCGCTAACATCTGAGTCTATGGTAACGTCGCCTGAAGTAGTTAGGTCTAAATTTGTAAAGTCAAATGTAGTACTTGACATTGTTGCTTCAATAGAAGCGCCAATTTGGAATGCAGTGGTTTGTCCTGCTTCTGAATTAAGATATGTCCTACCAGCAGTAGACTGCATTACAGAGTAGCCAGTTGCATCGGCTTGCATGGCAGTATGGCTAAACACAGCATTTGCAGCAGCAGAAACATACCGGCCAACAAACGCAACACCAGAAATGATGCCTTCACCAGCGGTAGCAGTAGCATACTCTAAACTTGAAGTGGCGGGCGGAGTAATAACGGTGTCCGTGCCGTTATACAGCATAGACACTTCTTGTCCATCGCCAAGGACTAAACCGTTAGCATTTGAATCTATAGTTACATTACCAGTAGTTTTAAGCCATGAATTCCAAAAATCAACACCAGTAAAGTTTGAAACAACCAACTCAACATTAGCAGTTATGCCATTATTATTGATAATCAGGTCTGAGCCATCGAAGTAAATAGTTGCATCTTGTGAAGCACCAAAATTTATACCAAGTAAATCAGATTTTACCCACATCTCAGCTTCTGAAGTTATAGTAGCTGCTGAGTAGAGACTTAATGCTTTTACAGCATCTGCAAATTCAAACCTATCTTCATCTTCAAGCCAACTAAACTGACCTGAGTTGGTAGTACCTATAAACAATAATGTTATATCTGTGTCAGCATATGCAGTAGAGAACTGCAACATACCTGCTCCGCTAGACGACAAGAGAGTGTATTGACTTTCGCCAAGGACTAAACCAGCAGTATCAGAGTCAATAGTAACGTTACCAGTTGTGAGAATGTTATCGCCAGCAAAAAAAGGGGAAAGAGTAGTCGTCGGAATGTCTCTTTGCCAAAGAACACCGGCTCCTCCGCCAACTGGGATATTCTTCCATTTACTGGTAGCAAAATCATACTGTAAAGTATCACCATCTGCAAGACCTACAATCGTAGTATCGCTTAAAGATGTAAGCGTATCAAATATGGCTAATATGTTGGGCATTTGCTAAATTAAGCTCCTGAATTCTCCAACTCTTGAATCTCTTTAACTTTTTCGTTCTTTGCTTGTTCAAGCTGTTGCACAGCCATTTTATGCAAATCCATCTTTTTCAAAATATCATAAACTTCAGCCTTAAGCAGTTGAATTGCTTCAGTATTTTCATTCTTCTTTACGTCTTCTTTGGGGGTTTCATTTTCTGTGGACATTATCTTCTCCTTGAAGTTATTTAGTACAGCGATAGTGCTGTATCTATTTTCTATGATCGATTAAAAATCCCTCTATTTTGAATGCTTTATAATATAATCTAAAGCATCATAGGGTGTATACTTCTTTTGCTGTATTTCTGGCAAGTATATAGATATTACACCAGCAAGCACGCCCATAGCTTCTATACAAGATGGTGGAGCTATATACTGGTTGTTCAAAAATGTAGTATATGCATTTCTACTAAGCGTTTTAAGATCAACCCTGTTATCTGATCTTTTTATATTATAAAAAACCTTTTTACGTTTGTATGGTGGCTTTAAGAAAAATACTTCTGGATTACTATCACAAAAATCTGACATTTTATTTTCAACGCAAGAAAGCATAATGATGTTCATCTTGTATGCTTTATCGATAGCATTTTTCAAAGTCTCATTCATGTGATCTGAAATAGGAGGTAGTATAACAACATCTGCTCTTTTTACCGTAGCAAGAAGGACAGAAGCTGTAAGCATCTTGTAATCCGTTTTACCAGAATTGTCTACTGCTCGTATAGACAAAAGCTCTATATCTGGGACCATGCCTAAAATTTCTCCATGACCACAAAGTATCCCAGAAATCATTGTTGAGTATCCGTGGATATCGTCACCGTCTATACCTCCAACAGCTACTTCAGATACAGTGGAATCTGACAAATCTTTATGTACAGGAGAACCAGTCCCAACTACAGCGACCTTAACATTTTTACCTCCCAAGGCATATAAATCTTCATCTACACCAAAATTGAATGGAGTATAAAAACAAGGAGCATGAGGAACGGTATTTATAGGAGCTTTCCTATTTTTAGGAAATGTAATTGATGTTATGTCCATCTTAAAATATTAACCGGCACTTGAATGCACGTTCCCTTTCCAAAAAATTCTAAATCCATTGTATGATGTTCAGCCAACTGCAAGAAATATACGTTCTTTCTTAAAGACACAGCAATATGCATACTTGTAAAATTATCTGTTATAATATTTTGACATTTATTGATTTCATCAACCTTCTTTAAGAAGTTCTTTTTGAACGGAACATGCCACAGTTTTGATTCCTCCAGATGCAGTCTATCTACTACATAATCTCTTAAATTAGCATTTGCTAAAGTTAGACCTGTTTTCTTTTTGTTACTACGGGTTCTTGGATAATAGTTGAAGTTATATCCTTCACCCTTCCAGGTTAATCCAGCTAAATCATAATAAACTTGAAATATGTTCTTGTTGACGTTTTGCTTACCAAACAACACTTCGTAGTATTTGCTATTATCTGGGCTAAACCCAACAACATCTGCATCAGAATGTACTTTGAACCCAGGACTTAAGTTAATAACTAAATCTATTTCTGAAGGCATTACGTTTTCATCTAGACTATATACCTTCTCTATGCTTTGATTATGTTCGAATATTACTTTGCATTCTTTATTGGCAGTTATTGCATAAATTTTGCAATTGTCAAACCCACCATACTTCTTTGCCAATCCACGAAAAAGACAAGTAGATACCAAGCATTCTACCATTGTTCCTAGTTGTATAATCAAAATATTCATTACGGCAATAAGTCCTCTGGCAACATCCTTGCTTCGTTTTCAGCCGAAGCACCTCCGCCTCGTTTGTTTAGATCAATTGGTAAAGCATCTACAGATATGCTTCCATCTTCTGAAGAAACCATCTGTCCATCTGACGTTCTGGTTTGTTCTCCGCTTTTTCTTCTCTGTCTTTCAGCTTCATAATGCTGTTCCAAAGCATTCTTCTGTGATGCATACTTCTGTTGCATTATTTTGGCTCTAGCTCCTGAAACTATTTCTATATTACCATCTCTAAGTAGTTTTGCTAAGACAGGAGACTGGTTAATATCTTCTACGCCTAAATCTTCTAACATCTTGAAATCTTCTGGTCCGTTGAAAGATACATCTAAATCTGACAAATAGAGACATCCTGGTTTCATTGAGTGAATATAATATGGTCCAACATCTCCACCTAAATTTTCTACCAACACAGATTCGGCTAATTGAATAAGATTTTCTGCTGTAGTATATGTTGCTGATGTAACATATAGAACATCTTCGAATCCTATTATCTTTCTAAGTATATCGGCCTGTACAAATCCAATTGACGTACGCCCTTTATCTGTATAAATACTAAATGTCTTTTCTTCCATATCAGCGAATACTACTATCATGTTTATCTCCAAGCTTTCTCAAGGCGAGCTTTTGCCTCAGACGCTATTTTATCAATGCTGTAATGAGTTTTGATGAACTCCTTAAGCTTCTTATTTTTATCGACAGCATTATCATAATTGTTGTAAACTTTTCTCATTGCCTTCTTTGCATCTTCAATAACTCTTTCATTTTTGAGTTCTGGAAATACTTGATTATCCCAATAATGAACATGCATTGTTCCTGGTGCCATTTCAGAAAATTTATCTGGTTTTATTAGCGTTGAGTTATCATGATCCAAAAACATAGTATGCCCGCTATGTTCAACTCCGATAACAGGTAATCCACATAGGCTAGCTTCGCAGTAAGGAATACCGAAACCTTCTCCTCTTGAGAATAGGACAAAAGCATTACATGCGGCATAGATGTTAGGCATCTGAGACTCTGGTATAACCTTGGTGCATCTTGAAATATGAGGAGGATTCGAACCACCATATTTTTTGACGTACTCTTCTATAGTTTTCTTGATGACTCCGCTTCTTCCAGTATTAGACTGATACCTGCTAAATATTAACAAAGATACCGGATCATCACCGGAGAATTCTTCCAAGTAGCTTCTTAATAAAACATCGTAACCTTTGCGGTAACTCCATCCAAATACACTAACAAACACAAAGTCTCTTAATTGAGGCCGAAACTCATGAGGCTCTATTCCGCATTTATACATGTTCGTGTTTATAGAATCAGGTAACACAAATATATCTCTGTCGATATAGTCTTTAAGAATCTTCTTACAGAAATCAGATGTTACCCATATCTCATTGTACCCATTAGTAGCATCTATAAATTGTTGAGGTATTGTACAGGATTCTATAGTTGTATATAGGATGTTATATTTACCGAAACTCTGGTTACCGAAACTTGGAACCATACTATCTATATTGATTGCTTTATTACTGAGTGGTTGCTTCATAGGAGCTAGCTGTCTTATTTCTAGCTCGTTCAAGTCATTCAGATAATCACACACTGAATCAATCTGTATTTTTACTCCTACATTCTTCAAAGCCAATGCTAAATTTCTGTTTACTTTAGCATATCCGCCAGCATCATAGAAATGTCCTTTGATTCTTACTTCCATAGTTTCACCTGCATCTGGTTTCTTATGTTCTGGTTTAGCCTTTTTTAGTGGTTCAACAAAATCTGAAGAAGCACTCTGTATACGTAATAGGTTCTTCTCAAAAACGCTGCTTCCACATTTTGTAATATGAAACTGCCCAAGTTGGATCATCTTTCTAAATCCGCGAGATTTTTTGACATCATCTATATCGATTTCTTGAGAGTTTTCACCATCGAAAGGAATGCTTTTATCGATGTCTTGTATGTATACGGTATTTCGAGTTGTATTGACGAATCTCATACTTTAATTATCGAAAAAAAAGCGCCTCGGCTTTTGCAAACCAAGGCGCTCCCTCCGTTCGTGTCTACTCCCGACACGCTAAAATGATATAATTCTTTGTTCTTAGTATATAAATATCTCTTTCACTCTTCTAATCTTTTTGGTTTTCTTTACTTTTGCCCAATCTTTTGTTTATTTTCTTTTCCATGTCCTCAAGCAAATCATAATACTTCGCGCCTTTATCGGTTCCTTCATTACTTTTAACATCACCTGCTTCTTCTAAATGGTCTCGTGTAATTTTTTCTGCTATTTCATCTTTTTCTTCTTGAGTCAAATTTGGATTATATGCTACATGCTCTTGTTCAATATCTTTACCAAGTAAAAGCTGCTCTTCATCATATTGTTTATTGTCCTTTCCCCTAGATTTTCCACCTTCACCAAGTATATCCACAATCTTATCCGATATTATTAGTTTCATATATTACCCTTTTTTCTTTGTCTTATTATATAATATCCTATTCCAATTGAAGGAATATTATATTTATGTATAGCCTCACAGATATGCATACCATTACCATATTCACCTATAAAAGACTCTATCACTTCTTTACCATATTTTTTATATAGTATTGGATTTTGTTTTCTTCGTTCTCGTCCTTTTGCTTTTGCTTTTTCAGACCATGATATATTTTTTATGGAAATTCCTTTTTTCCTCAAATTAGTATAATATGATTTCTTTCTTTTAGATATTTTTATTTTTGTTTCTTCCGAATGTTTATGTCCCAACAAGGATTTAGATATTTTTTTATTGCGTTCTTTTTGTTCTACCATAGAAAGATTTTCCAGTAATCACTCATCTTTTTTCGAGTTACATCACTTAGTTTTCTTCCTCTTAAAGCATTACTTATTTTTCGTTTTATATAGTCTGGAACTTTACGTCCCTTTCTCGCTTTCGACTGTTTTTCTATAGTCTCTTTAGAAGGTACTCTACCTAATAATGCCCTACTTATACTGTCCTTGTGTTTTTGCGATAGTGGTTTACCTTTATGTGAAAGAGACATTCTTTTTCTTTGTTCTTTTGTAGGAGACCACCCTTTTCTTGTATCGCTTAACTTTTTCCAATAAGATGCAGGTCTATTTTTTGCAGCAATGCTAAGTTTTTTTCTTGTTTCTTCAGAAAATGTTTTGCAATATGTATCCGGTCTAATGTTATAGCCGATTACTCTATCTAAGGTATTTAATGTATCTATATAATATTGTTCTCGTTTTCTTAAAATCGGTTCTTTACATTGTTCTATAATATAAAAGATAAAATTTGCTTTTCCATATTTATTAAAAGAATATTGTAAATGGCAATTCTCATGTTTATTATTGTTCAAGTTTGAAATATGTACTCGATATCGATGATCAATGTCTATACTGCTTCCCACATACAATTTATCATTTACTATGTTTTTTATAACATAAACTCCACATTTTTTCATACGATTATCCTAACAATTTATATTATCAGTAAGATACCACTTTCATGATATCACCAATCTATGCTTTGTTCTATAGGAACTACTGTTAGTTTTACAGAATCACCTTCGAAATCAACATGATCTAAAAGTAAAATAGCATTGATATTAACTACTTCTCCCTCGTGTGATCTTTCATCTCTACTATAAACATCGCCTCTAACTTCTATCTGTTCTCTAACTAAATGTAAAAGTCTAACAGGTATTGAGGGTAATGCTTTTTTTAAAGTCATGGCATCTATAGCGTTTATGTATTCAAAACTATCTAAAGGCAAATCAATTATAAATGGCTCTGGATCAAAATCTACGGAATTAACTTCTGGCTCATCGTTATCCTCATCTGGGAAATAAGACATTTGGTGTCTACCTAACAAATTAACTGTTGCTGTCAATCCTCCACCTTCTTCTATTCTATACTGCACGTTCTCTACGGCCTGAGCCAAATCTTCCATTATTCTATATTGCTGATTTGGAGATAATGCCATAAATGCTCCTTCACCATGTTTCTGTTCTGGTTTCCACGGAGAAGCAGTAAATACATAGTCAATTTTAGAAGTGACAGTAATCTTCCTTCCACCCAAACCCTGTAATTGAACAGTACTTTTTGCAGATTTTGCATCTTTTTTTAGTTGCATATTCTGTAAATCCATATTAGGAATTCTTTGCGATATGGATTGTTCTATTTCAGACATATGCTGATCTGCATTTTCGTAAGTCCAAAAGGATATATCTTTTTCTTTCTTTACCAAAACATTCCAAGTAAGAATGTTGATTACAGCACTCATGAAATATTCACTTTGCATATAGAAGAATCCTCTTTCGCGAGGAATCTTGATATAATCCCATATGCTTGATTCTAAAAGATGATTCTTTATTTCGTTTTCTATTAAGAAACGTTGAGGAGTATTGTCTTCAAAAGGAATTTTAAACGTTACTCTTACATGTCCAGTTGTTCTGAATATAGAGATATTGTTGGGATTATAAATTGTATTAACAGTTACAGATTCTGGTGGAGTATCTAATACTATAGGCAATATATTTTGTCCTACTTCTTCGACTCCAACTTCACTAGCCCAAGTACTTATTCTTATAATCATATCTTTATCTGGTTGGAAGTCATCGCCACCAAAATCATCATTATCATTATCAATTGGAGGCAAACCGATATCTCCATCATCAAGTTGAGGAGCATCTACTTCCTCTTCTACCATTTGCTGTTGAGAGAGTACATGTATGTAGTGGTTCCAATTCATATAATTCTATACTCTATAAATCGTCAATATCTTTCTACAAATTTTCAAGGAAAATAAGTTTAATGACGTAACTATATCAATATGGCTATCCGTACAGACCAAAACCAGAGAGAACAATATATAGTCAAAAATACTACAAGTCAAGAACTAAGTATAGGTGACTTGAATATTCCTACTATAGCATCGGGGCAGTCTATAGACTTGTTGCTATTTACAACGCAGCAAAAAGCATCACAATCTAAGAATCTGGCATCCCTTTTGCGACGAGGATGGCTGAAATTCACACGTAAAAAAGACAGCAAAAGAAAGAAATTCAATAAAAAAGATGCAGATACTGGCGTAGTCTTAACAAAAGATGATCAACTTGACAACTATTATACAAAGTCAGAAGTAAATGCTCTTATTACGGATGAAGCCAATGTATATGTTTCATCTTCAACATCTGTTGATTATACACCAGATCAAGAAGACGTAATTTTAGTAAATGCATCTGGCGGCGACGTTACAATTAATTTACCAGAAGCATCAGAATATGAAGGTAAGTACTATTATATCAAAAAAACAGACGCATCTGCTAATTCTGTTATATTAGATGGTTACGAATCAGAAACAGTGGACGGCATCATCCATTGTTGGTACAGATTTTACTTTTAATGATGCAAATACACACGCGAAAGAAGCTACCATTACCGTTCTCGATAAAGACGACCTTGGTGGAGATGATATTGTAATATCGATTAACGGCTCTGCGACTACTAAAAGCGAGCCAGGGGATTGGGTAGGTCCAGGTGCAGCCACTAACGATGTCTGTGCTACAAATATCGCTACTGCTCTCGATGGTATCACCGGTGTTTCAGCATCTGCAACGGCTGCTGTAGTAACTATTATAGCAGATGTTGGATACGACATTGATAATTTAACGACTACAGGAGCAGTAGCAGACATTACAGTTTCTGCTAGGTCGGTTGAGACAGTGAGTGCCGATAAAAATGATGTTATGCAATTCGCTAGAGGTGGTGATCTAGATTTAACCGGCTATACCACTGTGACAGGATGGATTTATCTCACAAAATGGAAAAACAAGGGGTTGACACTCCAGGGGTGGGATGTTGGAGCATTGACAACACTTGGGAATTCAGTTGCCATAGGTAATTACATAGATGTAGGAAGTCTGAATACATGGCAACAATTTAGTATATCATTATCTGATCTTGGAATAGCAGGATTGCCTAGTACATTTGACGGTTTGCGAATAACACTATTAGATAAAAACATCAATTTCTATTTGGATTATGTTGAGATACAACAGGTTGGAGATGATCCTACTACATTTACTATTAAACCAGCAAAAGGAACTTGGTATTATGTGTATAAACTGGTCTGGACTCTTGCAGATATTCTCGACATAAGTGTTGCTGATGGCACAGCACCTGGATTATCATATGACAAACTGCTTGGTGCAGATTATCTAGGTAACGGCGTAACATATCAGAGGGTACAGGATAATATCGTTAAACAAGCAAGTGTTATCCATAGTCTGGGAGATGTCCTTAATGGGGCAGATGCAACTATTGACAGCGTGGTATGTGATGGCACAAACACTTATCTTAAACTTGTTAGCACATTTACAGAGCCTATCGTACTAAAATCTGAAGATGCCGACGAGCTTAGATTAATCATAAATGACGACCTATCTGGACTTCTTCAATTCAAAGGTCTAGTTACTGGCAAGGAATGGCGTAGAGAAGAAGAAGGACTATAAAATAAACTATCTATCAGAAGCCTTGTCTATTGTAGCATAGTGCTTATCCAAATCTTTTACAAAATCAGGATACAACATTTCAGCTTCTTCTATCGGTAGTAAATCATGCAAAAGTCCACAGTTGCATACAGGTGCATCTGTGCGATAAATTTCGCAATCCCCATGATGCGTAATAATAGGCTCAGGATAAGCCATTACTTTTCTTTGGAATCTGTCTCTGATTCTTTGGATGTATTCTTTAGATGGCATGTTTTAAGACCAATATACTTTGAATTCTTCGAAAATTCTTATAAAGAAAGCTATAGTTAGCATAAATATAATGGCAAAAAGAATCACCGGCCATCCAAAAATAGAGAATAGGATAGATACTCTTCTTTCACCCGGAGAATCTTCTTTATCGAATAGATAAGAAAGAAGACCGCAAAACAACCCAATCAGAATATAATACACATACCACATTTTAAAGCGCCGTACCAGATTCGAACTGGTACTTTCAGCTTGGAAGGCTGACGTGCTAGCCGTTAAACACCAACGGCGCGATTACTTACGTTTATATATACCATAAAATTTGCCATTGTCTAGTTTAATTTTAAAATTTTCTCCTTCAATGACAACTATGCAACCTGGCTCTTGATGTTCTATCGCCTTCTGCATCGCATCATTGAACGTTGTATCTATAATATCGACAACATGAATCGTCTGTTTAACCAGATTATCTACTTTTATTGTGCCTTTTTCTTCCATATGGGTTTATTTGATTATGTCGATCCAGCAAAATTCTTTTCTAAGACTTAAGTAGCTTATTAAATCTGGCATAATGACAGTAGGTACTCTGTGATCTTTAAGACAGCTATACAAGAAATCTATTCTAAAGCCGTCAAGCTCATCGTGCCATTCTTCTTCAGACATCTTGCCTTTTTTCATGTTGCAAGCCTTTTAGCTACTTCCCAAACCAACTCATTTAATTCGAAATCTATCCCTAGAGTTTCTTTTACATCAGCATGCCACTTCTTTCCTTCTTCTGTTAACCCTATCGGATAATCATTTTCATCTCTTATCCAATTGAAGATATCCATGAAATCATGCATTTTAGATTCATCGCTTACCCAAGCCTCTGGGTGACCAACAGCTTCTAAAACCGTTTTGATATACGGTTCAAGATAGTTGATTCTATCTTGCGGAGCAAATTCTATATCTTTATCGTTTTCCATGATAAGTATTTCCTATTGTTTTTTACAACAATGCTATCATTAAAATCAAAGATAAAATCATAAGGTAACAGATGTTGATTTACTGTACTTACTGATGAACGCCAGCAGAATCTGTCATTCTTAATACAAAAATATCTACTCCCCGGCCGATTCGGCAGATATTTGAGTTCAAGTACTGTCTCTTCTTCAGTATCTATAATCATCCAAGCATGGCATCTATCAGCAGCATCAACACAATCCGATTCCCATGCTATATCTGGCGGAGCTATTACGTAATATCTTTTCATTTCTCCATCATCAATTCCGGATAGCTTCTTTCAACTACCCAAACAAAATCATCTTTAGGAATAAGAACTTCTTTTGCTTTATTAACTTCTTCTATACTGTTTCCTTCTATCTCTATGAAATTCCCAAGTCCCTCTACTTCATCTAAGCAGACTGTGCAATATTCATAGGTATATTCTCTACGATGCTTTTTAACACGTACGGTTTCTTCAAATCCCATAGTTCCAAGGATATGTAAGAAATCGTCTTTATCTCTTGGGAGTACTGGAATTTCTGTTTCTTTTCTGCTTTTGATACCATCTTCTGTTGACGGTGGACCTTTGCAAGACAGAACAGAAAACCCATCCCAGAATTTGCCTGTTACATTTCTAATACGAAGACATTTCCTTTGATCTGCTAAAGTCCCGTTGTCAAAATAAATATCTTCTATGTAAGAGTCAGAACGACATACAGACGCATGCTCTTCAACAATCTTTTCAATCTCAACAAACTCGCCAATCTGAATCTTGATTTCTATTTCCATCATATTGTTATCTCTTTCCAAACAAACAGGAGTTCATGACCATATACGTTTTTAGTTACTCTACCTTCGAACCTGTCTATAATAACTAACATATTAAATTTCGTTGTTAGAGACAATGCTTCGTGCCACATGCTCTCGAAACCTCCAGAAATACTATTCTGATAAACGCAAAGATATCTATACTGCTTTTGAATGTGGCTACAGAAGATATGTTCAACCGTACTAGTATGTAAATCTACAACCACACAAGCTCTATTGTCTATCAAAGGAAAATCAAGAAAATATACGCTATCGTAATCGTCGTAGATATGAAGATATCTACCATGTGGCCTTGGCATCTGATTATCCATAATACGCCCGCTAGGAATCGAACCCAGAATGAGACGTTCGAAGCGTCCCGTGATATCCATTTCACTACGAGCGTGTATTTATACTATCTAAGTATATCCGTTTTTTCCATTGTCTCTTGTCAATTCGTATCTTCTTTGCCAAAAATACTTCGCCTCTTGCTCTTTCTTTGCGCCAGATTCCTGCCGACTCATCAACCGTTACTGGAACAATCACTCGATTCTCGAACTTCTTGAACATCTTCAAGAAGAAGTCGGTTGTCGCCTGCAAGTCTTTCATCACATGGAAGCCAGACTTGTAAACTCTCGTACCGCTTCCGTCTGTTACGTCTTTGACATCAGCTTCTATCCACTTATTCAGTGGCAACATCCGAGAGCCTTGAGTTCCATGAAAGATGCTATGTGGGGCATCTTTCTTGACTTCGAATACACGGTAGTAACGTTTGGTCTTCATAAAACGATTTCTTTCCATACAAATACAAACTTCGAATCTTTACTTTTTGCAACGATTGAAACACATTTGTTGCATATCCAGACGGACGAAGTTTTTGTCTTAAGTTTAACTATTGTCATTAACCTACAATGTTTTATAGGATTCTTACAAAAATGACAAATATTAATTCCCATGTCTATACCGTCATATTTTTCCATGCAAATCCAGTATGTCCTAGTTTAAAAGCACAGATTTTGCATGCGAAAAAAATGCCTCCAGATTCTTCATCGCGCAGGAGACTATAATCTTTATTGTAGCTACTATAGGATTTATAAGTAATCTGGAATCCGCAATATCTGCAATAGTCTTTAATTTTTACACGGTTATATTTTGCCAATTGAATTCGCCAGCCTCAAACCTTTTGGTTTCGAGAGTACAGTCCATACATATCCATGTTTTAGGAGGAGAAACGCAGGTATATAATTCTAGCTCTGTTACATAACCACATTTGCAACAAACAAACAAGATTTTGTACGTCGAACTCATTTAGGTTCTGATACGTATACACCTGTACGACAGAAGGGACATTTATATGTTGTAATGTTATTGTCGTATTCTTCGATACAGGTTTCCATATCTTCGGCTACGAAGATGTTCCCGCCGTTGGGACCGTTATGCTCGCCAGATTCGCTTATAAGTTCCAACTCCATATCACAGTTAGGACATTTCATTTTATATCTCCAAATACCCACAAGAGGATTCGAACCTCTAACCTACGCTTTCTTGTTAACCCTGTTTCCGTTCTAACGGAGGATGAACAAGAAGAGCGTTGCTCTATCCAGTTGAGCTATGCGGGTATATTTTTTGAAGCAATATTTTTGCGACATGCTTCAACAGTTGCTTCTTCTATTAACTCACCTTCACGTAGACCTTTCTTATCAAAACTAGTAAATGCGAATTCTTCGTTGAAACAACAATTGCCTTCTCTCCACCAACATCTTCGACATTTATAAGGAGTTGACATATAACACGGACGGTAGGATTCGAACCTACAATGGGTCAAGCCCGGCGATTTAGAAGACCGCTCCAATATCCAATTCTGGTCACGCCCGCATGTTTTCCAATTAAAATTAAGCTTTGCATTTTCTCATATATTCTGCAAAATTCATCCTACACTTCTCTTCAACCATAAATTCTGCAAGCATTTTCCATCTTTCTTTTTCAGACATCTGCATAAAAACCTTTACAAACTCTGCTTTGTCTTTATCCATCTCTTCATCGCCACAATCAAGACAATGAGTTGGTTGTCCCATATCTTCAAAATATGTAACTTGAACCCTCTGATTACAGTTTTTACAAATGATAGTTCTTTTAATCGGATCAGGCATCTTATCTCCTTAAAGTCAGGTACTTAACATCTGCACATTCTAGCGATTCAAAATAACCTTGCCAAGCATTATTATTGCCATAGTTATCATTTTCAATATCAACGGCAATCTTTTCTGCTTTTACCAAATCAGTGAAAATGCCAACTATAGTCCAAGCACCTTCAGTACTTCCAAAAGTATCACCAGTGGAATAGCGAACAACAACCATTCCTAATTCTTTATTAACGTATTTCTCGGGATCAAAGTCAACTTCAATTTCATGAGGCCAACATCCTCGCGGAGTTCTTTTTGGATGTTCAGTTCTCAACTCTTTGAATTCTACATCTATACTATCATTATCCCTGTCCCAACTATCATTAGGATCAGCAACGTCAGTGATTTCTCTATGTTCGTCAAACAGAACAACTATAGTGTTTTTCTCTTTTTCAGTTTTCATACCGCATACTCCATAAATTCCCATGTCAAAATAGATACCCAATAATCCCTGGTATCTTCTAAGTTGAAGCCAATTATAGGTAGTCCTACAAGCCATATTAATGCAAAAGATGGTAATAACACCAACGTAATAACAACATAAATTACAAAAGCCAATATGTCTTGCAATGTATTTAACATTTAACATTTAACCATTTTTGAATAGTACCATGAGTAACACCAAATTTTTTGCCAATAGAAGTTAGTGACATAGATTTTCTCATGTTTTTTAAAACATGTTTACTAGGTCTGTTCAAAACTTTTCTTGTTCCTATAGCTTTACATTTGACAGAACAAAACTTCTGTTTTCTGTGATAAGTCTTAAATCCAGTTCCACAATATTTGCAAAGTTTTAGTTTCCTTGGAGTCCTTGGTTTTATGTCTAATCTAAATTGGCGTTTTTTTTCATCAGCCTCATCGTGTATTTCTGCATGACATCTGGCGCATAAAAGAGTGCATTTATCCACTTCTTTTTTAAGTTTTTCTAATGCTCTACAAACCTTACTTAAAGACATCTCTTTTTTTGATGGATCGTTATGGTGAAAGACAAATGCTCTTGGATATTGTATTTTATCATAACCGCATCTTTCGCATTTACCACCTTTGTATTCAATTAATCTTTGCTTTGTGCGATTTCGCCAATTCATTACATGTTCAGAAGATGTAGCCATTTGATACTCCTTATATTAACGCCTCTAGTTAATATTCGGAATATCTGTTCGGAATCCTTATGAAAATATAAAGGCCCGACTGGGACTTGAACCCAGAACCTAGCGGTTAACAGCCGCTCTGGCCAAACTGAGCTACCGAAGCACTTTAATTATATATACATATACTGCCACTCAAACGTTTCTTCAGGAAAAAGTCCCCATTTAGTCATTTCATATCCGCATACACATATTATTCTAATATGTGATGGATTAACAATTAAACGCTCATTAAAAACTATATAGGCTTCAGCCGTTTCGTGGGTACACGGGAATACTTCTGCGCTAGAAGTTCCACATCGTTTGCACTTAAAAATATCACCTATTGTGAATCTTAAATTTGGTTTATAAGGACCATCAATTATATCGTAAAATTCTACTGAAGCATTATCATAAAGGCATACTAGAGGCACATCTGTCTCCACTTAAAAGTATCTTCAGGAAGAAGAAGAAACTCTCGTTTATCCATTTTTTGTCCGCATCCTGTACAAGCAACAATCAAATCGAAAATGCCGTTTTTAAATTCGGCCTCGGCAGTTCGTCCCCATTTTACAGGTCCACCTAGATAATAAACAAAGTCATGCTGAGACGCACTACCAACATATTTTCGTATCGTTGCATCGCCTTTTTTGCAATGGTTGCAAACAAATTCATCGCCTTCATTAAAGGGCAATTTATGTAAAGTTATTTCTTTGTCATCCATATAAATTATAGCCATCCGAATACTCTTTTATAATAAACCGTATTTCCTAGCCCATTTTCTTACAGCATTATCAGATACACCAAACATTCTACCCAGTTTGACCCAACTTGTTTCTTGTTCTAATAAAAATTTCAAGTCTTTTTTCGAAGGTCTTTTTGCAACTCTTTGTGAAAATCCTGAACATTCATGAGAACAAAACTTCTGTTCGTATTTCTTAGTTTCAAATTTCTTATGACATACGATACATTTCTTTTTCAAAAACGGTTTATAGTATTTCAACAATCTTGTGTCTATTTCGTTGTTATAGTGGATTTCACCATGACAATTCGCACAAACCAGAATGCATTTATCTAATTCTTTTTTTGCTCTTTCCCAACTCCATCTTGCAACGATATAAGATGGATTTTCTTTTTTATCTTCTAAATGATGGAATACTAATGATCCTACGCATTTTTTATATCCACATATGCAGCATTTGCCGCCAAATCTCTCCACCGCTAGTTCTTTTTTTCTTCTTTGACAATTTTTAATAGATTTTACATTACCCATAGAATAACTCCTTACATAGAGTTATTCGACATTATGGGTTCGAAATCCTTGTTAAAATGTCAAAAAAGTTGAACCAATAGGAACGAAGGGAGTCGAACCCTCATAGGGCAATTGCCCACCGATTAAGAGTCGGATGCATTCCGGTCTGCCACGTTCCCAGATTTACCTTCCACTATATTATAACTGGAATCAGCAACAAATCCTGTTCTTTCCAAAATTTTCTAGCGACAAATTTCATGTCTCTTGCGTTGTCAAATGTGATGGCATGTTCTTTGTCTGTCCACGTATCGTCCTCTCCAAGAAACTTAGTCGCATCTCCTCCATAATCAGGTCCAAACTGCCGCAGAACGAATGTTTCGGGCTTGATGTATACTCGGTTATCTAATAGTCTGTCTAATGTTTTTTTGTCAAACATAGCTTTCTATATCTCCATAGGTTTCCAAAGGAACATCCAGCTTGGACAATTTTCTGGTATCTTGTACCCTACTGGATAAAACAAATCGTTTACCTTTGTTAGGTAAGTAATCCCTTTGTAAATAAATGCAATTTCGAAGTCTTCTTGGCAATTCCTACCATATTTATTAACCAACTTACTTCGTCCTAGCGACTTTACTTCGATTATAAGGCATTCTCCACCACCATAGACAATATGTTGTCCTGTTCTTGGGATCATAATTTCATTGTTTTCCAGAAGAACATTGTTGCTGTTAAACTATTAGTATAATACATAGGGATAACAGTACAATCAAGTTCATTGCCTTTAGTATCTTCTAATATTACCTTGTATTTAGAAACTTTGTTGACAATAGTAATTTTAGTTGCTATGCCAATTTGACCATCTGACCGTCGTATTATTTGTCCAATTTCAGGAATCATATTGTTATGTTGTGCCATAAAAACATTGAATTACAGGTTATATCACATTCAACAGGTATAAATAAATCGCTTGACAGCCGCTTAAATACTTGGTCGTTATATACAAAATCAAGTTCATACTGCTGTTGACAATTTCCAATTCGAATCAAATATTTACTGGTTCCTATTTTCGTTACTTTACGGATTAAACGCGGTTTTTCAAGAAACTAAATTGATTGTCCTACTCTAGGAATCATATTTTCATGGGCCTCCATATAAACGGGAGTTCTCCCCAAGGATTCGCCAGATTACTCCAAAAGTTATTGTAAGCAGTATGGTCGTTAAAACTATATCCTTTTGATATCAACAAGATGTTGATTCTGTTAAGCCATCGAATAGCAAGTTTAGCAGTCCTAAAATAGAAAGCAAAGTTATCTAATACACTAGGAACTTTACCGCTAAATATTGGAGTGTCTTCTCTTATAGGGAACAATATAAGAGAATAATCATGCTCGGCATGATGATAACTTATTTCTGTAAATTTAACAAAGTTAAATCCTATGATTCTTCCTAAACCATGAGTAGTTGTAGAGTTTCTGAATATCCTGACCACCTCCATTATGTTTTTAGGCCAATCAGTGTTTTCGATATTTAAAGAACATCCATTACTCATCAAATCTCCATATCTATCCAAACAAGCCTTGATAATCTACACACAAAACTGTAGTCAGATTTGCTGAATAGTTTACAAAAATGGTCAACCCAGACATCTGATAAAGCAGTCGTTGAAAAGTCCATTGCATATCTTATATTAGAGGGTGATCCTCTCCAAGTAATAGGCTTTTCTCTCAATGCTTCAATAACAATTCTGCATCCACTACGTTTGAGAGGTTTATTGTAATATATAAAATGCAGTATTTTACCAAAATCTTCATGTACAATAGGAAATATACCGTGTACGTCTCTTAACGTAGGCAGTTTTGTTTCAACTCTTATTGTTTGCATAACGCCACTAAACATGTTACGTTTCCATCTTCTTCCAAAAGAAATAACTATTAAACTGCCTGCTAAATATAGCTACTTTTATTCCATCTATTTTATCATCTATAATTAAATTAGAGCCATATAAATAACCGTGTATACCCAAGTCTAACATCTTTTTATTAGTTTCAATGTCTAGGCCATTGCTCATGAAACGCTTTAAAAGCAGCCAAGCCTTTGTACAGAGTTTAATCTCGTTTACAATATAACCAGAATATAGATAGAAATCGAAAAGCTTATGTATCATTCTATCTCTTTCTAGAAATGTGCAATTAACAAGTTTATCATACGATATTTGGTTCATTGTCTTCTGGATTTTTGTTCCATGCATTGACCACAGATATGGAAAATTTCATCTGGTTGGCCTTTTTTTTTGAACCTAATTCTTTTACCTTTAAATCTATTTTGAATAGGTTTTTTTGCAAACACGACACATCATTTTTCCATTTTGCATAACATACTATTTCCTTTTATCCGATCCACAACTGTTTATCCTGAATACCAGCGTAATGTTTGATAGAACCAAATATTCTTTGAGAAACATTAGTATTGTTAAGCTTTATAGAACATATACCATTAGGATATTTTACTTTTTTTCGTTTTGGTATTCTTTTTTCTACATACCCTTTTCGAAGACAGCTTTTGGGCAATTTAAGCAACTTAACCCAAAAATCTTCTACTTCAGAAAGAGATTTATCTGACAAAAGATGAGAGTGACAACACAATGATATGTTTGAATCTTGTATATCATAGCACTCTCTTAAAAATCTCATGAACAATTTAATCATATATTTGTTCGTGTTTGCAAAAATAACGGAATTTTTGTCTTTGCTTCCTTCAGCCCAATACAACATACATCCAGCTAGATGCAAATCAAAATCATGGGTTTCTTCTTTACCGTGTTCTTGAAAAGTAAGACGACGTTTTTGATTCTTTTTTCTCCAAGCGTTCCCTGCTTTTACTTTTGCATTAGAATTGTTTATCGCCGGATTTAGGTTATTCAACCTTTTTTTTATCTTCTTGGACAAATATACGTTATGTAACCATCCACTTAAAGTGCTTTTTGATATTCCGCCCAGTTTTTCTGATATCTCACTGTACGACAATCCAATTTGTTTCCTGTAGTAAATTGCTTTTTCTTTTTTTGCTGCTAGTTTCTTAGACATTACAGACTCCTATTATATGAACACAGCCTTATAATCGTGTATTCGGATTTTAGGAGTTCGCTCCTTGTAGAATAATTATTTATTAACCCCGCGCGCGAGACTCGAACTCGACTCTATCTCCTTGACAGGGAGACGTGCTAACCCTTACACTTGCGCGGGAACTATTTTATAGATTTAGCTTAAGTGGATCACAATGTCTGTTCCCATCATAAATCCATTCTTCAATCTTTGCAATTCTTTCTTCTAAAGGAAGATTCTTCAAAGCCATAAGGTATTGGGCCTTTTCAGTATTATCTCCTATCGTTATACATAAATCGCAAACATCAGGTTTTGGTTCGTCCGAAGGATAAGAAACACTTCCGGGTTTTCCACATTTTTCGCATTCTTCAATATAATCTGTCAGCATCGTTTTCTCCTTCTAATTCGCCCGTTGGGGATCGAACCCAAAACCTCCGCTTTAGGAGAGCGGTACTCATCCTGTTGAGCTTCGGGCGAGTAATTCTATTTGTCTGTCATATCGCCTTCTTGCCAATCGCTACGTAACCCATGACCTGTGGGCGGGCAAGTTGACTTCTTTTTATTTGCTTTGCGAGTTTCCCAACCCTTCTTAGCTGATGCACTACGATTCTTCTTAACTCGTTCTGCTCTTTCCTTATTGGCTTGGATCATGGCATATAGCTCTTCACCAATCATATCAGAAGAATTGTCAAGTACTCGTATAACATAGGCTTCTCCATTAGCTATTTTATTAGCTAATCGAGACATGTCATTCTTATCAATTTCTGTATCGAAACTGTAAAGAGAGTAACCTTCATAGTCAAAATATTCAATAACATCTATTATCATTGTATTCTCCAATGGGCAGACCCGGAATCGAACCGAGACCTCTGGATTTTCGATCCAATGAGACATACCACAATTACACCATCTGCCCTTGCATTTAAATGTCTGTCGTTCCTCTTGCATCTCTGTAACTGTTTTTGTTAGCAACAACAACATCTTCTGGAAGTATATCATCATAGACTTCCACAACTTCCCAACCATTCTTCCACTCACCATTTTCTTTTAATCTTAAAAACAGGTGCTTCTTGGCAAACTTCATGGGTAGCCACGCAACCATTTTAGCATCATCAAGACGTAAAGTACATTGCTTATATAAATTATTTTTAGCCATTTTTCACTTCCAATCTCAACAAGGGAATGTTGTATTAGTGTATAATATATTAATGGAGAAAAAACAATGAAAATCCTACGCAGATCAGACAAAAATTTGCTATTCATGTCTAAGAGAGATTGGGAACGCATAGGTATTAAGCACGGATGGCTTAAAAAGGAAGAAATTAATAAAAAATCCCAACAAAAAGATGAATAATGCAAATAAAATGGGCGCAGTAGGATTCGAACCTACGGACTTCCTGCGCGTCGAGCAGGCACTCTAGCCGCTGAGTTATGCGCCCTACCTTACTTTAATCGTCATTTAATCGTCGCTTGATCTGCGACCTCGCCCGCGACCTCTACGATTGGCGCGTCCTCGACCGC